AATATATATAATATATAATATAATAATAAAAAACAGACATCATCATTCAAACATTGGTGACTTAATTATATTTATTAACTTTAAATTTTATTTATCATGAAACTAAACAGAGCTTATACACAATCATTGAATGATAGCATAGAAAGAATAAAGCTATTATTTTCTGATGAAGAGAAATTTTCTAGATTTAACTTCACATCCAAACAATTTACTGAAGCTATTAAAGAAAAGCAAATTAAATATGCTCATAATTGGTTTGCTATTCTTAGAAGAGCTGATGTAATTAGAAAGGTAACTTCATTAAAAAGTCCAATATTTGGAAAATATTACTGTGTTGAACATATATCTCTTAGTTATGATAAGATAGCAGAAGAATTTGGTAAGATGTTAACTAATAGAGGTAATGATCCTTATACAGAAAAAAACTATGCAGCTAAACCAAATGGTATTACTAGAAGATATTTTGGTAGAAATAGTTCTAGTAAAACAGTTGTTGATAAAGCTAGCTTTACTAAAGAACAAACTAAATCTAATACTACATTAGATGAAGAAGCTGCAATTAAATTACTATCTTCATTAGGTTATAGTGTATTTAAATTTAGCTGGATTCATACTACACAAGTAGATAAGAATGCAGTTAAAGTAATTGGTTATTATAAATTAAACAAGGCTTAATTCTGTTTAGTTATATAATTTTGGTCCTAGTTTGGTCCCAGATAATTTATTTTATTGTTTATATAATAATATTATAAAAACATCTGGGACTAACTTTTAAATTTATTTTTAATATATGTTTTTACAAACACATGTGAAAGTTGTTTTATATGATACAGAAATTACATATAAAGGTTGTTTTATATAGCTTGTAAAGACATATAAAGAATGGTATTATATAAAGAATTAGACATATATTAAATCATTACATATAAAGTACACTACATATATGAAATAGAATATTTATGTTTAATTTTTTGTTGATTGTTATTGATGATAAATTTTATTTGAGAATATTATTTTGAGATTATTGATAATTTTTGGCTCCTTCAACATAAATGTTTCAGGAGCTTATTCTGTATTAAAAGGTACAGGTCTAATTTTATCTTATATATAGAATTAGACAGGTACCTGTTATAATATTATATTTAAATAAAATACAGACATCTTCTACCAATATTTGGTGATCATGATTTAGATCATTAATATATTAGTTTATGATTAAAGAAAATTCTCAAATCTCCCTGACTATGGAATTAGAAGGGAGTGTTCTTCTAAGGAAGGATATTAAAACTAAAACTGTTTCTCTACTTAAATCTTTTAGAGATAAGAAAACTGGTGAGATTAAACCTGTTCTTGATAAACATGGTAAAAAACAATATATTACTAGTGAAGTAGTATATGAAGAACCTGTTTATGGTAAAGCTATTAAACATACTGTTTTACCTTATACTTTTATTGTTAATGCTTTAGAATCTCCTTTACAGGGATATAAAGTTAAACATTGGGCTAATTTACCTGAGAAAGAGAGAATTAGATTACATATTGAGCATCTTTGTCTCTCTCAATCCTCCAAACTCATCACCTATTCAATCTTAGAATAAAGATAGCTAAAACCTTATTCTCTGTTTTTGTCATTTTTATATTGGTTTATTCTAGAAACCCTAAAAGGGTGTATTGAGTATCACTCACTCAAAAAACTTTGTGGTATAAGTTCTTAATTTTAAGTTTAAAATACCACATTTTACCTTAAAACTTATTATCTCTTATATATTATTAACCTATTTAAATTTAAAAATTATGTCAAAGAAGAAAGCTGGGGTTATTATTGTGCCCTTTGATGAAGAAAATGGTTTAGATTTTGGTGAAAGTAACAATCCTAATTTTATAAGAATTAGAATTGAGAGTAAAGCTATCATTAGTAGAGGAGCAGCTTTATTTAAGCAAAACAGGATCATTAGAATGACCATTGACAAAGAGATCATGGAGATGTTTGATCTCAAAGTTGGTACAAATCTTGCAACAGTATGGCCTAATTGTAGAATCTCAGTGAGAGAGCAAGTAGGTGAACCATTTTGGAAAACTGAAGATAAAGTTCAGCAACCTAAAATGACACCTGCAAATGAAGAGAAGGGAACACCTGCAAAGATTCATTTACATCAAGGATTACCTATTTACAGAAACTTATATTTCTGTATGAATGAGAATGATCCTAACTATGAAGATCTCTTAGTTGAGACCACAGAAATGGTAGATGAAGATGACTTTGTAGCACAAGAAATACATGAAGAAGATATTGAGCAAGACAATGCTTAATCTTAACCAAGGAATAGTCTGAAATATGGCTATTCCATTTTTTCTTGTTTTTCCTAAACATCTAGGGAATAATATTTCAATTTATCTTCAACATCTACATAATTTTTAAAACTTTAATCCATATGATAACCTCAATAAAAAAGAAATTCTTTAAAGCAAAATATCCATTTTTTGTACAAAAAACCTCATTAAACAGTCTCAATGACACTGGAAAAGGTAGAATTTTACTATGTCTTTCTGAACAGAAATCTGTTTTAATTCAAAATGGGGAAGGTGATAATTATAAAATTGGAGAAGAACTAATGCTTTATCCAAATATTTATTCAATCATAGATGAAATAACATTCACAACAGAATATATTAAATCATGAAAACAACAATAGAACAAAATCCAAGAGTTCCTGAGCATCCATATTTTATTATCAAAGACAAATTAAATGGTGCAGATGATTGGGGAATTGGAAGAATTATATGGTATCCTTTTCCTGGAACAAACATATTATTTAAAAAAGGAAAAGGTGATGAATACTTAGGAAAATTTGTTGGGGATAAAATAGATATTGACTATTCTTGTTATCAAGTAATAGACAAATTAATTCTAGAAACAGAATATGTCAACCAATAGATTACCTATTTAAAGACTTATATTCTAACATTAAATATTCTATAAATGAAAAAAGACAATAGAAGTTTAGAAGAAAAATTCATATGTGGCATAATATGTTTTATTATTCTATTAATTTTAAGTTTTATACTAGATCCCATGCCATACATCAATTTATTCAAATAATATAAGAATTATGTCTAAAACTATCTATGAAATACTAGAAGAGATATCTGTAAATTCTAAATCTACTTGCACATATTACAGTCCATGTTTAGGTGAATGTACAGTAGGATTAATTAAAAATAGAAAAAAGATTCTTATTCATAAAATAGGAGAGCCAAGTGTATCTTTAGAACTAAATGAGAATGGTCAACTTTATAAAGAGGGAGAAGTAATGTTATTTCCTAATAAAGAAAAAGATAAAACTTGGAACACTCTCTATAAAGAATTCTTACAAAGCAAATATAGTTTTAAACATCTCATGATGGTATCTCATAATGGAAGTGACTGGTCTCTAAGAAGATATTTTAGTGGAGATCAATGCTATGATTCAGAAATGAACAGAGACTATTATGAATATATAGTACCTATAGAAGATTTCAATTTTAAAACATATAATTTATCTGAAAATGTTAAACTATCAATAAGTTCCTATGTCTAAAACAATATAAGAAATATTAAAAGAAACTAATCCATCCTATATGGATGTATATTATAGTAAAATATGAATATACTTATAGAGATTCTATATTAGTAAAAACAGATACTATTATTCAATGGAAAGATAAATAATCAAAAATATGAAACCTTTCAATCTAGAAGAAGCTAAGGCAGGTAAACCTGTATGTAATAGAGATGGAAATGATGTAAGAATTATTTGCTTTGATAAAAGAAGTTACAGAAATTACCCAATTGTTGCCCTACATACAGAAGGAGATATAGAAGAAATGTTTTTACATAATATTAATGGAAAACACCAAAACTTTTCTAGATTTGATTTATTCATGAAATCAGAAAAGAAAGAAGGATGGGTAAATATTTATAAAGATAGTAATGGGGCATACAAAAACAGTATTATTATACATTCATCTAAAGAAGATGCAATTAAAGAGAGATGTCTTATAGATGACTGCATTGACACTGTAAAAATAGAATGGGAGGAATAATATGTTAAAAGTAAATTGTACTACTAAGATAGTAAAATCCTTAGATGAGATTTCTCCATTCCTATTATTAGTTTCTGAAACAACTAATGAACATATATCACAAGGAGATATCCTTATGATTGTTAGTGTTAGCTGTATAGATTTAAAACTCATTAACTTCACCAAGCAAATGTATATTGAACTTACTGAAAAAGAAAGTAGGTATATTTTTGCTAGTTACTATGAAGAGAAATTAACTTTAGAAAATAATTATGATTAAATGTACAGTACATAAATTATTTGCATCTAAAACACTATATCTAGAGGATTCTAATAAGAAAACTATTGCTTCTACTATTAAAGACAGTCTATATCTTTATAAAATACCTACTAAACTAGCAGAAATCTTAGAAGATGATGATATAGTTTATTTAGATATAGATGAAAATTATGAACTTCAAAATATAGTTCTTCCTATAAAGAATTCTTCTGAAGTAAAAGCTTCTATATATAAAACAGAATACTTTGAAATTAACTGGTTAAATACCAAGATAGAAGATCTAAGTAGTACAGTTGATAAAAAAGAAAAAGCTATAATAAGAGTACTTAATATAATTGAAAACAAGTTTAAAACTTTACATTTATGGAGCACAATAAATACATTGTGGATGATAGTATTGACAATAGTTATATTGAACCTCATATGAGGCCAGATATTGGACCTGATCCAGCTAAACCATCTACTGGAGGTATAATAGGTATTATTTTTCTATTATTACTTCTTTTAATATATGTCATAGGTATTTGATAATTTACACACATAAAGAACTAAAGAAAAAGAAACTTTAAAATTATTTATTATGAAAAAAGAAGCTTATTTAAAAATGATGGATTTTAGTAATCCAAAACCAGGTTTTAATTATTGTTTAGGATGGAAAGAAGCTCCTATTATTGAAGATAAAAAGGGAGACTATGGTTTTGTGGAAGTTTCTACAGAAGAAATTAAAAGAAGGCTTAAAAATAAATAATATTATGCTAATATTATTTAACAAAAATAAATTACTAAAACTAAATCATAGGGAGGAAAGAATAGGATCCAATGATTGGATATATTTTCCTCTCTATCAATTTATGATTTGGAAAGGTAATTTTACTAAAAAAGATACAAACTATCTTTATATGCAGAGATATGATGAACTATATAAAGAGTATCAGATATATTCAAAACCTGTAGTATCTTTTTCTAAGAAATATTTAGGATTTGGTGAAGATAAGCATTTTAAGTTCTCTATTACTTTTCCAAAAATTCCAGTAAAAGATATTTTATGTTTAAAAGCATGTGAAGTTCTAAAGTCTAGTTTAAACAGTTATATTCAAGATAAAGAGGGAAGACTTACTATTTTTAGAGTTGAATATAGATGTAGATATGATGATTGTTCTTTAGATATTTTTGATTTAGCTGAATATAGACAAATCCATCTTGAAAAAGACCTTGGAGAAAAACTTAAAAGAGATTATTTTTCTTATTATACTAACATAGCTAGTTATGTACAAAGTAGAATAGAAGAAATTCTTGAAGAGAAAGAAATAGATCCTTTAGTTATTATAATTTCATAAAATGTTAGCATTATATGTTTTAAATCTTAAAGAATTCTTTAGCCCTAAAAGAAAGAAGAACCCATTATTTATGTAAAAATATGTTTGGATTAAAAGATTTATTAGAAGGTAAACACTACATAGTAGAAAGAAAAACTACTGGAGAACAATTAGAAATTATTGTTTTAAAAAAAGTTGTTACATTATTTTCAAAATCTAATACTGCCCAAATTTATTGGATAAATGATGATTCTAAATGTTGGGTTAACAGTAGTAATTTTGATAGAATGTATGAAATACTATATGAAATAAAAGAAAGTTAATATAAGAAAGAGAGTTAAAGTAAAATGACTATAGAAGAATTCTTAAAGAAAGATTTTCCTAGTGTAGATAGAGAAAGTATTTTATTTCTTCTTAAAGGGAATGTCTGTATAACTGGGATGGGACCTTATTTAGTTGTTGAGAAAACTTATAATGACCATCTATTATTACCAGGAATAGCAAGAAGTTTTGATAAAGAAGATTTATTAAAATTTTTAGATTATGAATATGGTTTTGTTCCCAAAACTGTTTATTTATTAAACTCTATTATAAAAGAATTTGAGGAGGAATTATTATGACTTATGAAGAATTTAAAAAATTAGATTTTGATAATCTAAAAGAGCAAACTTTCACTTGTATATGTGAAAGACCTGATAAAACAAAATTTATAGCTCCTATAAATTGGGATGGCAGTAGCTTTTCTATAATAGGAAGTGACTATTCTTATTATCTTGAAAATGAAGTTTTAAAAGTTTTAGAAGAAGATTTTGATTGGGATACAAGAGAAACCATAAAAATAAAAGTTTTAAAAGTGATTCCTGAACAAGCTATAATAGAAGAATATTTAGAAAACTAATGTTTAATGCCACATAATCTTATTTTAGTTACCTTATTGAGTGGAGATATGAAGGGTAGAAATGGTAACAAGGCAACAAGCATGGAAATATGGTAAAGAATGGGAAGATGTTATGATGAAAATCCATCAAGACTATTTTAAAGGAGAAATTAAAAAAGCATCAAGAAAAGAAGATGTGTTTAATCATATAGATTTTTGGTGGAGAAAAGATTCTGATAGTCCTTGGATTAGTTATGACATCAAAGCATTAAAAAGAGCTAGAAGATCAACAGGTCCTTTAGATGGAACTATACATTGGATTGAAGTTTTAAATGTAAGAGGTAATCCTGGATGGATATATGGCAAAGAAGACTTTGTAATATTTGCAACAGAAGAAACAGCTATATATGTACAAACAAATAAATTACCTCCTTATATAGAATCTAAAATTAAAGGTAAAGAACTAGTATATGATACTCCTTATGACTTTTATATTCCTTATAGAAGAAATGGGTCTAGAGATATAATAGTTAAAGTTCCTACAAGTGATCTTAGAAAACTAGCAGATTTTGAAATTAAATTAAAAATTTAACTTACTGTGTAGGAGGATATAGTGATGGAGATAACCTTTAAAAATAAAAAGAATAAACTTATAACATTATCTTATGATGCAACAGGTGGAAGATTGTTTCTGCCTGATGATAAAGTGTCAGGAACTGACTTGTATAAATTAATCTGGAATGATCCTTGTAGAAGTAAAATTATATTAACAGATACATTCTTAAATTGGCTTACAGATAAAGACTTTTTAGGTAACAGATGGAGAGGTTATTATTCTGTATTTCCTGATATAAAACAAGGACAAGAAATAAACTTAATAAAGGAACTTCTTCAGAAAGCAAGAGAAAATGATATTAGTGTATTTATTACTAAAGAATCTCAAGCTGTACTAGATCTTGCAGACTTTTTAAGTAATATAGATGAAAAAACATATATTATATATAACAAAGATAATCCTAAAATAAATTTGCCTTTAAAAGCTTTTAAAAGAATGAAATTTTTAGGAAAAGAAGTGATTGAAATAGAATGTGTGGGAGATACCTGGATAGAAAATGCTTTAAAATTAGCAAATGTACTTATATGTAATCATATAAGATCTAATAATTATGGTATTATCCCTATTAATGAAGAAATTGTTGAATTTTATTCTGAGATAAAACATGAAAGTTGAAGATATTTTAGGAAAGAAATGTTGTGTATATGTTAGAGATTTAGTAGATGTATACAACATAGACCAAGAAAAAGATCCATCAATGTTAACTAAAATAGTTGGACATCTATATTTAAAAGATAATAGATTTATATTTTATTTTAACTGGATAAAAGAATTAGATAAAAAAGAGATAGTATATTGCTTTACTAGAAGCACAACTAAAAAATTTCCTCATGGTTATGATTCTTTTATAGAACTTCCTGGATGGAGAGTTGCTAGTTATGTAGCTTTTCTTGAAAATGAAAAAGTGTTTTCTATTACAGCAGAAGAACTTAAAGAAATTTTAAATTTACCTAATGACACTTTAATACAAGTTAGTACAGATGCTTGTTTAGGGAGTATGGGTTATACAAATGGAAAAACCATTTTAAATTTATTTAAACCTATATCTAAAAGAATAATAAATATTTAAATTATGCATCCAATAAAAAAGATTTATTTACAAGAATTTATCATAGAAGTAATAGTTAATATCATTTTTTCTATTATTTTAGGATCTCTATTATTTTCAGCAATATATTTTCAAGGAAAGATTACAGAAGGATATGAAATTGTAGCTTTTATAGTTGCAGTATTAATATTCTTAGTGGTTTCTCTTCCTAAAGTTATTTCAGACTTTATAAAAGATTGGAAAGAATTAAAGAAAAAGTATAATAACTAAAATAGATATTATGGCTAAAAAGAAGAATGATTATTTTGAAAATTATCAATCTAAAGAAAAGATTAATAATTACAAAGTAAAGAAATTTAGAAGATCTTATAACACAAAGAAAAAATGATGGAAGAACTAATTAAAAAATTATCTGACTACATAAAAGAAGTAGGGCAAGATAAAGCTTATATCACTTATACAGAAGGTGGTTTAACTGTATCTCATGGTATTTTATTCATGGAAGATGATAAAATTTATGTCATTTCTAATGATCATAGATTTAATGGATCTGCTCCTAATCTTTTTGAATGGACTAAATATGGAAATTATGGTTGGTGTATTGCTAAAAGGGAAAATTATTTAAAGAGAATACTTATTGAAAGAGAACAAAAAATAATCACTAAAGAAGAAATATGTGAATTATTGGGACTTGATTCAAAAAATATTTTAATTATTAAGAGTAAAATTAACACTGTAGTTATTTAATATGAAAAGACCTTTAGGATTTAACAATGGAGATTTTAGATTCTTTAAAACTCCTCAATCTAACATTTATTCTACTAACTGGGATGAAGTTAGACATTTTAATTCTGTAGAAGAAGCTTTAAATTATTGGGAACATTCTAATTATTTAGAGATGTATCAAGTAGCAGAAATAGGAAATCAGATACATATCATTCCTTATGAATATTAAAATTGAAAGAAATCATTCTTATTACATAATTTTTAATATAGATAAGGAAATAGAAATTCAAGAATATTTATTTTCACTTGATTATGGTATTGGTTGGGGAAGTTATCTTGGTAAAGAAATCAATACATATTATTCAAATTTAAGAAAACAATGTGAATGTAAATCTTCTAAATATGTTGGAGTATTTGTAATAAGAAACAGAGAATTATATTGGATAGGAAAATTATTTACATTAAAAGAGGCAATAGAAGATTCTAAGAAAGAAGTTTATCATAACTGTACTATTATAAACTGTACTTTCCAAGAAGAAATAACTTTATTCACCATAACTACTTATATCTGTGACAAGAAAAATAATATTTTTTATCTTAAAGAAGTTAAGATGTTGGAGAATTCTAAGAATGTTAGCTTATCATTGGATATTGGAGATAGAATATTTAGGAACTTTGAAGAAATTAACAAAGAATTCTATATATGCTGAAAAACTTCAACATAGAATGTTTATTTTAGATACACTTATTACAAGTATAATGTATATCACTTATCAAGCTTCTTTAAAAAAAAGCATTACATATGAATTACAAGAAATTCATGATAAATTCTGGAAGTATGATAAGGATACATATGATTTCTCTAATATAGAAACTACTGTTTGGAGAATACCTTATCATTATGAGCTTTTGTTTTATGGAGATTATCTTTCAATAAAAAGAATAAGAGATTTAATAAAACATAAAACTAAAATAACAATAAGGAATGTAAATACTGTTTATGATCTGAAAAGTTTTATACTAGCAATTCCTTTTTCTTGTCTTTCTATTTGTAAACCTAAATTTCATATAGTTTCTACCATGGATAACAAACTTTATATCTTTAAAAGATATACATTCTTATTTACTATCATAAAGAATATAGATAAAGTTTATGGATATAAGTTAGTATTTAATTTTTATTTAAAGAAAAATTATTATGAAGAATAAGATTCTAATCTTTTTTAGTGCCAATGTTTATCCTAAAGGAGGAATGAAAGATTTAATTGGGGAAGCAGATTCTCTAGAAGAAGCTGAAAGTATAATTATTAAGTTGCTGTCTAAGAATGATGATCCAGGTGGCTTAGTTTGTTGGTGGCAACTAGTGAATAAAGAAAATTTAAAAATTATTAAATGTTCAGAAGATGAATAGTTACTGGTTACTTTATTTTATTGAACAAGCAGACAACTTTATTGCTTTGTTAAGTATAATACTAATTATTGTGTCTATACTTTTTATTGTGTTCTTAATAGTTGCTTCTATAGCAAGAGATGAAAAAGAAAAAGAACTTGCTAAAAAGCATCTTAAAAAGATAACACCAATATTGGCAGTACTAATATTGTCTGTAACATTGCTTCCTTCTACAAAGTCTTGTTATAGAATAATAGGATTAGGAACTGTTATAGAATATAGCAAAACAAATGAAAAAGTAAAAGAGTTGCCTGAAAACTTCATTAAAGCAGTAAATAATTATTTAGAAAAAAGTCAAAGTGAATGAGCTTCTATTATATGTAAATGTTGTGCTTGCTATAATTAGGCACTGTACTAGAATATATAAAGAACAGTGATGAAGCAAAACAGCTTCCAGATAATGCTTTAAAAGCTATTAATTATTATTTAAAAGAAATACCTAAAGAAGATGCTAATAAAGATAGAAAGTAAGCCAGTTAAAATTGGTAGGATTAAAACTGAAGTGTTAAACACTCAACTTATTTATTATATAGAAGATATAGTAGATACTGGAACAAACTATAGGTTAGCCATAATATATGGAACTCCTAATAGTAAAATATTTATTTCTGACTATAATGAAGATCATTTAAAGAAAATTAGAGATACTCTATGTGATGCTAAAATAGAAAGAACTGTAAAAGAAGCTAATTCTTTAGTAGAACATATAGATAAAGCAGAAGCAAGAGCATTGCAATTATCTCTAGCTTTAACAGAAAAATAATAATTTATTTAACATTAAAAGTGCATATTTATGGAGAGAAAAACTTAAAATCAAACAATCTTAAAATGTGAAGAAGATATGAAGGGTTATGGAAAAGACATTTTTAATGTAAGAGTAGTAGTAAGATTAGGTAAAGAAAATGCAAAGAAAATTGCTGAGTTATTACAAGTAAAAACATTAGAAGACAAAGTATGGGGTCTGACTGAATTAATTAATCTAAAACTTCCTCCAAAGACAACTATTTTTCTAGTAAGTGAAATTATTAGAAGAAAATATGAAAGGAGAATTGCTATTGCTAATAAGATCTTGAAAGAATTAGAGAAGGAGGATTAATATGGAATTGAGACTGGAGAGGTTGGTAGAAGCAGGAGTAACAGTCAATCAATTTATGTTATTAGCTACAGTAGAATCTAACTTAATTCCTGAATGTGTGGAAAGAAGTTTTGATGATTTACTAAAGCTACAAGAGAACTTATTCATAAAGATACTTGATAGTAAAATAGTATTAAGAACTAAAGGACAGAAATTAATCTCTACTAGAAATAGTCCTATTAAATCAGATGAAATTATTTCTCTTGCTAAAGAAATGATTGAAATGTTTCCTAAAGGAGCAAAACCTGGAACTATTTATAGATGGAGAGGAACACTAGCTAATGTAGTAGTTAAGTTAAAAAGATTTATGTCTAAATATCCTCAATATACAAGAGAGGAGATATTAAATGCTACTAAACACTATGTAGATTCTTTTAGATATGGAGATATGCAGTATATGCAGTTACTAGTATATTTTATTGAAAAAAATGAAATATCTAGACTAGCTGAGGAGATTGAAACAATTAAAGAAGGTAATGTTGTTGAACATAGAATTAGAGAAACTAGTATATGACAGATAATATTTTTAAAAGAGCTGTAGAAGATGGATTAAAAGGCTTAAATCAAGGTTTAAATATAGGTTTACCTAGATTAAATGCTTATATTCATGGAGTTCAAAAGAAATATTATTATGTAATAGGTGGTGGACCTAAATCAGGTAAAACAGCATTCTTAGATAATTGTTTTATTCTACAACCATATATTAATGATATTTTACCAAAGAATGAACCTGTTGAATATCACTATTTTTCAATGGAGATTGATTTGGTAGAAAAAATTGCTAAATGGGTAGCATACTTCATGGATATTAAATATGGAATTTATTGTGATTCTAACTATATCTTAGGAAGATGTAAAGATAAATTAACACCAGAACATCTAAAACTAGTAAATGAAATTTATGATACAGATATTGTGAGATTATTTGGAGATTTAGATGAAAATGGTATTCCTAAGAAAGATTCTCCTAAACTAATTACATTTTATCAAGATAAAGAAACTCCAAGCAGTATATTTAATATGATGTTTGAAGTTGCTGAGAGAAATGGTAAAGTGTTAAGAGAAAATATAGTAGAAAGAGATGAATTCAATAATAAGATCACTAAACAAAGGATTGTAGGATATATTCCTAATGATCCTAAGAAAAAGATTATATGTATTGTTGATCATGTAGCATTATGTAAAAGAAATCCTGGATTATCAGAAAAAGAGAATATAGATAAATTATCTGAAGGTTTTGTTTTTCTTAGAAATCTATTTGGAATGACTATAATAGTCTTATCACAGTTTAATAGAGAGCTTGAAAACATAGATAGATTAAAAGTATCCAAAGATAATTTAGCTCCAACAAGAGCTGATTTTAAAGGTACTGGTAATTTATCAGAAGATGCTAATCTTGTAATTGGTTTATTAAATCCTAATGTCTATCCAAATTTAGATTCTCATCTTGGATATTCCTTAAAAGATTGGGGAAATAGTTATAGAAGTGTACATATAGTTGCTTCTAGAAATATTGAAGGAGATAGTAATATTTCTGTTCTATTAGAAGGAAAAACTGGTAGAATAAAAGAATTGCCTAAAAAAGATGATTATATAGGCTTAGAAAAAATGAGAAATTATAAATTAGAAAAAGGATTATGATAGAATTACCAAAAAAGATTATTACTAAAGCAGTTATTGAACCAAGAAGATTTTTGTTTTATAGTTTACCAAAAGCTGGAAAAACAACAATTTTTTCTCAGTTACCTAATAGTCTTATTATTGATACTGAGGATGGAAGTGATTTTGTTGATGCTGTTAAAATTAAAGTAGATACACATTTACCTTTAGAAAAACAGTATGAACAGTTTATGGAAATTCTTAGAGCTATATGGAAAGAAGGATATGATAAAGAAAAAGGTATCTATACTCCTCCATATGAGACACTAATTATAGATACAACTACTAGATTAGATGAATGGTCTGAGATTATTGGAACTTTAGAATATATGGATAAACCTCAAGGTAAATCATATAATAGAGATGAGAAAGATAAGAAAACTAAATTATCTCCATCAGACCCTAGATTTGAGAAAGTAACAGCTTTACCTCAAGGATATGGATATATGCATTCTAGAGATGTAATGATGAGATTATATGATAATATCTGTAGGCTAAGTCCTAAAACTATATTTTGTTGTCATGTTAAGGATAAATATGTTGCTCAAAATTTATCAGAAGAAGTATATACTAGAGAAATTGCTTTAACAGGTAAAGTAAAAGATATTTATGCATCTAAAGTTGATGCTATAGCTTATGCTTTTAGAGATGGTAATAAACTAAATCTATCTTTTTCTGGTGCTGAAGGCAGTAGATGTCCTTATCTTAGTGGTCAAACAATAACTATTTCTGAGTCAGATGAAAATGGAGAGGTTAGAACTTATTGGGATAGAGTATATCCTAGTTTGAAGAAATAGATTATGAAAGCAAGAGGAACTTCTAATTTAAATTTTGATGTAAATGATACTTTACATTTAGTAGACAATAATGGAAATGTATATGTTGCTAATGTAGAAAGAGCATTGCCTTTAACTGTAAGAGTGCTTCATCTTTATAAGATATATGATATAGAAAAATGTAAAGAACATTCTTTTAAAGATTGGAAATTCAACTATGCAACTATAAAAGGTGACTTATATAAATATTCTAGAAAATTTTGTACAGTAGAACAAGATAAATGTTATAACTTGCCTGAAGAAGAATTAATTATATATAGAAATCATCTTCAAAGCTTTAAAACTTGTATTAAATTATTAATTGATAAAAATAAATAATTATGTTGATTGGAGAAAGAAAAGAAAGTAGAGGATTTTTTCCTTTAGTGGGGGTAGCAACTGTGGAAGTAATAGCAATCAACCCAGATCAGAAAACATTACAAAAAATTATTGGCAAAGAAGTAGAACCTCCTATTTATGTTAGAACTCAGCAATTTCCAGATGGAGAAAAAGATACTGTAGATATTGTATTCTGGCTTAAAATAAAAGATGCAGTAGCTAGAGAAAGAGTTGTTAGACTTCAACAAACTATTGTAAAATCTTCTTGGACAAGTAAAACTTCAGGAAAAGTACAAGTATTAAATATCTTTGGACATTCTACATGGATTACACCTGCAGAATTAAAAGCTAAAGACACTTCTGCATATCCTTGGTTTAGACCAGAAGGACTAAGATTAGCTTATAGAGGAGAAGCTAGTGTTGTAGAAACTATTTCTAATTGGTTTAATCTACCACAACCTGGAAAAGTAGAAAAAGATCTTACTCAAGCTTATTGTCAAATAGAAGATGTGCCTGCCTTATTTAAAGGAAACTTTAAAGAACTACATCAACTAGTAAAATTAGCTGAAGGTAAAGAACAAACTTTTAAAGTGTTGTGTGGAGTAAGAGAAGGTAAAGATGGTAAAATGTTTCAAACTGTTTATAACAGATCTACTTTAAGAAATTGGATTACAGACTATAGTAAATTGGCTTCTGATATTTCAGATATATCTAATGCTTTCTATGGAGAAAATCCATTTGAATTAAAAGAATATAAAATTGACACAACAGAACCAGCTAAACCACAAGAAGTAGAAGAAAAGAAAGGAGAAGATCCTTATGATGATGACCTTCCATTTTAATTAAGATATGTTAATTGGTAAACCTCTAACAACAGGAAATAAAGATGAATTAAAGTTATTATTTTATTTCTTAGGAGAATTACCAGTAAACCAATTAATCAACAGTCCTCTAAGGGAAGATAATCATCCTTCATTTTATATCTATTATAATCCTGATGGTAAAATCTATTATAAAGATTTTGCTAGTGGAGAATATGGAGATATAGTTTCATTAATTCAATCTTTTTTGCAATTACCTACATTAGCAGATGCTTCAGAATTAATTTCTAAAACAGATGTAAAATGTAAATCTAATATAGCTTGTCATAGAATTAATTGCACACCAAAAGAGAAAGAATATGAAATTAAAATAAGAATAAGAGATCTTAACTTAGAGGATATTGAATATTGGGAAACTTATGGAGTAGATCATAAAAGATTAACAGAGTTTGGGGTTTATCCAATTTCACATTATTATTTAATTGATGGAGAATATAATCAATTATTTAGCACAAAAAACTATTGTTATGCATATACAGAATATTATTCAAAATTTTATTATAAAATATACAGACCTTATAGTAAAAGTGCTAAATGGACTTCTAATATTCCTTTCAGTATTTGGGATTTGTATAATTATCTTCCTATTTCTGGAGATGTTGTAATTATTACCAAGAGTAGAAAAGATTCTATGTGTATTATGTCTAATAGTAGTTATCCTTCTGTTAACATGCAAAGTGAAACTGGAAATCCTTCTAAAGAAAAAATCAATGATCTAAAGAAAAGATTTAAAAATGTTTTTATATGGTATGATAATGACTTTAACAAATCTCATAACTGGGGAAGAATGTATGCAACTGAGATTGCAAAGACTCATGACTTGATTCAAGTAGAAATACCTGATGGTTTTGAATCTAAAGATATCTCAGACTTCCATAGAGACTTTGGAAAAACTGTTACTAAAGAATTAATTAAAGAACTTATAGAAAATGGAAAACAAGTATAAAGTAGCTGTATATGGCTCTTTAAGAAAAGGTCTGTATAATCATTATTTAATGTCTCATTCAGACTTTATTAAAACTGTTAGTGTAGAAGTTCCTTTTAAAATGATTTCTATGTCAGATAGATTTCCTGCACTAATACCTACAAAAGAAAATAATCTAGTAGTATTTGAACTATATAAAGTAAATGACAAGACAGCAAGAAATTTAGATATCTTAGAAGGATATCCTGATTTCTATTCTAAAAAATATATTAAAATTGAAGATGAAGACTATCTAGTTTATTATTTATCTCCTCTAAAAATTACAAATGAAGAGGAAGTTGTAGAAAGTGGAGATTGGACAGAATTTAAACATAAAAAATTAACAACAAATAAAGAATCATGAGTTTATTTACATCTCTTATTGGAGTTTCTAATAAAGAAACTAATTATTATTATACCTCAAGTCCTTGTTGGGGAGCATTTAATTCTTCTCTTAATGCTAAGTTGCAAACAGAAGGAGAAAAATATCAATTTGTTAAAGTAGGAATTTTTACAGATGGATCTAAATTGTGTCTTACTAATAACACTTTCACTCCTAAGAAAGATATTGAAAAATATCTTAATTATATAGGTGAAATTATGGAATGTCCATTAGTAAAGTTTGAAGATTATCATACTAATTATAATTATCTATGTGCTGTTGCAGATTCTCCAGGTAGATTAGGAAAAATAAACAGATCTTTAGAAAAATATGATGAAATGTATCCAAAAAATACATTAGATGGATATCAAGCCACTTTTGATATTAGTAAGCCTATAGAACTACCTTCTGAAGCAAGACAGTTATTTTTTAAGCATTTTGGACCATTAGTAAGAATGAGCTATGAAAACACATATAATCCTATTCTAAATAGTGTGTTATCATATGAAAAAACTAAACCTTTTCTCTTTAAACATTTTACTTTTTATGAACTTTTATATCTAGAAGCAGCTAAAAGAAGACTTACAGGACAAGGTCATAGTGCTTGGCCTAATAATTGTGAACTTCCAAATGTTAAAAAATTTCTAGAAAAAATAAGAAGTAAATCTGTACCTTCTAGTATGTTTAATTGTTTTTCTACAATTAAAGATGTAGAATTGTCTTCTGTGATATTAAAAATTGTAGATATAAAAGAAGAAAATGATTTATTAGAAAAATTTTTAAAACTAAACACATCTAAGAAATGAATATTTATGTAGCTGGAGATTATGGAGTAGGATATGCTTACTGGTTATTAGATTTCTACAAAGAGGCTATTATTACTAGAGACATTTTAGAAGCTGATTTAATAATGTTTACTGGTGGAGCAGATATTAGTCCTTCAATATATGGAGAGAAAATCTCTAGAACATATTGGGGAAATGAACATAGAGATGAAGTTGAAATTGAAGTCTTTAAGAAAGCAGTAGAATTAGATATTCCAATGATAGGAATATGTAGAGGACTACAATTAATTTGTGGTCTATGTGGTGGTAGAGTTATTCAAGATGTATCTAATCATGCAGGATGCTCTCATAATATTACTTTTAAAGATGGATTTCAATGTGTTACTACTTCTTTACATCATCAAATGGTATATCCTTTTGAATTACCAAAAGAAAATTATAGTATTGAAGCATGGAGCACTGAAAGAAGATCTACCAAGTATATTAATGGAGAAGATGAACAATATTCACAAATCCCTCCAGTAGAGCCTGAAGTAGTATTATTTTTTAAGGATAAACATAACAATCCTGTAAAATGTTTAGGAATCCAAGGACATCCTGAAATGATGAAAATTGGAGAATTTCATAAAAGATTAATTCAACTTATTGACAATAACTTATTAAATAAATAAATATGGAAAAAGTAGTAATTTTGTGTGGATTAGGTGGTAGACCTTCAATGAAAAAAGTATTTGCAGAAGTGAAAAATCCAAATGCTTATCTAGTTATTAGAAAAGAATTAAAAAAATCTAAAGGATATATCTTTGAAGTATATTCTAAAGATGAGAATGGTAATATTACCATGACAAAAACAAAAAATATAGACTCTTTATTAGATAAATCTTATTTAATTAAATGGGGAAATAGAATTCAAGTAGATGATTTGGCAAATGTTGTTTATAATACTTCTTCTGCAGTAAAAAATGCTTCAGTGAAGAGTCTAGCTAGAAAACTATTTGCTGAGAATGAGATTCCTTGTCCATTAAATATTACTCCTCAAACAGATAGATCTAAAGTTGTATTTCCTATTATTGGAAGACCTTTACTTCATCATCAAGGTAAAAACTTTTATACCTTTAATACATGGGAAGAATTTTTAGCTCACTATAATGTTCATAAGAAAGATCACTATTACAGTAATTTTGTTCCTAAAGTTAAAGAATTTAGAGCTCATGTAGCTCATAGTAAAATTCTTGCTTTGCTAGAGAAACCTAGACCAGAAGATCCTAATCAAATAGTATGGAATCATGCTCAAAATGCAGAAGCATGGACAGTTATTGGATGGGATGATTATGGAAAATTTGGAAATCTTAGAGAAGGTGCTGAACCAACCAAGAATGATCTTAGATTAGCTAGAGCTTGTGTAGGAGCTCTCAATGCTTTAGGATTAGATTTTGGAGCTGTTGATGTTGTTGTAACAGAAGATGGTTCTCCATATGTATTAGAAGTAAATACTGCTCCTGAACTATCTAATTCTGAATATGCAGCAGCTAAATATTCTAAATATTTTGATTGGATTGCAGCTTATGAATTAGAAGAAGGTGAAGATAATAAGAGAGAACACTGGTCTTCTCTAGAATATATGAAATCTAAATCATTCTCTTGGAAAGAAATTAATTTTAGACAGAATGACTAGTAGAATTGTTTCTTATAGAAATCCAGTAATAAGAAGAACAGATCTTACTATCTTTAACAGTTTAACAAGCTCAGATATTTATAATGGCCTGGATTTTATCCAGGTCTATACAAATAATTCTAGAACTAAAATGTTTTTAGATAAAGATTTATGTTCTCCTTTATATTATGATGGACATAAAGTAGAATATCTAAACTTAAAAGTTTATAATGAAGAAAATTGTGGACTAGAAGATACAATAAGTTTAGGTTATTATATGGATAATGGTACATTTAGAAGTGTTACTAATATAGATAAATCTTTATTAACATATCAACCTCAAATAGAATCAGATTATCCAGATTTAGTAGCTGTAGATACTAAAAGATTAAAAAAAGATCTTTGGAATCCTGATCCTAATTATTTGTATGACTTTGTTTGTGCTTATAGAGAAGTAGAAGTTCCTTGGAGAACAGATCATAAAAAATTCTTATGTTATACAACATATGAAAAAGCAACAAAAGTTCTTATTACAAATGCAGTAAATCAAAATTCACTTATTCAAAAAAAAAGATTAATTTAATATGATTTTACAAGTTATTAAAGATGTTACTCCTTTGTCAGCAGGTATGTTAGTTTCTGCTTTGAGTAGCTATAAATATTCTCAAGAAGCAGATATCTTCAATAGATTAGTACCAGCACCTTTTGAAGAATCTAATGTTGTTAGAGTAAATGGTGTATTAGGAGCTCTTCCAAAAGAGAATTTTCAAATTTGTACTGTAGAAATTACTAATCCTAAACATCCTTTATATAAGAAAAAGTTTGAAATATCTTCTATTATTATGGAAGATCTTAAAACTAGACAGACATTTGAATTTGTAAATGGTGTATTAGATCCATTATCTATAAAAAATATTATAGTAGATACAGGAGAAAGAACTGTAGAATTATCTCTTGGAGACACTCAACTATCTTTTATAGATAATGCTGAAATTGAAGAGTTCAAAGCTTATTTAAGATATGTTGATAGAGAAGAATATGAAGAAACTTTTTCTAAAGAATGGGAAGTAGATGAAGTAGAAACTGAAGAAGATAAAAAAATAGTTGAAGAAAAAGTTTATTTCTCTCATAATACAGGAACAATGACTTTAGAAAGAGGAACTTTATATGAAGTTATTAAATTCATGAAAAAGAATCCAGATACTGGAGAATATTTTGAAGTCCCTCAATCTCAAGCTAGAGTTGCTCAGGTATTAGCAAATGGAAATTTTGTAACTGTATTATTAAGAAATGGTAATATTATAAGAAAATAATTATGAAAAGAGTAGATAACATCTTAATTGGATCTGATCCAGAATTATTTATTTATAACAAGGAAAAAGCAGAGATTGTCTCTGCAATTCCTTTTATTCCTGGTACTAAAGATGCTCCTTATATTATTGGAGATAAAGGTTATGCTTTACAAACAGATAATATTCTAGCAGAATTTAATATTCCTCCTACTAATAATGTAGAAGAATTTGTAGAGCATATGAACTTTATGAAGGGATATATTCAAGAGCATCTAAATAAAATTGATCCTAATCTAACATTATTGCATCTACCAGATGGGCATTTAAAAGAAGAGTATTTACAACATCCTCAAGCAAAAGAAATTGGATGTTCTGAAGATTATAATGCTTGGAAAGATGGAGAAGTTAATCCTAAACCAGCAGAATTTCCAGGAACATTGAGGACTGTGGGTAAAATTGCATGCCCAGCTGCATAGAAATATGTTAGCAAGCAAGAACCAAATTAGGTGAATGAGAAATCAGTATAAAAATTTGTAAATCTTGAAATTTTTAAGTATCTTTGTATTACAGAAACATGTAAAACAAAGTATTATGACAGAATTTCAAGAAAAAGTTTTAAAATTAATAGAAGAAGGTAAATCTCCAAGTGAGATAAAAAGATTGTTGAATTGCCCAAGAACATCAATAGCATCAGTATTAAAAACTTATAATGTACCTATAGAAAAAAGAAATTATTTACACAAAAAATGTAAAGAAGATTATTTTGATATAATAGATGCAGATGAAAAAGCTTATATATTAGGATTTTTTATAGCTGATGGAACAATTGATAGTTTTACTAATAGAATGGGAATTAGCATACAATCTTCTGATAAAGAGGTTTTAGATTTAATTAAGTTTGAATTAAATATTAGTAATAATATTGTAATCAGTAATAAACATCCTGAGTTGAGAAAAGAACAAGCTCAATTAAGATGGTCTTCTAAACATATGGTAAATACTTTAAAAAGATATAATATTCTTCCAAGAAAAACTTATGACAGTGAATTTATTTTTCCATTTGATAAAATTCCAGAACAATTTTATAGGTCTTTTATTAGAGGATTTATAGATGGAGATGGTAGTTATGAATTTAATGGAAAGGGAATTTTCACTATTAGATTAGTAAGTACATCTAGATCATTTTTAGATCAAATTGGAAATATTATTTCTTCTAATATAGAAGGTATGGGTTATTGCTTAGAATATCATAAAGGAAAAACTATTGATTGGTACACATTAAGATTTCAAACTTATGGAATTGATAAACCTAATAAAATTTTAAAATTGTACAAATTTTTATATCAAGATTCTAAGTTTTCTTTTAAAAGAAAAAAAGATAAAATGGAATCTTATCTTAAATACCTAGGTAAGTTAGAGAATTAACAAGCTCTAGCCACTGTAAAGCATAGGAATTGAAACTAGAAATAGAATAAAATATTCCCAAGAGTGGTTCTCCCTTAACAGATAGTGCTGAAGGTGAAAATATATGCTGATCTATAAGAATAGATTAAACTTATAGAACTATAGGATAAAAAGCCTATAGGGTAACAATGAATGATGCACATTCATATAGGATATAAAGATCCTGTAGCTCCATTAAATATTATTATAGTAAAATTCTTTGATCTATTTGTTGGAGTTCCTTCTGTATTAATAGAGCCTAAGAATGAAAGAAGACAAGTATATGGTTCAGCTGGATCTTTTAGACATTGTAGATATGGCTGTGAGTATAGATGTTTAAGTGGATATTTCCTAAAAGATGATAATCTATTAAGATGGGCTTTTAATAATACTCTTAAAGCTATTGAAGAAGTAAATAAATATTTAAATGACGATGAAGATTCTATTGATATAGATGTATTAAAAGATGAAGTCTTAGCAGCTATGGGAGGGAATGTAGAAGTAGCTAAACAGCTTGTAGAGACATTTAATATTCCTATGGTTTAATTATTTAAAATAATATTATGTGTGGACTTTTTGGTTATATTGGAAAAGATAATAAAAGATTTAGTTGGGATAAGTTTAATGTATTAGGACTTTTTAATGATTCTAGAGGTGGTGATTCTTGTGGAAGGTATCTATTAGGAAGAGTTCTTTATGGAGTAGAAAAGAAAAAACTTTATAGAGATTTAGTTTTATCTTATAAAAATGATTCTGTATTTAAAGAAAACAATGTTATTTTAGGACATTGTAGAAAAGCTACTGTAGGTGCTCATACAGAAGCTAATGCTCAACCCATAGTATTATTAAATGAGTCTTTAACAGAAGAACAAAAAAAACAAGAAAATGTTTTAACAGAAGATTTTGTAATGATTCATAATGGTACACTCCAGAATCATGAAGAATTAGCTGAAAAATATGGTATCAAAGAAGTTAAAGGTGAAACTGATTCTAAAATTCTAGCTAAACTAATTAAAAAAGAGGGATTTAAAATCTTAACTGAATATATTGGTGCAGCAGCTATAGTTATCTATGATATTAGAGAAAAGATTTCTAGAGGAGTTGATGTAGTATATATTTTTAGAGGAAAATCTAAAGCTTATAGTACTTCAACAACTACAGATGAAGAAAGACCTTTGTTCTTGTATAATATAGATGAGGATTATTGGTATTTTTCTTCTTTAGAAGAATCTTTATCATTTATAGATAATTCTAAAGATGATCAAGAAAGAATAGCTCCTGTAGAACCTAATACTTTATATAAATTTGAAAATGGGAAACTTGTAAGTAAGACTGTTTATGACAGGAGTGAATGTCTTCAAAAGAAACCTTATGTATCCACTTATTCTGGTCATAATCACAATGCTTATGGTTATGATTATTATAACTATGGAAGTTATGGTGATGATTATGAAGATGATGTTGCTTATCAGAGATATTGGGAGAGAGAATCTGAAAGGTATAAAGAAGGAAATAAATTTAATACTAAGAAGGAAGATAAAAAGATTCCAGTTTTAATAGTTCCTTCTAAAACCAAACTTGAAAGTGATCTAGATAAAGAATCTACTGAAGGCTATTATAATAGTGATAATATTCTATTTGCTAGAGGTAGATATTATCAAAAGAAACAGTTATTGAATGGAGTGTATAATTGTTCTCCTTTAGGATATATAACTACAAGTAAATATACTTCAGATTGGAAAGTGTACTTTATAGATGGTATACTAATCCATCCTCATTGTTATAAAATGGCTCAACAAATTTATACTTTAACAGGAAAAGTGGATTATATTACACCTTTTATTGCTGAGAATTTCTTGTATTTAGGAGAGAATGCCTTTACTAGATATGATTTTAAAGTAAAAGGGAATATATTTCCAACAGGCTATTTTAGTCCTTTATTTACTTTAAGAAGCTATTTAATTACTAAAGGAATTAGTGAATTCTATAAAACTTTTTCTACTAAAACAGATTTTAATGATATAGGTAAGAGAGTAGGTATGTCTCACTACTATAGTAATTTTAAATCTGACAGAACAAATATTCTCTGTCCTGAATGGTTAAGAACAGATTTTACCCAACTTTCTGAATGCATTAAATATTATTTTGGTGAATTAGGTTGGGAAGAATTTAAAGAAGATGTAAAGAATAATTATGAGGATTTATTGTTAGCTCTTAAAAGTGAAAGTTTTGCACAAATAGAAATTTGTAAACAACAGTTTGCAATGTTTGTACAAGAATGTCAAGATATTGCTGGACTTTCAGAATTAGTTGAAGAAGCTAATCAAATTATTGAAGATTTAACTAAAACTTTAAAAACACTGGATTAATTTATGTTTAAGAATGATTTTAATGTAGAAGAAGGAGTTCATTATTTCTTAACTCAAACTGCTCCTAGTAGAAGTAGATATTATGATTTTGAGAAAAAAGAGATGAGAAGTTCTGTTTCTTCTCTTATTTATGGAGTTGTAAATTTTGATCCTTTATCTCAACAATATTATTATGGTTTCTTTAGTAGAAATTATGCTAAAAATGCTTCTGTAAATATTCTTGGAATTGTAATTACTGTATTTGACAAGAAATATTTAAAAGAAGTTGGATTCTTGGAAGTTGATCCAGATATGTATATTAATCCTAGAAATCTTATCTATAAATACAATGGAAAGCTTAGTATGGGAAATAACTATAAAACACCTATTAGAAATAGAAAATATTCTTGGATGTATGATTTCCCAAATAACTATGGAGCTAAATTTCTATTAGAAGATTTCAAAAGGTATCATTCTGACAATTACATTCCTAATAGAACAGGTGTATTTAACCTTCCAAATTTAACTTTTGGAATAGAATTTGAAACATGCTCTGGTTCAGTACCACAATCAGAATGTGCTAGATTAGGATTAATTCCTTTAAAAGATGGTTCAATAACAGGAAATGAATATGCTACAATTCCTCATAAAGGAAAAGAAGGTATTGGTGTATTACATGAAACTTGTGAAGTATTACAAAATTATTGTGATATTGACCATCAATGTTCTCTTCATGTTCATGTAGGAGTTCCTTCTGTAGATAAAACACTTGTTGTTGCAGCATATCACTATTTTAAAACACTAGAACCTCAAATTTTAGCTATGTTTCCATCAATGATGACTGCATCCTCTTCTTTTAAGAAAGGAGATAAAGATTATTGTAAAAAACTAGCCAAAGATGCTTGTGATAGTAGTCTTAGTGTAGAAAAACAATTTAAACAGTTGTTTGATATGTATGCTGAAACTCCAGGTTTTGTATTTGAAGGATTTGGAGCAAATCATCCACATGATAGAGATGGTAATAGAAAATGGGAAGTGCATGCTAGATATAAATGGGTAAATCTTGTAAATCTTATTTTTGGTGGAGCAAAAACTATTGAATTTAGAATTCATACTCCAACATTAAATAAGTATAAAGTAATTCCTTGGGTATATATCTGTAATTCCCTAGTGTGGTACTTGCTAAATCATCAGGATGAAATTATTAAGAGTGCTTCTAGTGGTAAACTTAAAGTAGATCTTAATTCTATTATTTCTAGTTGTTTTAAGGATAGAACAATTGTAGATTATTTATTGTCTTATATTTCCCATAGAATGAAAATGGTAGTACAACATCAAATATCTTATGGAGATAGATGTGGCTTCATTGAAATTCTAGATGATTTTGCTTATTCATATGATTATAAACAAATTGAATTAGTAAAATAAATGGAAATTTTTATACCAGGTAATGTTCCTAGTAGCAAAAATTCTAGAATGATGACAAAGAGTGGGCTTTTAATTAAGTCTCCTCTTTGTTTTAAATATGAGAAAGCTACAAAGGATATTTTTGTTGAAAAGTCAAAAGAATTTAGAGAATATGTAGGAGAAATAGACAAACCTTTGTTTATTAGACTTCATTTTGTTAGGGATAGTAAAAGAAGATGTGATTTTCATAATCTAACCCAATTTATTGCAGATTTACTAGTTAAAAATGGATGGATTGAAGATGATAATATGAATCAAGTTTTCTTTGTCCCTTATAAAATTGAAGGAAAATGGTATTCTGTTGATAAGGAGAATTGTGGTGTTTGGATAAAAGTAGATCAATGGAAAATTTCAGATTAAGTTGTAGTGAACAAGAATTTAGAGAAACTAAGGCATTATCTTATTCTAAGATAGCATCTTATGATAAAGATGGTCCTATTTCTTTAATAACAAAGAAAGATCTGGATGGTAAATCTTACATCATATTTGGTAAATTAGTAGATGATATGTTATTATCTCCTCAAAATTTATACAAATATAAAATTAATAATTATAATGGAGAATTGCCTTCTGGTAGTATTTCTGAAATTATTAATAAATGTGTAGATTTTATCAATAAAACAGGAGAACAGTTAACAGATGAGATTATACTGGAATTCTTTGCACAAAAAGATTTTTATAAAACATGGAAGCCTGCAACTAAGGTAGCAGCTGTATGGAAATATAAAGATTATTTAGATTTTATTTTGCAGAATAAAGATTCTATTTTAATAACTCCATTTATGTGGACAACTGCAGAGAAAATTGTAGAAACTATTAAAACTTCTCCAAAAACTCAGCAATGGTTCAACTTGTTAGAAGGACAAGAAGGATTTAATCAAGTAGATCTTATTACTGATTATAATGGATCTAAAGTTAAAGGTGCATTTGATAGACTAGTAGTGGATCATGTTAATAAAACTTTCCAGATAATAGATTTAAAAACTGGAAGTGTTAAATCAGATGAATTTGTAGATCAATTCTGGAAATTCAGGTATTGGATTCAAGCTACTTTATATTATAAAATGCTTGAAGAAATTATAAAAAATGATGACCAATATCAAGATTATGAAATCTTAGATTTTGTTTTTGTTTATATGCCTTCAACAGGAGCAACAATTCCTACTGTATTAACTGTAGAAAAAGATAGAATTTCTGCATTTGAAAATGGTTTTTATATAGGAAGATCTGAATATAAACAAAAAGGACTTAAACAACTAATAAAGGAAATTGAATGGCATTATGAGTCTCAAATTTTTGATGTTAGTTATGATTTCATAAATAAAGAAGGTTGTTATATAATAAATGATAAACAAGTAAGAGGGGAAGATGAATAGTGCAGCTAGAAAATTATTATTACCATTATTAGCAACAAAAGTAAAAATACAATTTCCAGAATTATTAACTAAAGTAACATATGTAGGTTCTTATCTACTTTTGCATTATAAGTTTGATTCTAGTAATGCTTTTTTAAAATATGAAGACTATTTAACTAACCATGAATTATTTAAGAAACATCTTGATAATGGTAATAGTGTGATTTATTCTTTTGATATGCCTAGAGAATTTATTAGAGAAATTAATCTATTTCATAAAGATAGAATAGAAGAATTCTCTGATGATGCTAAGAATATTATCTTAAAAGAATATAAACCTAAAAAGGATTTAGATTTTCTTAAATTAAAATATATCTGGACTACAGATGAAAATGAAAAAAATAAAATCAGAGCAGGTTTTTATGTAGCACCTTCTGATTTAGACAAAATTAAAATAGATCTTACTGAAGAAAAGTTTAATTATCTTAGAGATATGGATCTATCTTTTGATGAAAATATTAGAAAAAAACTAAATTTTAATTGATATGAAGAAAACAGCTGAAGAGTGTAGTGTAAAGTATTTTGAGGGAGATGAATTAGCAGCTAAAGTATTTTTATCTAAATATGCAGGTGAAGATGAAAAAACACCTGATAATATGCATCAAAGGTTAGCTTATAATATTGCTGTTATAGAAAGAAAGTATCAAAAAGAATTAACAAATAAAAAAATCAATATAGATAAACTTTCTGATCTAGGTAGAAATTATGTAAGAGATCTATGTGAGTCTAATGATTATCAAATCAGAGATAAATGGTTTCAATTGTTTAAAAATTTTAAATATATTGTACCAGGAGGATCTATTATGGCATCTCTAGGTAAAGCTAATAATGTCTCTCTAGCTAATTGTTTTGTGATTGATGGACCACAAGATAAGATGGGAGATATTATGGACAAAGGTAAAGAGATGGCTTATTTATTTATGAGAAGAGGTGGGGTTGGAACTCATTTAGACTATCTAAGACCTAATGGAGCTAAAGTAAATAATGCTGCTAAGACCAGTACAGGAGCTGCTAGTTTTATGGAATATTATTCAACTACAGTTAAAACTATAGGTCAAAATTCAAGAAGAGGAGCATTAATGTTATGTATGTCAGACAGACATCCAGATATTAAAGAATTTATCACAATGAAACATGATCTGACTAAAGTTACAGGAGCTAATGTTTCTGTTAAAGTTAGTAAAGAACTTCTTTCTGCATATAAAAATAATAAAGATTGGTTATTAAAATGGCCTATTAATTCTAATGTGGAAGATCTTGTTAATTGGGAATCAAAAGATTTTGAATATGATAAGTTATATTCTACAGGAAGATATTATTTTAAAAAAGTAAATGCAGTAGATCTATTTGAGTTAATTATCACTAGTGCTTGGAAAACTGCAGAACCTGGAATATTATTATGGGACAATATGTTAAACTATGATCCTGCATCTGTATATCCTAGATTAAAAGCTATCTCAACTAATCCATGTGTAACAGGAGACACTAAAATTCTGACAGATAAAGGATATATTAGAATAGATTCTTTAGTTGGAAAAAAGGTTAATGTGTGGAATGGATATGAATGGTCAGAAGTAGTGCCTAAAATTACAGGAACTAATCAAGAAATTTTGAAAGTAAAATTATCTGATGGAAATGAACTAAAAGTCACTCCATACCATAAATTTATTTTAAAAGATAAATCTAGAATAGAGACTAAAAATCTTAAAATAGGAGATTCTTTAGTTAAATGTAAGTTTCCAGTAATTGAAGGAAATTTTGAGTCTGAATATGATATGTATACTCAAGGATTTTATTCTGGAGATGGTTCAGATCATAAAGAAAAACCTAATGAAAGATATATTTGGCTATATGGAGAAAAAAACAAATTAATTCCTTATTTAGAAGGAAAAATAATTGGTAAATTAAAAAAAGATAAAAATATTTTTAGTGCAGTTTTATGTTATGAACAAAAAGATTTTGTTCCTGATGTGAAATATACTATTAAAAATAGAATTGATTGGCTTGCTGGTTTAATTGACTCTGATGGAACATTTTCTCAACAATCTATTCAAATATCTTCAATAAATAAAGAGTTTCTTTTAAAAGTGAAATATTTGTTGAACACATTAGGTTGTAACTGTGTTCTTGGAGTAATGAGAAAAAATGCTGTAAGATATCTTCCAGACAGTAATAGGCAGCCTAAGTTATATGCCACAAAAACTTGTTATAGATTAAATATTAGTAGTAAAGCTTTATCTAAATTAAAAGAATTGGGCCTAAAAACACATAGAGTGAGAATAGATATATCTCCCAATAGATATGCTGAAAGATTTGTTAAAGTTGTGTCTATAGAAAAACAAAATTCTTTAGAAGATAAAGTATATTGTTTTACTGAATATAAAAATCATAGTGGAATATTTAATGGTGTTATTACAGCCCAGTGTGGTGAGCAACCACTAGGAGATGCTGATTCATGTAGATTATCTCATATTAATCTTTTATCATTTGTAAAAAATCCTTTTACTAGTGAAGCCTCATTTGATTATGAATTATTTAGAAAAATAGCATATGAACATGTAATCTTTCTGGATGATATTATTGATTTAGAGTGTAAAAATGTTGAAAATATAATTAATCATTCAGATGCTAATAGTGAAAAAGAACTTTGGAGTAGAGTTCTAGAAGCAGCTAGAAAAGGCAGAAGAATTGGATGTGGGTTTACAGCCTTAGGAGACACTATTGCTGCAATGAATCTATCATTTAAAGATTCTCATTATTTAGTAGAATCTATCATGGAAACTAAGTTTAAAGCTGAATTAGAAGCTAGTATTGATTTAGCTTATCTTAGAGGAACTTTCTTAGATTATGATTATAATTTAGAATATCCTGAAGATAAACCTAGTAATCAATGGTATGAATTTTTGATAAATAATTATCCTAAACTAGTTTCTAGAATGAAAGAACTAGGAAGGAGAAATGTTTCATTAAGTACTGTTGCTCCTGTAGGATCAGGATCATTATTAACTCAAACTACTAGTGGTATAGAACCAGTATTCAAAACTTTATATGATAGAAGAGTTAAAGTGAATGCTTTTGATGAGAAATATGATTTTGTAGATCCTAATACTAAAGAGAAATTTAAGGTGTTTACAGTTGCTCATAAAGGATTTCAGAAATTCTGTGAAGTTATGACTGGAAAGAAATTTAATGAGTTATCTAAGAGTATGATTAATACTCTCTTTAAATCTTCTCCTTATTATAATAATGAGGCAGCTGATATTTCTTGGCAAACAAGATTAGAAATTCAAGCTATTGTACAAAAATATACTACCAGTTCAATTAGCACAACTATTAATTTAGCCTCAGATGTAAGTAGAGATGTTGTAGAAAACATCTATTTAAATGCTGATAAAATGGGACTGAAGGGGGTAACAACATATGTTGATGGTAGTAGAAGTGGTGTTCTAGTATCTACAGATAATAAAACTAAAGATCCTTCAAGAAAGGCACCAAAGAGACCTTCTGAGCTACTTTCTCATATTCATAATATGAAAGTTCAAGGAAAGAATTATCTTTGTGCATTAGGCTTCTATGAAGGTAAACCATATGAAATATTTGTATGTCCTACACCAGAAGATATTAAATTACCAGATATTGGTAAAATTGTTAAAATTAAAAAAGGATATTATCAACTACAAGATCAAGAAGGAAAAGTTATTATAGAAAACTTTGTAGATGTAATGGATGATCAATTAGAAATGATTACTAGAATTCTATCCATATCTATTAGAAGTGATGTTGGTTTTAACTTTTTAATTGATCAATTAAAGAAAAGTAAAGGTGAATTAACAGCTTTTCATAAAGTATTAGCAAGAACAATTGCTAAGTATGTTGATAATAAAGCAAAAAGTGGAGAAGATTGTCCTATATGTGGAGCTAAAATGATTTTTAGTAATGGGTGTGTTGTATGCCCAAATGATGGCTATTCACATTGTGGTTAATCAATGGTAATAAATAAAAACAGTATAGTATGGAGAGATTTAATGAAGAAGGAGAGCAAATACTGTCATTTATAGAAGTGGTTTGTCCTAAACCTAGGATGAATATAATAGATGCTGCTAGATGTATGCTTAATGATGATAGAATTATAGGTAATTATGATTGGCCAAAAGATAAAATTCTATTTCAAAAAGAAGGAGAAATTATAGTGATTCCAGGTAATACTACTTGGAATCCTACTATGAGAGAAATGTTGTCTGGTAACTATTATATTATAAAATAATGATACATTTTTGTTCTGAGCAGAAAAGAGTTGTTGGAAGTAGTGTTTGGGAAGAAATAGAAGTTCAGGATATAATATCTTATTTTAAAAATCATAAATTTATTGCCTTAGATACTGAAACTAGTGGACTAGATCCACATTCTTGTGAATTACTATCTATTCAATTTGGAGATTTTGATCAGCAATTTGTGATTGAGTATTCTCCTAATATATTAGAAAAATTAAAACCATTATTATTAAGAAAAGATGTAGTTTGGGTACTACAAAATGCAAAATTTGATCTTCAATTTTTCTATAAGCATGATATTATTCTAGAAAATATATTTGACACATATTTAGCTGAAGGTGTATTATATTGTGGATTTGATGATGTTAAATTGCCAAATTATGTTAGAAAATCTTTAGATGTTCTAGTTCTTAAATATTGTGGTGTCTTATTAAATAAATCTATTAGAGGAACTATTAATAGAGTAGGACTTACTGATAAAGTTATTGAATATGGTGCCAATGATGTTAAATATCTGATCCCTGTAATGACTTCTCAAATGGTTAAAATTAAAGAAGATGGTTTATGGGGTGCTGTTAAATTAGACAATAAATTTGTTAAGGTATTAGCATATATTGAATATTGTGGTATTTATCTTAATAAAGAAAAATGGCTAGCTAAAATGGAAGATGATTCCAAGAAGCTATCAGATATGGAATTTGCTCTGAACAAATGGGTATTTGAAAGATTTGGTGATAAATATGTTAATAAACAATTAGATCTTTTTAGTGCAGCTAAAAGATGTAGTTTAAATTGGAGTTCTTCTAAACAAATTATTCCTATCTTTAAAGAACTAGGTGTAGATACTAAAGTCAGAGATAAGAAAACAGGAAAAATGAAAGATTCTATAGAAGCTAAGCATATAGTTAAACAAGTTCATGTGTCTCCTCTTATACAAATGTATATTGATTATAAGAAAGCACAGAAATTGGTAACTACATATGGACAAAACTTCTTAGATGCTATTAATCCTAAAACAGGAAGAATTCATGCTACATTTTGGCAAATTATGAATACTGGTAGAACTTCTTGTGGTTCTGGAGATAATAAAGATGATGATAATAGTATTAATCTTCAAAATATTCCTTCAGATAAAGTAACTAGAGGATGTTTTACTAATCAATTTGAAAACACTATCTTAGTAGACTGTGATTACAGTCAACAAGAAGATAGAATGTACACTCAATTATCTAAAGAACCTGCACTTATAGATTTTTATAATGATACTACTAGAAAAAGAGATGGTCATAGTTTTACTGCAAAATTATGTTTTCCTAAGGAATTAAAAGATGTTCCAGAAGAAGAAGTAAAACATGAAAGACCTGATCTTAGAAGTAAAGCTAAAGGTGCTAAATTTGCTATTTTATTTGGTGGTGTTGGTGATACTATTGCTAAGAATTTAGGATTATCTAAAGAAGAAGGAGATGAAGTCTATGATGCCTATATGAAAGCTTTTCCTAAATTAAAAGAATATTTTGACTATATTAAACCTATTGTTGTCAAAAATGGATATGTCTATTTTAATAAAGTTACTGGAAGAAGATCATATTATCAAATATTTGATGAATATGAAAGACTTTCTAGAACTATTGATAAACAATGGTGGGAGAATTACAAACAACATAAATTTCATCAAACAGAAGATTTTTTGACATATTATAAGCCTACTTGTAAAAGATTTTTTAATCTTAGAGGAGATTTAGAAAGAAGAGCATTAAACTTTCCTTGCCAGGGTAGTGCTTCAGATATGTCTAAATTAGCTGGAGTTTGGTTTTTTGATTGGATTCTAAAAGAAAATTTATTCAACAAAGTTAAAATAAGTAACTTTGTCCATGATGGCCTATAATTTGTCATGGTTAAACTGTGTTAATTGCTGGAACCTCCTAAAGATAATAACACTACAAAAATATTGAAAAATATTTTGAATGTTTTAAAAGTTGTTATATATTTGTACATGAACTTAAATGTATAATGTATGAAGAATGGACAATCAGCAGCTTTAGATCTAAGTAATGAACAGTTACAAGTATTACTCACAGGTAAATTTGGAGATGGAAGTTTATCTACTCCTAAAAATAAAGATAGTAATTCAAATTATTTAACTAACTGTATTCATAAAGAATATTTAGAATTTAAAAAAGAATTACTAGGAGATTTAGCTTTTAATATTGTTAAGGTGGAAGAAAATGGATTTGCTAAAAAACCAATTTTTCAATTTAGCTCTCATAGAGATGAAAGAATAACTAAACTTAGAAATTTAGATTTAGAAAGTTCTATTAAACTTATGGATGATTTAGGATTAGCTTTATGGTTTTATGATGATGGATCTTTACATAAAGATAAATTATTTTATAACCTAAACACACAAGCTTTTTCTAAAGAAATAAATGAAGAATTATTTATTCCATTTCTAAAGAATTTTGATATAAAAGCTAAGATTTTACCTGAAAGGAAAAAAGATGGTAGAATATTTTGGTACTTAACTATAGGAAAATATGATGGTGCTTATGAAATATCTAAAATCTTAAATAAATATTATATAAATTGTTACAATTATAAGATCTGGAGTTCAGAGACTATCCAGAGATGGAGTAAGCTTCAAGAGAAGTTGAAAAGCACAGATAAAGAAATTTCTAACAGAACTAAAAGTGCTATGTTAAGAAAAATTTCTTTATAAGATATAGTCCCAACTTATATGAAAGTATAAGAAAATATGGGGAATCGCCATATTTGTAAGATAATGGAATATCTTTTAGAAACTCCTAAAGATATAGCAGATAAATGTGCAAAAGCTTTAAAAGAATGTATGGAAAAAGCAGGTAAAGTATTTATAGATGTGGTTCCTGTAATTGCAGAACCTGAGATAACAACAGTATGGCAACATTAAAGAAAATCTAGAATGAGTAATATTGAATTTAATGCTATCTTATCTGATATAATTAATGATATATTAGGAGTAGCTTGGGATTATAATAAAGATGGAGATGCTTTATATACTGAAGATGTTCTTAATATAATTAATATGTATAAGAAGAAATGAAACATATAATGATAGATATAGAGACTTTAGGAAAAAGTGAATTTGCTCCTTTAGTCAGTATAGGTGCTATTGAATTTAAACCTGAAGATAATAAAGCTTTAGGAAGAGAATTTTATCAAGTAGTGGATTTGGGAGAATCTGTTGTAGGATATGATATAGATGTAGATACTCTTAAATGGTGGATGCAACAATCTGATAAAGCTAGAGAAGTTTTTAAAGAACAAGGTCAACCTATGCAGAGTGCTTTAATAATGTTCTCTCAATTTATCAACCAAATAGCAAAAAATGATGATTTTAGAATTTGGGCTAGAGGTGATTTAGACTTTAAAATATTAGAACATAATTGTAAACTATGTAGTGTAAATATTCCTTGGGAATATAATCAGAAAAGAGATTCTAGAACATTTATAGAAGAATTAATAGATTTCTGTCCATGTTTTCAAGAAGAAAATGATAATGAACATAATGCATTAAGTGATGCTATATATGAAGCATTAAAAGTGATGCATATCATGTCTTACCTAAGAAAAATTTAATATGCAAGTTAAAATAAAGAAACTACATTCAGAAGTAAATTTACCTGTGTATAAAACTATAGGAGCAGCTTGTGCTGATATTCAAGCTTTTTTTAAATATAAGTCTTTAGATGAAATAATGTGTATTCCTAATAAGGAGTACACTTATAAAAGAGTCTATGATTATTATGATGAAAAAGAAGAAAAAGTTTGTTTAGAAAAACTAGTATTATGTCCAGGAGATAGAATGCTTATACCCACAAGTATTTGTATGGAAATTCCTGAAGGATATGAAATAGTTATTAGGCCTAGATCTGGTTTAGCTTTCAAAGAAAGTCTTTTAGTAGTTACAGGAACTATTGATTGTGATTATAGAGGAGAAATTTTCATCAGTGTTTATAATAATAGTAAAAGAGACTTTATTACTATTAATAACTTAGATAGAATAGCACAAGTAAAATTTCAAAAAGCTGAACAATGTGAATTTATTGAAGGAGAATTATCTGATACTGAAAGAGGTGATGGTGGTTTTGGTCATACTGGAAAATAATGAATAGAGATCTTTATAATCAATTAAGAGAAAAACTTTATGATATTTATTGGTGTTATATAAATTCTAAAAGAGAAGCTTTAATAGAAGAATATGTAGAAGAACATTCAGATTATTTTCTTGAAGTTATGGAACAAGATTTAAAAAATAAAATCTTATTCAAGAAAGCTGAAACTATGTTTATTAATATAAACTGCATTAAAGATTTTTCTTTTAAAGAAGCAATAAAAAATGCACTTAGATCTTATATAGAAAAACTTTATTTTGAAGAATTTCATACTGAAGCAAACTTAGCAATAAAAGCTTTTATAAAAGCAGTAGATGAACAAAAGATAAATTTTGATTTAGTGGAAAAGCCTTTCAAAAAAATAATAAAAACTCTTGTAGAAAGACATATTAAGAAAATTCAAAAAGAACATGAAGATGGATTATGAAAGAACATTTTTATTTGCAGATCCTCATTTCTATCATAAAAACATAATAGGTTATGAAAATAGACCATTTAAAGATGTTTATGAAATGAATGATATTATTATTAGTAATTGGAATAAAGTTGTTAAAAAACAAGATAAAGTATTTTTAGCAGGAGATGTTTCTTTTGCTAATAAGATGTTGACAGAAGCTATTATAAATCAATTAAATGGAGATATAGTACTAATTTTAGGAAATCATGATCTAGATCATTCTTATTCTTTTTGGAAAACTCAATTTAAAGAAGTTTCTAAATATCCTATAGTTATAGATAAATTCTTTATTATATCTCATCATCCTATGTATTTAGAATCTAATTCTCCATATGTTAATATTTATGGACATGTACATAGTGATGATAGATATAAAGATTATACTAATAACACTTTTTGTGTAAGTGCAGAGAGAATTAATTATACTCCAATATCTTTAGCAGAAATAATTACAAAAATGAAAAACTATGAACCCTAGAAAGTTTGCTTTGACACTTTTAAAAAAGGCAAAAGATTTAAAAAAATTTAATCCAGATCTTAGAGAGGGTCAAGCTATAATTATTCAATTATGTAGAATGAATCAAAAATATTTTTTAGATCTACCTAATGAATATAATTGTTTTGAAGATGATTCTAAGATACCTGCTTTATTAGAATATATATCAACTCTTAAAAAGAAAAAGAATGAAGATAATAGATCAAAGTGTGGAGCTAATAGAAAGAGGAAAAAGTAGTCCATCTGAATTTGTAGAATTATGTGCTAAGAATTGTTATAAATCTAATTTAACAACTTCTGAAGAACAAAGAATTAATTTTATTACTAGTCTTGTAAGAAGAGGACACACATCTGTATTTGAGCATTGTGGAATTTATCTAAAATATACATATGGTTATGTTAGAACTAGATTCTCATATTTCTTAAAGAATCCATATACAGTAATAAAGAAGAAAGATGGAATGTGTTATATCTACACTAATTTAAGAGTTATTGTAGAGAATGATATAGATTTATTTGAAAGAATTATTTTAGATAAACCTACTGTTTCTTATTTTGAACCAGAAAAGAATGATCCTAATAGAATAGTTACTTTTAGAATTATTACTGACCATGGTCAAGAAAGAAGCTTCTTAAGACATAGATATAATAGTTTTACAATAGAAAGTACTAGATTTATTAATTATCTTAAAAAACTAGGTATTACATTTATTACTTGGCAGGGACAAGATAAAAATGCATGGATATATAAATTATCTTGTAAAATCAGTGCTTATCTTTATAAACTATTAATTAAAAGAGGAGAAACTCCTGAAATTGCTAGAACTGTCTTAACTTTAGGACATAAAACAGATATTATCATGAGTGCTCCTATATGTAAATGGAACAATTTCTTTGATTTGAGATTAGATAAATCAGCTCATTTTCAAATTAGAGAATTAGCCTTAAAAATGTATGATTTAATACAAAATTTATGAAGATAGCTTTTTGTGGTAGAAAGGGAAGTGGAAAGGACACAGCTGCAAAACTCTTAAATTTTTATTTAAGTGGAGGTAAATCTATAACAGAAGAAGTAAAAGAAGGAACTATTAATAGTATTTTAAGCATAGCTAAAGAACATTTTAGATTTGATACAATATCTTTTGGAGATAAACTTAAATCTTTGTTACTAGAAATTTATGATTTGTCTAAATCAAACAAGTATCTCTTATATTGCTCTGAAAAAGATAATTTATATTTTAATCCAGAAAAAAATTCTATAGAAAATTCAGATTCTACTTCTAGTATTCCTTTAAGAATATTATTACAACAGACAGCAGATAAAATTAAAAAGAATTTTGGAGAAGATTATTTTATTAAATCTTTATTTAGAACTATAGAAAATTATGGTAAAAAAGATGTTATAGTTCCAGATTGTAGATATATAAATGAATATGAAGCTTTAAGAGATAAAGGATTTTATATTATTAAAATTGAAAGAGATAGTGTTTTAAAAGATGATCATGATTCTGAAAATTCAGCTGTAAATTTATCAGATGATATGTTTGACATTAAGATCTCTAATAATGGATCATTAAAAGATTTAGCATTTACATGTCATGATATTTATGATGAAATATCAGATTACATAAAGGATGAGAATAAAACTTTAAAGACTAGAAATTATCAGAAACTTTTAAATAACTACTTCTCTTATGCTATAAATCCATTTGTAAAACAGATAAATGATATGATTGTTAGAGATGAATCTGATAAAATTAATTCATGTGAAGAATATTATGTAGGTCCAGATATGTATTCTTTTTATAATTGGAAAAATGTAATTATAAAGAATATTTCTTACAATGACCAAAGTTTTTTTCATTAAAAAAATATAAGGAGGAAAGTAGCAATACCTTCCCCCTTAGTTTTTTTTATCTATCTAGTCTAAACCATACCATTTTAATTTTTCATCAATAGTCATAAAATCAAATATTAATCTACTACCTGGAACTAATCTTAAAGTTTTAATCAAGCCTTTATTCCATCCTTTATAATCCCCTTTTTCATAAGTTTCAAACCATTCACCACTAAAAACATCACTTAATGAATCAACTAATCCTAATATAGCTGTAGGAGATTGAAACATCCTAGTGGTTTCACTAAATATACCTAATGGAGATAAAGCAGCTAATTCTGTTCTAGTTCTAGCTAACATAAGTCTAAGTGCTTGTAGTCTTTTTTCATTATCTTCATCAGCTTTTCCAGCTAATGCTCCAATAGTCATAATCAATATAGTCATTATTCCTAATGTTGCTAATTCTGTAATAGCAATATGCATATTTTGTTTTTGACCATCAGTTAATTTATCCCAAGCAGTTAAAATATTAAAATGAGCATCCTTTAAATCATACAATACAAACTTTAATAAAGTGTTGTAATATCCTTCAGTGTAAATACCTAAAGAAGTATCTAATTTATTTATAGAATATCTTCTATTAAGGTTAGGACCTAAGAATGATCTAAAGATAGAAAAAGCTCTACCAATACTTCTTGATTGTAATGGAGCCCTATCTATTTTATCAGTCATACCAAACAACTGAGTGTTTAGTTTTCCTAATCTGTTCATAAAAGCTACTAAATCAGATTTAGTAAAATCACTTCCATCTAGATTTTTAGTTCCTTCTTTAATACCAGGAATTCCATTTTTTACTTCAAACTGATCATATAAAGAAACTTTCTTGCCTTCAGAATTTAATACTTTAGTATTATGAAGCATTGCTATTCCAACACTCATTTTATTACTAAAATCTCCCAATTGTATAGGAAGCATTAAAGAATTGAAAGATAGCCCTCTAAGTAATTTATTCTTTACATTAGAATTAAGATCTTTTAATTCTTGATCATAATCCCCTAACATATCAAAAAATGAAGTGAGATAGAACAATTTAGAATCTGGAGTAACTGATCCTACTTCAGCTAGATATTCAGGCATTAACTTCATCACTTCTTTTGCAGCAAATGCTCTGTCTTTATAGTCAAAAAATCTTTTAGAGGCAGCTTCATTAAGAATACTTAACTCTCCAGTTACTTGATTAGCAAAACCTACAAATGGAGAACCTCCCAACATAATATATTGTACAGCATCTCTCACTGCATTCATAGATTTAGCAATATCAAATTCTCCTTTGATAAAAGGTATTTTAAAAGAACCTTCATTTTTCTGATACTCTCCATATAATCCTTTATCTATAAGATCTTTATATCCTTTATAAAGATTTTCTGCTTTAACTTTACTTTCTCTTTGAATTAATCTGGTGAGAACAGGAATAGTTACTTTAGATTCTAATCCATTACTACCAATTTTAACCAATCTTTCTGATAAAATATTCTTCCCCACTTCTAGAATATCAATCATTTTAGACTTTAAGTTATAATTAATAGACATATCATAAAATCTAAGTACATTTCCTATTAAATCTGTAGAAAAAGTGGCATCTTTTATCTTACTTGTATAATAAATAGGTAAGAATTGTACTGTATTACCTTCAAAATCTTGAAGTCTTTCTTCATATCTATACCCAAATTCATCTTCATCAGCTCTAATTTGAATTGCAGATAAAGCATCTTTAGTTTTAAAAGCTTTAATAAATCCTTCTTGAACAACTCTCTCTCTAAAATCTGCTCTAATTCTAGGAGCCATATTAGGAGTTACTCCTTTTATATCAGCAGGCAGTAGATTAAGAGATTCTTTCATAATCTTATTAATAGTATTATAGAATTTTAATTTAGCAGGATTATTTTTAATTTCTTCAAAAGCTTTATTCTTTTGTTTAGGATGTGCTAATTCTCCATATACATTAGGAGTATGTATAGTATTACCTTTAGAGTCAATATATTCATTAACATTCTTAGATTTCCATTTCAAAAATTCTCCTCTAGGTAAAGTTTTCTCTTTATTATATATAATATTTTCCCATCCTTCAACTTTCTCTACATATTTCCTATTAAATTCAGACCATATTTTAGCCCATTCTTTTTGTAATTCTGGATTAGCAATAAAAGCTTTTTCTCTTTCTATTGGATTTTCAGGAAATTTTTTTCTTAAAGTTTCCCATAATTTAGATTTAGCCACTTCATAACTAGAATAATCCCATTCTGAATTAAAATTTTGTGAATATTCTCCATTTATTTTTTCAAATATCCAATCAAAATCTTTAATTCCTGCATCATTTAATTCTTTTACAGCATTTATTAATTGATAATGAACATCTTTAACTTTCATTCTTTTTTCACCTTCTGTGTTTTTAAATGCTGTGGCTACTAAATTAATAACTATATCAGGATTATCACTTGCTGAAGATATCCATCTATTAAACCAATTATTATCTTTATTAGCTTTTGTTAAACTGTCAATAACTTGTTGTCTAGTTAATTTTTCTCCAAATGGATTTTCAACTTCTGCAAATTTATCAAATTGAGTTCCTATCCATTTAGCAAAAATATTAAACATCTTTAATTGAAGTTCATCATTAATAGCATTAGATTCTACTAAGAATTCTGAAATTAAAGAATGCATTTTACTATTAAATTCTGGATCTGATTTATCTTCTCTTAGATATCTCTGCATGTCTGTAACTATAGGCTGTACAGATACTAAGAAAGATTTCATTCTTCTAGCAATATGGGCAGACTTTGAAATAGAATTATTAGAGAGCAATTCATTCTCTTTATTTAATTGTTCTGTTAGTTGTTGCATTACTTTAGAAGCTCCACTAATATAAGAAGCTATTCTTTCTTTAATAGTGCCTTTTTCTAAAGCATCATTTAATTCAACTACTAACTTTCTTTGAGCTTCTTTAGTACTGATACTAGACAATTGATTTTCATAAATCTTAAGTCTTAAAGCTTCTGTTTCAATAACTTTATTCATAACATCTTCTAAAGATTTAGCTCTATTGCCAATAGAATATAATTTATCTATAGAAGATTTTAATAAAGAGGTTTTATTTAAACCTTTTGCTTTATTAGTCAAAATATCATGAGCAAACTCTTTTAATTCATTATTTAAGAGTTTTTCTAATGATGTATTATCTTTAGAACTAAAAATTGATTTTAAGGCATTCCAGAGCCTTTCTAAGAGATTTTTAGCTGGTTTATAAGATAAAGTATTGACATCAATAAGATATTGTCCTAAAAGCTTTCCTATAGCCTCTTTAGCTAAAAGATCTTCATCTCCTTTATAAGCTAGATTATATTCACTAAATTCATCTCCTAGTATATTTTTATAAGCTTCATTTTGTTTAACCAAGTTCATTAGTCTATTAACAAATGGAGAATCATTCATAGCTTCTACAAAAAAATGTGCTCCTTCTTCACCTAAAGCTTCTAAAGATATTTCATTTTTAGCAAATTTAATGGCCTTATTAGTAATATCTGCAACAGCTAAATAGTCTAAACCATATTGAGATTTTAAAGAGTCAACAGTTTGAACTTCTACCCCAAGTTTTTTTAATTCATCTAAGATTCTATTTTTAATAGAATTCTGAATATCAGAAGCAGATAAAGAATATTTAGGATTATTTTTTATTTCTTTTGCAGTAATATATTTATTTAGAGATCTATCATATAATTGATATTTAGTACCAATAGATACCACATCTACATCTTTTAATCCTGCAGCTTTAATAGTATTATTTAAATCAATAGCTTGATCAGCTTCTAATTTAAATTGGCCTTTATTATTCATGTGATATCCTTCCACTATATCCATTAAAGCTTCTTTACCTAGTTCTAATGTTGTAGTATTCTTAATAGGCTCAGCTTTAGGAATATCTGTATTATTATAAGACTCACTATTTAATAATTCTAATGCTGCAGTTTTTAAAGCATATTCTTTATCATTATATTTTTCAAAATTACTTATATAAGTAGTATTTATATCTCCATCTGCTGTCCTATCTAAGAAATTTCCTTTATTTTTATTCCATAAATAATAAGCAGAATCCTCACCAAATAATCTTTTTAATGTTTCAAATTCTTCTTTTACTTGTGGATCATTTAAATTTGGACAAATCTTCATATTTAAAAAATTATAGGGGATTTGATATTATCTCCTCCCCATTATTATTATTTACCTTTACAATGATTCTTTATTTGTTCTGCTTCTTTAGATACTGAAGCTAGTTTATCAGATAATTCACTATCTAATTCTTCATTATTTTGAGTATTAGTCTCTCCTTCTATCATAGCTTTTACTAAATCTATTTCTGCTTGAGCTTCATGTCTTTTTAAATTAGCATTTAATTCTGAAGATTTCATTAGTTTTTCAGATAAATGATTAGAAGTGAAACTTGATTCTCCCTCAATGAATTCAAAAATAGTTGATGTACCATAGCCACTTACTCTCTGATATTCAGCTGATTCTTTGGTAGCTCCTATTAACTTGTACAATTCTATTTTTCCATTATTATTAAATTTAATGTATCTATAAGGAGTCTTAATATAAGAACCTTCTTTTATATTAATAGAACTAGAATGGCTTAATGTTAATCCTGAATGATCTTTATCAGTAAACTTGTAGTTATCTCCTTTACTAATTTCAGGAACCATTCTATTATTTCTAAAATTATTTACAATATAAGAATCAATTAGGTTATCTATATTAACTTTAATATTATCATTAAAAATAGTTTCTCTAAACAATTCATTAAATCCTGGAATATTGTTAATCATAGAAATTGGAACTACATGATTAAAACTATTAGGTGTAACACCCCATCCACTAATAACAAAATTATATTTTAATAAGTCTTCAGCTAATTTAGTATATTTAGGAGTTCTCCATAAATATTCAAAAGCTCTAATAGCTTCATCTTTAGCAACTTCATTATCAAATCTAGAACCACTAAATTTAATTATAGAAATAGATTGTCTACCATTCAATGTGGTTTGGAATTCATTTTGAACAGTCAATCTTCTAGTAAACTCATTTATATTTTTAAGATAGTTGTCTTTATTTACAATTTCTAAAAATTTTACAGGAAATTTATATATCCAAGCATTTTTTTGTTCTTTTGTAAATTTAAAGAAATCTAGAGACTCTGTTAAATGATTAAGCATTATAGTATTTAATTCATCTATTTCACTTCCAGTTAAGTCATCATGAATAGCTTCTGATAACAAAGATCTATAAGCTGTAAAAATTCTAGTATTAAATGGAGTGTATTTTGATATAAAATTATCATATTCTACTACACCATTAGTATTAGCAGAGATTAAAGATTTTTTTATATTTGGATCATGCATTAATTTTTCATATTCTTCTCCTCTAGAAACATAAGTTAAAATATCTCCTAAACCTGAAACAATAGTTTTTTTACTTAGTTTTTTAGCTTTAGCTAAATTGGCTATTGTATCTCCTGGATTAGGTGCTGCTCCATAAGTTTCTGATCTCATTGCTGAGTTAATAGATCTTAAAGTATTTGCAGGTTCTATAAGATCTCTAAAAGCTTCTAGAATAAGAATTTGTTTTGCATTTTCAAATAAATCTATATCACCACCATTTTTATTAAAATTTTCTATAGCTTTAATAAGATCTGATTGTTTAAATTGAGTGAAACCATTCTTTATAAGATCTAATCTAGATTGTTCATTAGTATGTTTAGAAAATACTTTAATAACTTCTTCTATACTATCTCTATAATTAAACATATCTCCTTTAGCCATTACTTTATCAGATAATAGTCTTAGAGAAGGTTGAGACATAAAATACATTACTGTTTTAGGATCAAAACCCATTCTTAATAATAATGTATAAGTACTAGCAGTAAACATATTTAAATTTACTTTAGAAGCAGTTAATGTTTTAGCATTATCTACTACTGTAGCTAAGAAAGATCCTAATATATTAGTAACATTATTAGTTCCATCTAATGTTTTAACAGGACTTATTCTTGTTACAGTTTTTCCATCTAATGTAATAGCACTCTTTTTATTAAGATTAACATTATAGAATTGTAACATAGAATGATTAGCACTGTTAGCTGCAAACACACCTGTTAATGCTTTTCCTGCCATATATTCATAATAAGTATCTGTTAAGAAACCAGGATCAAATAATCTATCTCCTCCTGATTTTTTCTTTTCTATTTTTTCTAAAGTGCTTATAACATCAGCAAACATAGAGGTATTAGCCCCACTTATCATTGTTTTAAATGCATCTCTAGAAGTAAGAATACTATACATAATATCTATTAAAGCATTATTAGATGCTTCTACAGATTGTTTTTCAGGAAATTGTTTATAATTATATTTTATTTTTTCTAATTTAGATTTTTGAATTATAAGATCTTGATGTTCTTTTAAGAATTTAGAAACCTCAATCATTGCTTCTGTTTCTTCAGTGCTTAGTTTTTCTCCAGAATCATATTTTTCTAATAAATCACTGAGATAATTCATCTCTTCTTGATAATTACCTGATGAGAAAGTGTCTGATAATAATCCATTATTTACCATCCAAGTTCTTATCTTAGATAGATTATATCTAGCTGGAGTATATTTGGCAGCATAAGATAGAAAATACATCTTATCTACATCAAAATCAGATCCAGTAATAGTAATAATATCAGAAGGTAATTTAATAATACCTCCTTCTGCAGGAGAACTAAATCCTTTAATTCTTAATGGAACAGCTGAATATTTATCTTCAGTAGGAATTCTATAACATATTACTTTTAATAATTCTTTATCTTCCACTTTAGATGGATCTATCATGCCATTTTCATCTGCTAATTGAGCTAGTTGATTACTATAAGTATAAGGCATAATACAATCAACATATTCTATATGTCCATCTTTCATATGTACTTTTAAAGAATTATCAAAACCATAAGAAGATACTTGATATAAAGCTCCTCCACTAACTTTATTTCTAATAATATTATTTCTAAAAATAGAAGATATCATTTGAAATATTCTATTAGATTGAAGAGGGAAATATAAAGGAAGTTTAAATACTTTTTCTCCTTTATAATTCATAAGTTGTACAGCTTCTGTAGTATTTTCAGCAAATTTTCTTTGCATTACTCCACCTTGAAGTTCTCTAGCTAATCCATCTATAGTACCAATTTTATCTATAACTTTTTTATAATTTTTATCATAATTCCATGCTAAAATATCATCAAATAAAGAAGCAATATTCTTGCCAGTAAATTTCATATCTTCAATATAAAATTCAGCATCTTCATCTAAGTTAGCAATAATATGTTTTCTAATTTGAGATCCAAATAGCTGTAGTGTATCTCTAAAGTGTTCTGGTGTATCCATCTGATACATGTAATCATCATTACTTAAATAATAATATTTAACATTAGTTTCAGATAATTCTCTAGGATCACCATTAAAATGTAGTACAGCATCTGGAAGAATTGGTTTACCTTGTTTTCTAAGTTTATCTTTAAGTTCTTGAGAAGTATTTAATTCAATACCTTCTTTTACAGCAGATTCAAAATAAACAGCATCTATACCATTATCTTCCATTCCTTTAACTAGAGCACTTAATAAAGGACTATTTTGCACCATTTGAGGAATTAATACTGCTTCAGAGTTTTTATTCTGTAATGGTTGATATAAAGAAGTGTTTTTACCATTTATATCTACTCCAGAATCTGTAATATGAGGAGCAAACATATATGGTTTAATAGGTTGTAGAGAGAATGTTAAAATATCTTCTACATTATAAGTACCATTTTTTAGTCTTTGATAAGATGATTCTTTAGCATCATCCCATTTAGAATTCATCCTAGCAATATTTCTATATCTATCTAATGTGATAAATGTTTGTCCATCTGTAGCATTATTTAAACCACTATCAATAATTTGACCATTAGGTAATTTTACTTTCTTATTTCCTTCAGAATCTATATAATTAGAATAACCAAATTTAGAAGCAATAATCATAGCTTCTGTTGTTGAAACACCATTTAATTTAAGATTTTCATAATAAGCATCAGCTACTAATGAAGGAATCTCATTATCTTTCATTTTAATGGTTTTAAATTTCTCTGGTATTCCTAAAGTTTCCCAATCACCATATTGTCCTGGAGACATATTTTGTTTGTTTCTTTTAAAGAAATCCACATCATTTTTATAATAAGCTAAATCTCCAGATGTCATAGTCATAATACTATATTGAGCTAAAGTATCATTATAATAAAACTCCTTTAATTTACTCTCAGTTATTCTTTTGTCATATTTAGTACCATCTAGATCAGGATTAGATTTAAATTTTTTAAATCCCTCTTCCATAGCTTCTTCAATATATTTTCTTAAAGTTGCTTCAGAAGTTTTAAGTTCATCAAGATTATATTTATTTAAAAAAGGAAACATTAAGAATTTAGATCCTCTTTTATCAAAGTTCTTAATCTCATAAATTTCTCCATTTTTTATTTTTTTAGCTCTTTCTTTAACAACTTCAATTCTTCTAATTTCAGCTTTAGCTAGTTCTACTAAACCATCTACAGAATAACTTAGATCATAAGATTTTACAAATCTAATTACTGGCATAGAAGAAGCATCTGATGGAATTGGTAACATGAAATAACCATAATCTCTAGCTCCATTATTAAACCATAAATTAATTTTAGATCCTAAGAAATCAGGTTTACTTAATTCAGAATATCTAGTTTTATCTTTTTCTAGAAACATAGACACTTGAATCTCACTAGCAAGATCTTTAGTTTTTATATTATAAAGTTCTTTTAGCCAAGGATGTGTAAATTTACCTTCATTATTAGTATAAAAGAAACTTTTCTTAAAAGGTTCAAATGCACTTTTATCTGTTACATCTGTAAGTCTTTTAAACAATTTACCTATAAAAGATGGAGTAATATTTGTAGAATATGTCTTTCCATCTTCTCTTAAAGAAGATTCATATAATGATGGTCTAACATTAGATAAAGCTTTACTTAATGCTTTTATTCTAACATTAACAGGTAATAATTCAAGATCATAATAAGTATTTCTTCTTATATCATAATCATCTTTATTTATGGTATCATGAAAAGCTCTCAACACTCTAAATGAATTCAATAAGAAATCTTGCATTGGCTGAAAGTTAGAATTATCATCATTTAATCTCATATTAGATTGAAAAACTTTTACTAGTTCTGATGGTTTACTATCTATTCCTATAGTATTCAACATACCAGAAACTTCTCTAGCCCATGCATTGATTTGTGGATTATTAAATTTACCTGATTTCCAATTCTTTTTCCAAAGTCTAACTTTATGAAGTCTAAATGGATTACCTGATACTTCTTGATATATTTTATAAATTTTATCTGAATTCTCTTTTAGAGATTTTATAAATTCTTCTTTATTATGACTAGCTAAAGAATAATTAGAACTCCATATCCTTAATAATTCTCCTGCTTTATTGACACTATTACCTCCAAATACTCTCATAGTACCATCACTTTGAGAGCTAATAATCATATATTCTACAGAATCATTTCTAAATGAGTTGTAGAAATCTACTTGTAATTTAGGATCTGATTTTAAAATATCTATAATAGAATCTACCCAAGGAAAACTTTGACTTAAAGATTCTAAAGTCTTCATTAAATCACTAGGTTTATTCATTGTAGATAGTTTATTTAACATGGTAGCAAAAACTTCTGTACCACTCATATAAGGTTGATATCCTAAATCATCTGGAGATACTAAAGTTCCATCAGAAGTCATTTTAGGAATCCTTCTAATAATATTTCTTGTACTCTGTCTTAGTTTAGTTACTGGAGATATTAACATTTGATCTATTTGCCATCCTTCTTGTTTAACAGTTTCTTCATTATTCATAAACTCAGTATTCTCATCTTGTTGATTCATATCCATATCAACAATTTGTTGAGCTTTAAAAGTAATACCTTCTAATGCAGATATTTCTTTTAACATATCTAATGCTAATTGACCAAATTGAGGATTTCCATCAGCATCAAATTGAACAAGTTCATCTGTAATTAAATCAATAGCATCTATTTGAATAGGATCTGTATAAATAGCATTATCTCCATGTGCAGAAGCATATAATTGATCATGTATAGTTAAAATATAATCTTCTAAAGAATATTGTTTAATAACATCAACTCTACTTAGTTCAGGAGATTCTTGAGCTAAATTATCTATAATATCTTCAAAAGTATCTACTAGCATATCTACTCTTCTCTTATAAACAGAAGGAGTGATATTAGATAACCAGTTTCTCTCTACTAAAGGCCTATTCTTTTCAAATTTTTTCTTAGAATATCTTCCTCTATTAATATCATAAAATACTTGTTCTATAGAAGGATTAAGATGTAATTTATTTTTAATTAAGTAATATATATTTTTAAAGAAATCACTAATTCTATCTAAGATAGATTTATTAGTAATTTGATCTGTTTCTACATAATCTCTAAATTTATCTGCTAGAGTTTCTTCTACAGCTATATCAGATTTACCAGTTAAACCAAGTTCTTTTCTAGCTTTCTCTAATAATTTATTAGTTTCTGATTCTGTTAAAAACATATTAAACACAGCATGAAAAGCTTCATGATATGTAGTTCCACTAGCAGCTATATCTGATAGTTCTATAATTCCATCTTTAAATCTTCCCCAAGCATATAAATTACCTACATTAATTAGACCTCTGTGGATCTCAACTAATTCATTGTCTGTTAATTGAGGTAAATTTTCTTTTAACCAAGATAATTCTTTGTTTAAATCAGCTTTTTCATAATTTAAAGGTTCAGACATTAATCTATATTTATCACTGTCTTTTCCCCATTCTTCTCTTCTAGATAAATCTGGTTTAATAAAATTCTTACCTTTTAATTTAGTAGCTAATTTATTATTAGGACCAGATAAAGGACCTCTTTTTTTAGGAGAATTAGGTAATTCCTTTACTGCATCTACAGTTAAAGTTTGTTCAAAAGATTGTTCTACAGGATCTGTAGTTTTTTCTTTAGGCTTAGGCTCTTCTATTTTAACTTCTTTAGTAGGTTCTTTAACTTCAGATATAGTTTCTTTTACTGGATTAAGATCTACTAAATTTTTATCATATCCAAATGTTGGAGAATGAAATGGTTCACCTGGAAATATATTCATTTGTAATGCATCTGAGTTTAACAACTCATACATTATTTTATCTCCAGATTTGTTTAGAAGGTTATAAGGTATATTAATCAAAGATTCTTTAACCCTATTAATAGCTTCTTCTCTAGAAACAGCTTCTACATCTTCATATTCAGATCCATTATATTTTTGAATCATAAAAGGAAGATCAGTACTATTATTCTTTATTAATCTAATAACAACATATTTAGATAATTCATAAGATCCTTTACTAGAAATTTCAGGATCAGGATCTAATATCTTTTTAAAAGCATTGTTTATATTAGTTCTATAATAGTTATATAAAGCTGTACCTTGTTGTAAAGTATTATATTTTTGAGTATAAAGTCTTAATGGAAAATAATCTCCATTAGCACTTTGTACCATAGCAAATAAGTGACCTGTTCTAAAATTATCAGCAGGTGGTGTGTGGAAATTACTTATATCAGCACTAGGAACACTAAAAGTGTACCCACTAGTTTCTTTTCCTATAACTATACCTAATTTAATATCATTAACATTATCTACTTGTAAAGCTTCTTTAATTGGATAATAGTTGTCTCCATCATGTGTAATTATACCATAAGATTTACTGGTTATAAATGAAGACACATTACAAGGAATAACTCTTTTACCATTAATTAATATAGGCTCTCCTTGATAACTAACAGCTTTGTTATATAATAATGCTCTTTGTTGTTTAAGCATTTGTATTTCTTGATCTGTAGCTTTCCATTCTCTAGCTTTTTTCTCTCTTCTTAACCAACTAATACCATTATTATTTTCATCATAAATTAAAATATCTGCATCATCAGCACTATGTTGATATTGAAGAAATTCTTCAGGAATACCAAAGAAAATTTTTGCTCCTACATTAGCCACTTCAGGTTTAATAGTTTCATCAAAACTAATATAAGAATTATATTTAATAGAATCCATTCTATTCTGAGGAATAGTTTTTATTCTTTGATTACCTTGAGAGTCTGTATATTTATCATAACTATATTTAAAAGACACTAATCTTAAAGGATCATTCTGATTATATTCAGTTTCTACATTATCAGATTGTTGACTATTATCTTCTTGTACTGGAATATTATCAGGAATATCTTGTGAAGGAGTAACATCTCCATATTGTTTAGATTCTTGTAATCCTTTTATATAGTCTAAAACTTCATTATAAGCCACAAATTCTTCTCCTCCTAATAATTGATCATTTATAGGAGTTTTGTTCATTAAAGCTTCTTTAATGAGTTCTGCAGCAACAGGCTCTTCTGTAATATCAAAGAATCTAGCTGCAAAAGCATTAGCTTGTGATTCTGTAGGATTATCTAAATTAAAATCTCTTAAAAGATCATCTTCAGATTTATAAATTTTATTAAAAGCTTCTTTAGATAAAGCACTTGTTTCTGCAGATTTTTTAGCTTCTTCTCTAGCAGCTAAATAATCATTTAGATTAGAAGCACTATTAATAGATTCTACTATATCATTAACTACTTCATCTTTACTCCTACTTTTATCAGTAATAGTATCATTTGAATCTTGTTGAATAGGACCAAATAATTCTTCATTCATTGTAGCAGTAATAGAATCATCTATGTCAAATTCAGTTGTTTCTGATATATTTCCAGATTCTGTATCACTATAATCTAAACCTTCATCATTAGATGCTTTAGAATCTACATCTTGTTCAGGAGATTCTGAAGATTTAGGTTTTTTCTTATTAACTTTCTCTTCAGTCTTTTCTTCACTAGTCTTAGTAGTTTGTTCTGAGACTTTCTCTTTAGATTTTGGAGAAGATTTTTCTTTAGTAGTTTCTTCAGATTCTGTTTTAAGATTTTGCATTTCTGTAAGAAGATCTATAGAAATCATTCTTTCAGCAAAATTCTTTTCTAGATTATAAGCTATTTCTTCTAATTTAGGATTTCTAGCTATAATATTAGATAAGTCATTCTTTTGAAGAATAAGTTGTTTATTATCTGCTATATGTTTTTTATAATGATTTTTAAAATTACTTTCTCCTAAATCTTTAACTCTATTGATAGTATCAATATTTTTTAATACTTCTTGAGCTGCTCTATTTCTTAAAGCAAATACTATACTAGAAGCATCTTCTTTTCCTTCTATAATAGATTGAACAGCAGTATTTAATTCATTATTAAGAGTTTGATCTAATGCTTGTTGTTTAATGCCTTCTTGTTCAACTAAAGCATATAATGTAGCTGCTTTCTTGTTCTTTCTAAAAGCAGGATATTTTTGAAGATTATCAATAGTTGGCTTTATGGCTTTTAATGTTTCCAAATAATTATTAGCTGTTACTTGATCTTCTCCTTCTAATGTACCTACTCTATCTTCATACATTTGAATTAGTTGATCTAGACTGTCAGCTTTTACATGTTTTCCTAATTGCTCTTCAAATTCATGTTGAGATAAAATTTTAAAAGCATCTGGATTCTTTTGAACAGTAGCTATCTCTTTAGCTGTTCTATATTTATTTAATCTATCTAATGCTTTTGTATATATTTTATTTAAAGTGGGTCCTGCAGCTCTAAATAAACCTCCACCAGCTGCACCTAGTAAGATAGAAGTTTTAAATTCTATATCATCAGTATATTTATCCCATCTTTCAGAAAATGATTCTCCTAACATTTTCTTTAATTCAGGATCACTTAAAGCACTAAACTCAGCTTCTTTTTGAATAACATGTTGAGTACCTTCTTCTAATCCTTCAGATACAGCATTCATACCATAATCTGATAGACTATTAGCAATTCTTTTTAATCTAGAATTAGCATTTTTAAATGAAGCAAATCCACTTAAAATACTATCAAATTGAAAAGCATCTATTAAAAATAAAGGCATATTAGCTAACATAGTAGTAGAAGCAGCTTTACCTGCATCTAATCTTAATTGTGCCTCATCATTAACATATTTATCATCTAGTTTATGAGCTTCAATAAAACTATCATAAGCCTCTTTAGCTTCCATACTAGATTCCATAATTCTACTAGTGAGACCTGCACCTACATTAGCTGTAATTCTAGCTGTTCTAGCTGCCCCTTTAGCTGTAGCACCAAGTCTCATTCCTAGTTTTCCTAATCCTTTTCCTACAGTACTAAATCCTTTAGCAGCAGCTATACCTGGAATCATAAGAGATAATGTTGTAGCAATACTTTCAGCATTCCCTGCCCAGAAAGTAGCATCAAACATAGCTTCCCATAAACTATCAGATTTAGATTGCATAGTTCTATAAATAGGATCAGTAAGATCATTCATAGATTCCTTTAATTCTCTAAATATTTTAGAAAATTGGTTTTCAAAATCTCCTACAATTTCTTCTCCAAATAAAGCTCTATATGTATTAGGATTAACTAAATATCCTAATGATTCTAGAGTACCTGCAGTGATTGCAGATACTCCTCTAACAGCTCCTTTACCTATTAATCCTAATAATGACTGTTGCTTAGCAAAATAATCTTCTCTTAACTCTGGATTAATTAAAGATTCATAATCCATATTTGTATCATATCCATCAGCTACATTATAATGTATAGGACTATTTTGAAGCCATTCTTTGGGAAGAATATTTTCTTCAGCAGCTTTTTTCATTATATCATAGTTAGATATAGGACTGTCATATAGATATGTTCTACCACTAGGAGAGTTTGGATCATCTATATATCTCTTTCCTGTTTTATCTACCTTGATACTGTTGGTTAAATCTGGAATCTCATTATCAATAAGATTCTCTTGGTTTTGAGTATTTATTAACATATTTATCTTTTAAAACAAATGGGGTTAATCTTTGCATTATATCATTATAACTAATATTGGTATAAGAAGGATCATTTTCATATCCCATTAATTGTCCTTTATTATTATATACAGGTTTTTGTAAAGTTACTGTAGCTTTTAATCCATCAGGAGTGATAAATTTATTCATAATAATAGGAGCTCCTGTTTCAGGATTTATAAATTTACTAGTACCCCTATTATTATCATAATAATGATTAAATATAGAATCAGCTATTGCAAATTTAGCTTTATCAGACTCTTGAGGTTTTCTTACAGCTCTAATAGTTTTTCCATTTTGCATAGTAATTTCTGCCAACATATAACCATTACCTGACCATCCAGTTGATACTGCTACCACTTTATTATCTTTAGGATCATATTCAATAGCATCTATCCAGTCATCTCCATCTTCTAATTTTTGTCCTTCAATAGCCCAATCTTTAATAGAATTAGGGAAAGAACCATTTTTAATTTTATCTATATCTTGTGAATATTTTTCTTCATATTTAGCTGATGGTACAAAATTAAATGCTAATGTAGCTTTATTATTTTTAGCCCAATTATCTTCCCATTCTATAATATCATTTCTAGTCACACTAGGATCTATCTGTTGCCAGTAACTAAAATCTTTATCTAATTGTTCATTAGCATGAGATTTTATCATTTCAGATTCTTTAGTATTATTAGTTTGAAATTCAGTTCCATAAGAACTTAATGCTCCAGGCATATATGATCCAGGTCTGTAAGCATTACCTCTTCCTAAACCATACTTTGCTACTTTAGCTAAATTTTCAATAGGCATATTATCTAAAGAAATAATTTCAGCAATAGCATCTTTACTTATTTCTGCATCATTAAATATCCCTTCTTGATATTTCTTAAATAATCCAAAATCATAACTAGTTTTATTTTCAACATCATTTCTATAGAAAGTTAAAGCTCCTTCATTACCTAGCTTATCTAGATCTTCCATAATATTATTAGTTAATCCCAGTTGTTGTCTTTCCTTTAAATAAGACATTGCTTCAGGATTACTCATTATTCTACTAATTATAGTATTTTTAATTCTTTCTGGAGATATAGTTACAGTCTTATTAGAAGAATCTGTTATAATACCTGTTGAAGGATCATATTTATATCCTAAATCTCTAGCAATAGTTTGAGGAGTAATTTCTTTTCCATATTTACTAACAAGCTCTTGTAAATCTACAGCTTTAGTAGAAGCCCAAGGAGTATAGGTTGCATTAGAACTAGCTCCACCAGATTGATTATATCTTTGTAAAGCAAATGCTAATCCTCTTTCATATTGATCTCTATTAATTTCTCCTTTTTCTAATCTCTTTTTTTCATCCTCAACATTCTTTAAATATTGTTGATATGCTTGATTTGCTCTTCCTAAATATCCTCTACTAGAAATAGCTTGTTGTTTTTCTTGCAATATCTGTCTAGCTCTTCTAGAAAGATCTTTATTATAACCAGATCTTAATAGTTGATCAGATAGATCATTAATATTTTCTTTATATTTATCCATCCATTGTTGTACTCCAGGTTTATCTACTTCTAATGCTGGAACATCAAATAAGCCTTCTTGATCTAATAAAGCTTGATATTGATCATGTTTTTGTTGCATCATTTGTGGTCCTATAAGCATTTCTTGTAGAGTCATTGGATTATATGTCAATGGTTGAAATTGATCATAGTAGTTAACTGCCATAGTTTATATTTTAATGTGAAATGTTGCACTTAGTTGTATACATATACATAATCTAAATGCAACAGATCACAAAGATACTAAATTATTAAAGTTATTCCAAATTTTTATGATTTTTTATATTTCACTTGTCCTAGAGCATCTAAATAATAATCCATACCCATAGTTTTAATAGTATTCCTATAAGCTTTTTCTCTACCTATACTTCCTAATCCTTGCATAGCTCCAGATAGATAATTTCTAATAGCAGTTCTTCTAGCAGCTCTATTTCTAGCATTTATATCATCAGTCATAGTTTTAGCTGAAGCATTATATTGTTTAGCTCTAGCTCTTTCTGAAGCATTAAATTGGTTAGTTCCTCTATTAAATTCTTTAGCTTGTACTCTTCTTTGTTCATTAACAGCTTCTGCTTGTAATGCAGCATCTGAAATTGCTTTTTGAGTTTGAGCATTTAAACCTAAGTTAGCAGCTAATATAGCAGCTCTTGAACCACCACTAGCATCAGCAAAAGATCTTCTAGCATTAGAAGCTTGATTTAATATAGGATTAGTATATGTATTTGGATCAATAGGATTATATTGTAGATAATCATTTAATTGTTCTGGTGTAATATATGTAGGATTAACCTTTTCAGCTTTACCTACTGTTGCAGCTCCAATTAAATTACCTAATACTGGAGCATATTGTAGCAATGAACCTAATCCTTGTAATTTCATAGCTCTTTCATGTCTCTTATAAGCTTGATAATCTTCAGGACTTAATGTGGCTAATTCTTCTGGTGTTAATTCAAAATCAGAAGTTGGATTAAAATTAACTTCATTTTCATGAGCAATAGCATTGCCTTCTAAGTCAGCTTCTAATTGATAAGGATCAAATCTTGGACCTGTTAATCCTGTTAAATCTCCAAAATTATATTTTCTATCCATCATTCTATCAAATTCTTCTTCAGTATCAATAGAAGGAATACTAGTTTTTTTTGTTGTAGAAGTATTAGTTTTAATTGGCTCAACAGTAGTTTTTTCATCTTCTCCTCCTTTAATAAATGGAGGATTAAAAGTATCCCCATAAGGTTTAGTATTATCAGGCAATATACCATTCCATCCACCTTTAATATCAGGAACTTTAAACAATTGTCTTTCTGGTGGAATTGGATATATTGGATCTGTTTTCCAATAATTTCCTCTATTAGGATTATCCATTCTAATATTAGTTTTATTAGATAATCTAGGATCTGAATTTAAATACCATCTACCATTTCTAAAATAAGCTCCATTTCTATTAGGACCAAATAAATCTCCACCTTTTGCAAATTGCTGTGGTTCTACAGGCATTTCTTGATTTAAAGGCTGTTCTAGCTCATTAGAGACATTTTCTTCTTCAGGCATATCAACTATACCTTGTTGTTCATCTATGACTTGTACATCCTCTATTCTAGTCCATTTCTCTTTTAAGAAATTTTCTTCTTCTTCAGTAATGGGTTCATCAATTAATCCTATATGATATAGTCTAGTATAATAATTTTTATTTTCTGTTAGATGATCTAAAGCTATTTCTCTAGCAGCTTCTATACTATCTGTATGTTCCATTTCAACTTTAATACCTACAGATATTTCTAAAGGATCAAATAATTCAGTAGCATTTTCTCTAACTTCTTTAGAAGCTCTACCACCTTTTATTTTTTCTTCTTTAATATTAGAAGCAGCTATTCTTTTTACTTGTTCATCTGTAACTTCTTTTAATTCATTGCCTAGATTTTCACTTTCACCTTCTACTTCTTTAATAGTAGGACTAGGTTCCATAGGTTCTCCATTTAAACTACCACCTTCAGCAAATGTGTTAGAATCTTCTAAATCTTTTTTCATATTATTTGCTGCTTGTAATCTAATCATCATTTCTTCAAACCCTCTTTTACTAATAGGATCATTAGGATGTTCTTCTATATCTTTAGCTAATATCTCACTAGCCTCAGCAAATGTTTTTCCTATTAGATTAGAAGGAAGATTTAATTCTTTGACTATATCTTCATCTAAAGTTAATCTATCTGAAAAGATATAATCTTGATATCTAGTTTCTCCTTCTTCAACTAAGTTTATATTTCCATTATCACCTATACCTTGTGGTATTCCACCTATAGGAGATTCTTCATGACTTCCACCAGTATTAAAAGAAGTTAAACCACCTTCTGCAAAATATTTTCTACCCATTAAATTATTTATATTTCCTCCATCAGCAAAGCCATATGCTTTACCCATGAAACTTTCTAATGTAGTCATAGTGTTTAATCCTCTAGCTTTATTTTTAGCTCTTCTTTCTTTTCTCTTGGCTTTTTTGTTTCCAAAGATAGATTTAATACCACCAACTACAGCACCACCTACAGCACCTATAGCTGATCCTACAGGACCAAAAGTAGATCCTAATCCTGCTCCAGCTCCAATAGATCCTATCATAGCTTGTTTAGTGTCAAAATCTTTTTTAACTTTAGACACATCTATATATGTAGGATCAAAGTTATTCTCTTCATCAACATCAGCTTGTTGGTTTTCTCCTTGAGATGTTATTTTAGGAGAAGAAAATAATGTTGATATATTGGACACAGTACTTACAGGATCTATGCTTCCTAAGCTAACTCCTTGTTTTGGAATTATGGGATTAACTGCTTGTTGAGTTAATGTCTCAGGAGCTTGAGCTGTTAAATTAGGATTAATAATAGATCTGGCTACCATAGGAGATTCTAAAGGTCCTCCATCATATAATTGATTAGTATAATAATCTAATCCTAATAGTTCTCCTCCATTAGCATGTTTCCATTTTTTAGCATTTTGAGCAAATATAGCCCTCTTCCTAGTTAATGGATTTTTACTATGTGTTAACTCTTCAGTGGTTTTACCTGTTCTTTTTTTAGTAGCATTAAATTTACCTCTATTTTCAGGTTTTATGTGTATACTCATTTTACCACCATTTTCAAATTTACTATTTTTAAAAAATTCTGCTCTTTTTTTCATAGTGGTAGTTTGTTTAGGATCAAATTTAGTTCCCTGCATCTTAAATAAATATTCTACAGCATCATTAATATCTTTACTATTTAAATTTTCTATCTTAAAAGATTCTTCTCTGCTTGGTAGATATTCATTAATATAATAATTCATTTGAGATTCTATACCATCTTCAAGTTTATTTTCTTTTAAATATGTTTTATATTTACCATATGGCATATTAGAATCTTCTATATAATTTTTTCCTGTAGTCTTTTTCTCTTTTGGAGTTGTTTTTCTAAGATTTTCTAAAGAAAATAGTCCATAATTAATAATTCTATTATCTCCTTCTACAGTAGGCATTTGAGTTTTCTTATAAGAAAATAAATTATTTAAATCATTATTATATAAAGTTTCTCCATAACTTAAAGCCATCAATGCAGAAATAGCATTTTCATTTAATCCTAAATTCTTACCTACATTATAAAATTCTCTCATTCTATTAGTAACACCTTCATCTAATAAATATTCTGGGTGTATAATAGATGTGTTAGGTGCTCCTAATTTTTTATCATGCATATATTGTAAGATCTTTTGAGCATTTCCAATAGGATCAGTTTGATAAAGAGAATCTATAGTGTGTATTTCAGGTCTTCCAGATAATCCTAATACATTTTTAGGATTGTTGTATCCTTGGATATAAAGACCTGCACCTCTTTTTGAAATATCTTTATCATTATTATGAATTGCAAATAAAGCTCTATTTAATATTCTTTTAGCATCTTGATCATTTCTAATTTTACTTTTTGTATATTTATTTGGCATTATATAGAATATTTAACATTAATATCATGTAATATAACTTTCCTATTATTATCATTCTTTAATCCTAGTTTAATGAATTGCCATCCATTTCTCATTCTAATTAAAGATTTTGAGTGTCTAGGAACAGGTGTTCTCCATATTCTAAATCTTTCTTTTAGATTATTACCAAATATTAATGGAACTTCTTCTGAATTTTGTCTCTCATTCCAAGAATGTATATAATTATATGTTTCATTATATACATCTTTATCCCATTTATTATTTTCTAAAGAATAACATTCAGATCTAAATTCTATGTTATCATATGTTTTATCTAAATCATAATTTTCATTAGATATAATAGTAATAGAACTATCTTTTAAATCTCCATAGAAACTATTATAGTCTCCTTCAAATTGAAGATATAAATGTTCTATATTATTTACTATATGATCTGTTAAGAAAGTATCTTTATAATTAATAAATATATTTGGTGTAATATCCATAAATTCAGTAAAAGCATTAGCAGCTTCACTAAATATTAATGATTCTGTATTTTTAAAATTAAAATATATTTCATCATTATTATTATGAAAGAAAGAATTAAAATCTTGAGATAAATCTATATTAGACATATAAGAGTGGAATCCATAATTAGTAGAGATATCTTGCATTCCTTCTCCTGTAATCTTATTAATAGAACTATTAGTATCATCTATATAATAAATTCCAGTATTGGAAGAACATACACCCCACTTATTAGTAGTTCCAGATTTAGTTGTAATATATCTTTTATCAGATAAGAATTGTCCTGTTCCTAATTCAATAGGTACTCCATCTGAAGGAGTTAATTGAACTCTAGGATTAATAATAAGATAACTTACAGCAGTGTCTTGAAATCCATACATGAAACTATTAAATTCTTGTAATTTTCTAATTTCACCATATTGACCATCAAGATCTATAAATTCATTTTGAAGAATATTAGTAGCATTATCTATTTTAGATCCTAATGTTTTAGTACTACTAGCAATTATCTTATTAGGAAAATTAGTTTGTACATCTACATCTGAAGGTATTTGAGAATAAGTAAATAGATCATTTAACTGATTATACACTTCATTAAATTTATAATATTGTTCAGGTTGTGTATATTTAATATCAGTTAATTTATCTGAGTTATCTATTCTTCTATCTAAGTCTATAGTAGATTCTACCATAAATGATAACACTTCTGCAACTCCATTTGTAGCTTGTGTATCTGTAATATATGATTTTAAAAGATTAAATCTTTGTAGATAAATATCTCCTTGATCTGCAATAATATCAATAGGTTTCTGTATAGTATTAGAATATTCTATAGGAACTTCTTTACTACATACTATATATAGATTATTGTTATTATCTGTTTCTCCATATTGTCCAGATTCTCCAGTTATCTTTCTACTAAGTTCTATTATAGGAAATTCTTTAGTAGTCCAATAATAGGTTCCTTTTTCTCCATGCTCTATATCAGAAATAGGAGCATACTTAATATCATTATAGGCTGTAAATACATCATCTATTGCTTTATCTGTATTACTTTGGAAATGATAATAAGGTTGAACATTATCATATTCAGGTAATTCTGCTACAGCAGGAAAAACTATATGTTGAGATGTTTTACCATGATATGTTAAAGTTTTAGTAGCATCTCTATCAGTATAATGAAGATCTATATCTGAATTATATTTTATAGATTTACCTATATTCTTCATAAATAAATCAACAGTGCCATTATTAGCTCCTCCATACTGTTTTTCACTATCAGTTCTCAATAAAGTATATTTATCTGAAGAATCTTTTTTAATAGGATCAAATCCATAATAAGCTCTAAAATAAGAAATTTTATGATTATTAGTAGGGCTATCATAAGTAAAAATCAATCCTTCTCCATTACTAAGATAGCCAGGTCTAAGATAAGTTAAAATTCTATCTTCATATCCTGGAATACTAGCACTAACAGTTACATTCTTATTATTAGTAGTGTCTAATGTTGTGGAAGATGATAATGTCCATCTATTAGTTGTTATTCCAACCAATTTAACTTCACAAGAGTTTAAATCTAATTTGGGTTGATCTGGAAAAGATATTTCAGGAGACCACATATTTACAATACTACTATCTCCATAAACACAATAGTTAGAATCAGTAGTATCTGCTATAATACTTACAGGATTATAAAAAGTTGAATCTTTTGCATCAAATTCTATATTATCATATACATAACTATCAGGTTGACCTAAAGGTCCTACAGTTAAATCTGCTTTTCCACATAAAGGTTGAAACACTCCTTTAGCTGGAAATATTGCATGTGTAGGCATTTTACTAGAAGTAGCTACTGTCTTTTTATCAGGACTATTAATTCCCATATTTCTAGTTAAATAATCAGGCATAGCCCAAAAACCAGTATCTCTTTGAGTTCTTTGAAAGATGGTGGGAGTTAATATACCCTGAGATAGTATACTAGAATTTGAAGTATCTCTTTTAACTCTAACTATTCTAGCTCTAACTATTCCAAAGTCTTGTACTAGTATCTTACATAAACTTATGGGAATTGTAAAAGTTACTCTAGAATAATTAGCAGATATGTTAACATTTAATCCATTTTCAATTTCATTAAAAGGAGCTTCTGTATAAGATTCTAATCCACCTCTAGGATTAGATTTGATATTATTTATTCCTCTAGGTATATAAACATCTTTTAGATATATTACTTCTAACCATTGACCATATTTGTCACAGAATTGTATTCCAAATCTATAAGTTTCCCCTCTTTTAAAAGAAGTTTTAATTTTTCCTTTTTGATCATTTTGATATGGATTATATTTCAAACTGGATTGTATATTACCTTTCCATGTTTCACTAGCAGCAACTGAAGTGCTATTAACATCTTGAGTGAAATTTTGTTGTTCAATAGGTAATATTGTATAAGTATCTATAATTTGAGTTTCAGCTCCTATACTATATTTAATAAAGTTTGGACTGGCATTGATTAAATCATTATCACTACTTTTATAAGTTCTACTAGTTTTATCAAAATCTAGTTCTTCTGCTCCTTGAAAATTATATTTACCATTAGGATCTATTAAATCTTGTAAATTACTATGTTCTTCTTTATAGTTAGCAAATATTAATCTATTTGAATGTTGAGCAATACAATTAGGAATTAAAAAATCTGATCCTAAAAAAGATAATTGTTCTAATGATACATCTTCTAGTGATACTAAACCATTATCTTTATAATTTAATGTTAGATTTCCTGTAGGAATTTTAGTATTTCCATCTTTGATATATTCATCTTCTAATTTACCATCATAGATAAGACTAATCTTAGGAAGACTATTATATTCAGTTCTATGTATTCTATATAATTTTATATTAGAAAATCCTTGTTTAGGAATTCCTCCTATTGTTATATCAAAAGCTACAGGAACACTAGTATCTTTTTCATATCCCTTACCTGTACTAGTAATAGCATATAATTCACTTAAACCACTAAGTTTAGATTGAGCTCCATATTTTCTATATAAATTATATCCATATTGAATCATTCCTGCTTTAAATAAACCTCCAGTAGTTTGGCTGACTTCAATATTACCATAGCCAATTTCAGGAACAAAATCTATAACACTAATATCATTCTCAGCTCCATTTGCTATATTTACATATCTAGGTTGATTTAAACCATCTATCCAATATACTTTTATAATAGAATCAGACTCATACCATCCTATAGTTTCTATCTTATGTTGAATATTAAAATTCATATTTCCTTCTAAGATAGTAATCATTTGATTAGTTTCTGTATCTATTCTATAAATTCTATCAATAGCAGGATTTTCTTGATGTGTAAATAATACTATATAATTTTTAACTTCACAATGTCCTAATATGATTCCTTTAATTGCTAAAGTATTTTCTTTATCATCTGTTACAACATATTCTTTATTACCTCTTTCATTAGTTACAGCAAAAGTAGTTTGACTATCTGTAGCTAATAGTCTAGCATTTCTTATTTCATAAGCATATTCATTACTAAACTTAGATTTTGAGATATCTTGATTAATTCCTTTAATCAAATGTTTTTCAATCTTAGGTATTCCCATATTATTGTGTTCTTAAATATTCCTTACTTCCTAATGATGCATAATATTTATCATGTTGTTTTAAGTCAGGAATAAGTCTATTAACTATATTTGTAAAGTTTTCTGCTTCATCTAATGACATTTGATGTAATTGAGTACTAGCTCTACCAATAGACCAAGCATATCTTTGTTCTACCATTTGAAGTACTTGATAAGGCATTCTCATATTTTCTACTAGTATAGTATAATATTGAACTTTAATATAATCAATTAAAGCTCTCATAATAGCAAAGTTTTCAGGAACCATTGGCATTCCATCTTCATCTACTACTATACCTCTATATGCCATTTCTACATATCCATTTCTAAAAGAAGTATAAATCATTCCATTATTAATAGTATATGTTAAATCAGAAGGTCCTTCTTGATAACAATATTGTTTTTCTGTAGGATGAAATGTGTCTGTAGATCTTCTCATTGGAATAAAGGCTTTATCATTGTTATGATGCCTCATTCTTAATTGTACTTCTTTAACAAAATTACAAGGTAATTTACCCATGTAATCTTTTATTTCTATATCTAAATCTGTTTTATAATCTCTAAGTAATTTTGGAGAGTTTAATATCTGAAAGAAATCAGTAACATAAATTACTACTGCTTCATAATTTAAATCAGCCATTATATTATTACTTTTAAGTCTATCTAACAGTTCAACTAGTTTTACATATCTCATATTTCTCTTGTTCTAATGCATCTATTTTATGTTCCCTGATATTTTTAGAAAACTGTCTAGACATTATTCTAGCAGGTTTATATTTCAAAAATCTTAGTTTATCATATCTATTAGCAATATCTGAAACAGTATATCTTATCTGATACATATAACCATCAGAATGTTGATTTAACAAATAAATAACTTGTTTATTCTCTTTAGCTTCTGGATCAGATTCCCATAATTCTTTAGTAGCTTTATAATTTATAGGAAGATTATTAACTAATTCTCCATCTTCAAATTTAGGACTTTTAAAATACTTTCTAATTCTTATTTGTCCTAATCTATAAGGAAACTTTATATCCATAGCTTTTTCAGAAATAAGAAAAGAATATTGTTCCATAATAAAATCTAAAATTTCTTTATATTTTTTATATGGAATTTTTTTACAATTCTTACAATAGTATTGCCAATAATCTTTACAACTATATGAATTCTTAAATTTATGTTCTCTTTGTTCACTCATAATTATACTCTAGATCTTTGATCTTCAATTCCTTCTCCATCATTAATAACATCTTTAGGTCTTTGTATTCTAGTAAGTTCTTCTAATGTCAATTTAATAATAGGATCTACCATAGAATTATTAATAGGAAATTCTTCTTCATAATAATCGCCTTCATTTCCATTAGCATAATATACTTGAGAAGGATCAGAAAAAACTCCAAATATTAAAACTTTAGTTAGGTTAGTAAAAGATGAATTAAAAGATTTTAAATATAATCTCTCATTTCCTAATGCTACATATAATAAATCTTTTGTCCATCTATTAGATCCAACAGTAGGTAATCTTTCAAATGTAACTAAATTAAAAGGAATTGCTGTATAATCTGTACTCATTATAATAGTAGTAGCTACTCCAGCTTCTTGTGCAAAATCTACCATTTCAGGTATTTTATCTACTGATCTTAATAGCACTTCTGAATATTTAAGATCAGGAACAACTCTAATTTTTTCTAAAGGAACATTTAATGTTTGATAACAAGACCTAGGTACAGATTTTCTAGCATCCTTGTAGTGTTGCTTTAGAAGAAAAGCTCTTTTATCTATTAAAATATTATAAATATATTCTTCAGAAAAATCTTGTATAGAATCATCTGAATTAATAGATAAGAACTGTAATACTCTAAATATTAGTTCTCTTGTTTTCATTCTATTTTATTTAAATTAATTTACAAAGATACAACATTTTATAGCTTTTTCCAAACTTTATTTTTAAATACATAATCTGTTGCTCCTGTAATTTTAGCATTAGGATTTCTATTTACATATGTTGTTTTAAACCCCTTTGTTCCATATTTTATAAATAAGAATTTCTTAGGAATATTTTCTAATATCTGATCTATAGTATCTCTAGATTGATATTCTATTTTATATTGTTTTCCTAAATCTATAACATCTAAATCTAGATATGGAGATCTATATGTTGCTTTTATTGTTTTTATGATTGTATCTTTAAGATATAAGGTGTCTATTACCTTATTTAAGAGGAGATTTTGATTCTCTTGAGTAATTGTTTGATTAACTTTTAAAAGTCTCTTATATTTAATATTTAGAGCCTCTATTTGTTTTTTAGAATCATCATTAATATTTTTATATTCATTAGTAGTTACTATCAAAGATTTAATAGTAGCTACATTAAGAGAATCTTTAGTTTTAAAATTAACTATTTCTGTAGTGAGAGCTTCTTGATTATGAGATAATCTTTCTATATTAGCTTTCTGTTTTTTAATATATTTAGCTTGAAAACTAATAGTACATATTAAACCTAGGAGTACTATAAATACTCCTAAGTATAATTTCCATTTTATATTCATATTATTCTATTGTTATAGTTATTTGATCTGTAGCTTGTTTAAGCTTGTAATAGAGGTCTTTAAAAGTCTGAGTACTGTTAGAAACCCAACCATCTTTAGTTTTTTGTCCTACTAGTAGGCAGCCAAGGGAATTGGATGCTTCATTTCCTACATGTATCAAAACACCTTCAAATCCAGGAACATCTAATAGTCTAGGGAGTTTGCCTTCACAGAAAGTTGCCCATGATCTATTTTTAAATTTAGGACTTACTACATCTAAAGTAATTTGATAAGTTCCTTTAGGAATAGCAGTTTCTCCATATACTTTTTTAGATTGAATTTCTGTAACAGACATTTCACTAGTTAAACCTCTATCTGTATCTTCAATTGCATCACATTGATAAATACCATCAATATATAATTTACCTTCACAATAGTTATCTTGATTATTTATTCTTTTTAAAACTAACTTCATAACTTAAAAATTTATATAAAACAAAAAATGCCCCCTATCAATTAAGATAGAGGGCTGTTCTAATAAAATCATGGAAAAATTACCTGAATAGTTTATGTTTTTCTGCCATAGTTCCATATAGATATGTCAAGAAAATAAAATATGCCTTAGCTTCAGGATATGGAAAAGAATCATCAGTTAAAGATTTATATGTATTATAAGCAAGTTCATTAATAGACTTACCTTCATATTTTTCTTTAGCTTTCTTCTTGTTCATAATAAAATTAAAATCATATTTATTTACAGAAGAGAACTCTCCAGTAAAATGTAGATTATTATTTTTCCTAGCTCTTTCAGTTTCTTCAACTGACCAAGGCTCATCATCTTCAAAATCTAATAGAAGCAGACCACATTCAAGCATTTCTTTATTTAAATGATATCCATGTTCTTTAACATGTTCCATCATTCTAATATCACAATATTCTTTTTCTTTACCACTTTTCTCAGAAAACCTATTATGCATAGATTCTTGTTCAAATGGTTTATTAGAATATCTTCTAGACATGTTCATATCATCATTATAGTTTCTCATATTCTTGAAGCCTTTGTTTTCAAAGTCTTGTCTGAACTGATCACTAAACATATCTGAATCATATCCAGAGGTTCCAAATAGTTTACTCATTAAATGTCTCATAACTGATCTGTTTTAACTTGTTCATTTTTAGCATTATTAAATAAGGTTTTTAGAGATTCTAGATCAGATCTTTCAATCTCATATGTTTTATTACTAATTAAGCTTGCTAAACCTTTAGGAACATTAGGAAGATCTCCAAGTTTAAATTTAAATCCTCCTGTTTCATCAATTAATTTGAGATATTTATCTAACAGTCTATCAAAGTGTAGATTACCTTCAGAATCTGCTAGTAAACTAACAAAAGAACCTATTTTGTTTTCAACTATTTCATCTACTATAGGAAGCATTAGTTTAGTACCAAAACTATTTCCTGTTAGTTGAATTATAATATTCTTAATCCATCTAGGAGCTACTTGTTTAAAAATTTCTACATCTGATATCATAATTTATTCCTTTCTTTTAACCATTGTTCAAATTCAAATTGATGTTTTCTATACTCTTCTAAATCTTCTAATTTTTGCTTATTAATTTCAACTGCTTTAGATTTACAATCTTTTATCACTTTTAATAAGTTTTCAGAAATTATTCTACCTTCTCTAGTAGAGCTAAATTCTTCTTTAAACTTATTAAGAAGAAACAATTGAAAATGCTGATTATAGAGATTATTAGCTTCTATAAATTCAGGTATTGAATTCATAGTCAACATATCTGATTCAGAAACACTAGATAATTCTACTAAGATTTCTTCAGATACTGATTTAGGCAATTTCTGAATATTATTATTAGTTAATTGTCCTAATTTTTCTTGTGCTAATTGAGCTTGTTCTGCTAATTGTTCTGCAATACTTTTCATAGTAATATAAGATTAAAAAGGGGAGAACTTAATCTCCCCAATTAATTATGCAGCAGGAGTACTAGAAGAAGCAGCTACTCTAGGGCAACTACATGATCCCCAAGGACCATTAGCTCCTTCATAACCTGTTACTACTGGAGTCTCAGGTAATACATTTACTCCATAGATTACACCACAAGTTTTCTTATCAGTATATCTATCTGAATGGTTTTGAGCCAATTGGAACTGCAATTCCAAAATCTTTTGCTCATAAGGTTTAGCTTGCTCTAAAGCAGCAATCTGTTTTTCAACTTGACAGAACTTGTCATTGAAATAATTATAAATACCAGTTTTTTCTTGCAAATCTTTGATTCTAGTATCATAGATTGCTCTAGTCAATGCTACATTATCTTCACATTGTTTAGCAGACATATATACTTCAGAAGGAGTATATCCAAATCCACTTACACCAGCAGCACCATATCCTAAAGTGTTATTAGCTATAATGGTTTCTCCACCACCAATACCACCTAAAAGATTACCACCATTTTTTACTAGTGCCCACAAACCTAGAGCTGTACCTGCAATTCCTAATCCAAGACCTGCACCTGCCACTCCCTTAGAAGCAGCATCATCTAAACTTCTTGCCATTGTTTTAAAATTTAAGTTGTTAGTTAGTTAGTTTATATTGGAATATTGGCCAATTAATTCCAATACAAAGATACTAAGTTTAGATGAGAAATATTCAAAATTTTTAAAAACTATACAATTTACTATAGCTATTCTTTATAGCTTTCCATAATATTTTATAAAAGCAAAGCCTTTTCTATGATCTAAATAGTCCTCTATTTCTTCATTTTCATATGCTTCTATCTCAAAGGCAGATGCTTTATAAGCTTTGTGATTAATTTTTGATATATCAAATTTTTCTTTTTTGATTAATGTTTTAAATATATTATATATTAAAGATATTAAATATTCTACTCCATATATAATATAATACATTAAAAAATAGATAGGTAACCACCACCAACTATAGAATATACATAATATAGCAAATGGAATTAAGAAAGCTATAATACACTCTTTATATTGTTCACAGTGAATTAATTCATGTCTTAAAGATGAAGGCATTAAACTTTCTTTCTTTGTAAAAATGTAGCCAAACAACATAATTGTACTATATCCTTTAAATAAGATTGTTTTAGCTAATTTACTATTATAAAATACTTTACTCATAATCTTATGGTTGTGGAGTTTGATACATTATACCAGCAGCTCTTAAATTAGCCAATAATTGATTAAATTGAGCTTTAACACCTTCTAGATCAGTATCAGCTTGTAAATCTGTTAAATCAGCAGCTTGTTTAACTAAACCTAAAGTATCAGGAGTGGCAGAAGTAGTAGCACTAATAGTATTTTCTAATTTAACTTTATCTGCTGCAGACATAACTCCTGCTTTAGTTGTAGTTGCTGCATTAATAGTATGTGTAACATTTGCAGTTGACCAAGTTCCAGTAGAAGCCTTATATAATATAGAAGCATTATGACTAACAGTATTAGTTGAATAACTAAAATTAGTTAATTTATGAACTATACCAGTTATATTAGTACTTGCATTAGTTACAATATTAGCTAACAAATTATAATGATCCACACTCATCACTCCTGTAGTGTCACTAGAAGCAACAGGAAAGGCAGTGCTAATACTTTTAGAAGAAAAACTATTACTAGTTTTATTATAAGTAATATATCCTGAAGTAATATTTAAAGCATTATCTTTAGTTTCTAATATATGACTGATAATAAAAGATTTTTTTTCTATTAATGCATTATCTAATTTATTATCTTGTAGATATTTACCCATATTAGCACTAAGAGCTTTGTCTGTATCAGTACTAATTAAATCATCTACAATATCTCTCATATCATCAGCAGCCCAAACTACATTACCATTATCATCTAGTTTAAGAACTTGGTTAGATTTTCCATTTGTAGGAGGTAAAGTGTTCATATCTAAAAATTTTATCTTAGATTTACCTTGAACACCTAATAAATCTCCATCTTTAGTATTTAAAATTATAGAAGCTCCAAAAGGCAATTCTTTATTTCTTAGAACTGCCTTAGCTTCTTCTTTTGTATTATATGTTATCATTTTAAATTATATTTAATCCTTTATAGTAATCTACAATTAATTTGTCTAATGTGGGATTATCATACAAAGAAAAATTAGTCCATAAAACAAAATCCTGTATGTATCCTTTAAAATAACACTTTCCATTCTGCCATACACAACCTAAATGAATATAAGAATCATTTTGCTCTTCAGACAAACTACTATAATCTAATTCACCTAGTTTACCAGGAGTAGATATATCTCTAACCCAAGTACCATTAATACAGATATGTGCTCTGGGAGAATTTTGTGTAGCTGTTAAAGAGTCAGCTTGAAAATCTACCATTACATGATACCATTTATTTGCTGTCATAGAAGTACTTGAGTAGGCTGCTGCAGCAGATCCTGAACCAGCATAACATTCAGCACAGAATTTATTACTTTGCACACTAGGACTCCATCCTAAAGCATAACCAAATCCTTTAGTATTTAATCCAAAAATTGTTCCTCCTAAAACTCCAGAATAAGAATTGTTTGTGGAAGTTTGTTTTATTAACATAGAAGCACAAACTCTTTTAGGATGTTTTACTGACAAATCTAGTTTTATATCAGTAGTACTACAATATAAAGCTTTTCTTCCAGCTACTCCTTCTAAAAAAATATATGTAGATGGCCAACTAGCCCAACTATATGGTTTATATACTTGATTAGGATTTGAACTTGATGGTATTGGAGTTTGATCTAAACTATTATTAAATTCACAAAAATGAATAGGATAGTTTCCAGTTTCTTCACTTATTTGTTGTATAATTGGAACTATACTAGAAGATGTAGGCCATACTTTCTTTCCATTCAACCAAGCTTCTTTAACATTTCTTCCACCTATTTTCATGGAAGCAATTTCTTTTCCATTTAATGTTAATCCCATAATTATTCTAATACTATATATAAAATACCTGCTTCAGATCCTGGAGTACCTCCATCTAATACTTGTATATCAGAAACTTTTAATGTGGAAGTAGATCTAACATAATTTCTATCATTAGTTAATCTACTAATATTATCATTAGCTTTTACATAAGAACTAGCTGCAGTACCTCCTAATTGAGTAGCATTTGTTGCAGTTGTTGCATTTCCTGTAATACTAATACCCCAAGTTCCACTAGCACCTGCTCCTGTTTTATTTGGAAACTTTTCTGCTGCCCATGATTGAGTTGCTACCAAATTATTATTCATATATAGATTTCCCCATCTTCCTTCACATAATGCAGTACTATTTGCACCACCACCTGCTTTCCAAGTAATTTTTGTAACAGCAGTAGAACCTGATAGAGTTCTATAATTCATAAATATTTCAGAATTAGTAGAATCAAAGTTAAATTCTTGTCCAGTAACTCTTATAGTAGTATATCCTGTACTAGTATTAAACTTTGATAATGGAGCAAATTGACCATTAGCCCAACTCTGTGTAGCATAACCACTTAATGCAGAACTAGTGATAAATCCACTATCATTAGTTAAGTGACTTGTACTTGTGGGTATATTAACTGTAGCTGCAGCACCATTAGGATCAAATGTTTTAGCAGAGAAAGTTCCAGCTTGGAATGTTAGATTATATATAGTTTGATGTGATGTTAGATAACCTTTATTATTTACCCAAGTTTGTGTTGCATATCCAGTAATATCTGTTTCAGTTAATATTTTCTTATAATTTGTTTTTGTACCTACATAAGGTTTTCCATCATCTTTAACAAATAAATAAGTATTAGAAGGGAAATTATATATAAAAGCTCCTATATTATCATAATAACCAACTGCCCCTTTTGAAGTAGAACTTCTTAAAAAATGAATAACACTTTCTGTAGAACTACTTGAATCTAATATTAATAAATTAGAACCACTAGACTTGATACTTAATTTTCCAGTAAGATTTCCACCTGTTAATGGGAGATAACTACCTAAATCTGTTACAGTTGCTAATTTTCTTAAACTATTAGTATTCGCTCCATAATAAGCACCATCTGATTTTACAGCCAATGTTTCTCCTGTAACATTCTGAAGAAAAGAACCCAAACTCTCATAGAAACCAACAGTTCCTTTATTAACACCTCCCCTGCTAAAATCAATAGATGATTGACTTGCATGAGTTGAGTTTATAGTTAATGGATTTGATTTGGAAGAAGATATTGTTCCTCCACTTAGAGGAAGATAATTACCTAGATCAGATGTAGTAGCTAATTTAATCCATTCTCCATATGTTGTACTATTATAAGGCATATGCCTATAATAAAGACCTTTTTTACTAGCTTCTGCACCACCTGGGAACCATAATTGATTTGCCCAATGAGCATTTCTTGAATTTACTTGTAATACAGTTCCATAATTAGTAGGACCTCCTGCACTAGATGCATCATAAGCATCTAATACTTGTAGATATCCACCATAATTTCTATTTGGTGCTAAATCATTTGTCCAAGTGTTAGCTTTAAAAGCAATTCCATTAGAGTCTAAGATTATTTGTCCTGTTGCTGTATCTCCAGTTTTCTTAAGAAAATTACTTGTACTACTATTAATCTTTGATACAACCCAATTAGTATCAGCTAAAAATTTCCAACCAGTAGTACTATTTCCTGAAGAAGGTATATATTGTCTATAAGCTATTCCTGTGCCATCAATATCTGCAGCCAATTGAAAAGCATTATCATTTACCCAGAAATAAGTTAAGAACATTCCATCATTAACATTCTTACCTGTATTAGAATCAGTTCCTGGAGAACCTGCTGCATCTACTGTAAATGATGATATATATAAAACATCATTACCAGTTTTTGCTAAATTTAGATTTGTCTGTCTAAAATTACTAGTAAATCCAGCAGCTGATTTAATAACTCCTTTAGAATATATTCCATTAGTAGGTATATTAGGAGCACCATTAGCATAACTATCTGAAACACATAAACTTCCTACATAAACAGGACAAGCTGCATTTTGGGGAGTATAAAATCCAATACCTTTATGACTAGAATCTCCACTTTGGTTATCTATAAATGACCCAGCATCTCCAAAAGTTACTTTATTTGTATGTAAGTTGTTTATATATGCAGCATTAAAACTCTGATCTGAAGTCCCAAGTAAACCTGATCCTCCACTAGCTAATGCAACTTTAGAATGAGGCAATAACCCATTAGTTCCTGCTTTAATATAAGTAAAATACTGTCCATCTTTATTTGTTAATGTTGCATGATTATATGTATTTGTAGTATATGTTACTGGATTAGTTAGGTTATATTTATCCCAGATTTCATAATAAGTTCCATTATGTGTAATAGCCCACTTATCTCCTGCATATCCAAATGCTCCTAACTGAGAGGCTTGTGAATCTATAGCTTGTATAATACAATAATTATCAGCATCAGTGGACTGTAATCTTAATTTGATATCTATACTTTGTTTTATTGTAAGTTGTCCAGTTAAAGTACCTCCAATAAGTGGCAAGTAATTAGCTAAATCAGTTGTACTTGCTGGAGTTGGTAGATTATAAGTATCCCATAATAAATAAGAAGATCCATTTCTGTCATGTATTAAATCAGAAGCTGTACTAGATATATATGTTGGAAAATTTACAGTACCAACATACATTCTTGTTGAACCATTATAATTCCATGTTCTTAATACTACATAAGCAGCAGTTCCAGCTACATCATTACATGCTATTCCATTTCCCACAGGAAATCTAATATTTCCAGTCATTGTACCACCAGAAAGTGGTAAATAAGAACCTTGTATACTAGTAATAGAATTTTGTAATAATTTACCTTGTTCTGCAGATAAAACTTTATTAGTACCACCAGATGTTAAATTATTAACTATATCTGCATGATATAATACTTCTGAATTATCAGAGCCTCTTTTAAATGTAAGTGCATATTTTGTTCCTGTAGTATATAAATCTCCAATAAATTGAAATTTATTTCTAGTAGATCTGAAATTAGTGTAATTATCTCCTGTAAAGATTGCCAAATATTGATTATTAGTATTTATTATTAATGATCCATCATTAGCTGGAGAGCAATTTAAACTAACAGTTTTATTATCTCCAAAATAAAGAAAAGATGAGGATGGAACAATGTTAGTAGTTTTTAATCTCTTAGTAGAAGAATCCCATGAGGTAAACATTCCATTAACCATACTATTATCACCATCTCTTAAAGCTAAGCATTGAATGTCTCCAATTTCTCCAGCTTTAAATCTATTATCAGATTCATCAAAGATAATTTGATAGTTAGGTTCTGTTCCTCTATCTATTTCTAATCCTGCAATTCCTTTAGTAACTCCAGCTCCTACTTCACCTTTGTTTAATAAAAGTAAATTATCTTTTATTTCTACAGTTTCTGCTTCTGTAACAAAAGATTGACCTTCTACTAAAAGATCTCCTTTAAATGTTGCATTCTTAGCAATAAAATTAACATAATCAGTATCAGCTGCATTTCTAACAGAAATAGCATCACTTTCATGTTTAATCTTATTACCAGTATTATATTTTAATTGAAATGTAGAATTAGTTGTTCCTAAATCAGTATTCTGTTCATGAGTATCTCCTTCTAATGCAGTAAGTCTATTATCATGTTCAGTATCTTTATTTGTAGATCTAGCAATTTCATTATCTAATTTTGTTTCAATTCTAGATTCTTCTGATTCAGCTCTATCAGTTTCAGTTTCAATCTTAGTATTTAAATTAGATTCAGCATCAGTTGCTCTTGTTGTTTCAGCATCTATTTTTTTATCTAATCTATCATCTTCAGTGGTAGATCTATTAATCTCAGAATCTAACTTAGAATCTATCCTTAGATCCTCATCAGCAGACCTTTTAATCTCAGCATCAAGTTTTGCATCAATTCTTTGATCTTCTTTGATAGACCTATCTATCTCTTTATCTAGTTTAGTTTCTATTCTATTTTCAGCATTAATAGCTCTATCAGTTTCAGTTCTGATAGACTGCATAGCTGATTCAAAATAATTAGTTAGAGTATCACTTAATATTTTTCCTTGTTTAGCAGACAATACTTTAGTAGGATCATCAGTAGTTAAATTGTCCACTATATCTTGTTTACTAACAAAATTATCTGGAATATCTACAATAAAATCTTTATACTGATTTAAAAATTTAAGAGCTTGTTCTAAGGTTTTTAAAACTGTGCCTCCATCATCTCCATATAATTGAGATTCCATTTCAGCTCTAAGCTCTTCAATTTTTGTTTGAATTCTTTTTAAAGTATTGTATTCATCAGACGCTCCTCCAATAAGATTAATAACTGCTGTGTTAATTTGATCTAAAGTCCATTGAACTCTAGCTATTGTATCAGGAATATCTGCATCTACTATTTCAGATCTGATTTCTTCACTTGTTTTATGAATTGCTTTATCACTTACATGTTCTTGTAATTCTTTATCAATTCTTTCAATTTCTTCTTCATCATCATCAATAGTAGGTTCTATTAAACTGGTTTGAAAAGTGTACTTTCTTAACTCATTATTTTTATCTAAAGCAAAGAATGTTAGACCATAATATCTTTTCTGTACAGGTACTCTATTAAGATATTGTTCTAATGTCTCCAAATTACTTTTGGAAACAATCCTATCATCAATAGGATCATTTCCTTGCATGTTAAAACCAGTTAATATATTACTCATTTTTCTAACTTATTACTATGTTAAAATGATTTGGAGAATCCAAATATTTAATTTCTGATGTTCTATAAACATCTAATTGTGTAGTTTTATCAGGTGTTAACTCTGATCTAATCTTTGTAAATTCATTTTTGACATTTACACCATTATTAGTAATAGAGAATGTAAATGTACTTGGAACTACAATATAGAGATATCCATATAAAGGATTAGCTACAGTACCATTAATATCTTCTTCAAATGTACTAGGTAATGATTTAACTAATAGAGCATTTAACACATGAATATCTGATATATTTTGAGATGCTGAAATACCAAAATAACAATTCTTATTATTTATAATTTCTTCAGCAGCAATTTCTATAGTATCAATCATTTTAGATAGAACATCAATAAGATATTTATAGTCTTCTGAAGTTATCCTCCTTGGACATGTTTGAAATCTCATTCTTAATTCTGCAATAGTAGCAGGATCAAAAATATCTATATTGATATTGCTCATTTTAAGCTTCTTTAATTTTAACACATAAATCAAAAATAGCATCTGTAATTGAATTATTTTTATCTAATTCATCAACAGAGTCTTTTAATAGTTTTAGTTCTTCACTATTGAAATCAACATCTTTAGGTTTTTCTTCATTTTTCCAAGTAATACCTTTTTCATTTTGTTTAATTTCAAAAGTTTCAATTTCTTCTGAACTAAAATCTACTTTCTTAATTATATTTCTCTTATTAGTCATAGTTAAGAGAGCCCCCTTTTCAGGGAGCAACTCTAACATCATTAATCTTTCTTTTATATTTAATTTCATAGTATTTATATTTTAATCTTTATGCCAATTAACATTACCACTTCTTCCTAAGAAAAACCATTTTCCATTTGTTTTAATTACAGAAACACTAGCTCCTCCATCAGTCATTTCCAAGTGATTGGTTGTAGTATTATATAAACTTCCAGCATTATATTGACAGATATTATATATAGTAAGATTATTATTACTAGCATCACAATCTACAAAAGTAATAATTTGCCCTTCTGTTCCAGAACTATTATTTAAAGTGATTGATTGTGTAGAACCTCCTGTCCATAAAAAAATAGATTGGTAATTAAATGCTGAAGCTTGACCTGAAGCAACACTAGAATATCCAAAAGTATTTCCTAAATTAAGATGATTTCTAATATATAAGTCATTTCCATTAATTCTAACTTGATGTTTAGTAGAACCACCAGATTTAAAGTTTCCAGCAAAAAATAATTCACTATTTAATGAAGTTGTTCCATTATCTTTTCTTACATTAATACCAAAAGAATCTGCTGACACTAAAGAAGGATCCAAATACTGTCCTATAGAGACATATCCAACAAATGGTGATTTAGACAATACTCTAATACCATTATTATCTAATGTTAAGCTTCCAAAAGTTGTTCCATTAGCAACAGTAAGAGTTCCACTAAAAGAACCATTAACAGCATTTATTTCTCCACTAAAGACACCATTTTTAGCAGTAAGATTACCATTAGGATCTACATAAAAATTGCCATCTTGTTGTCCAAATGAACCATCAGAATTAATTAGAAGGTTACCAATTTTACCTCCTGTTGCAATGATTGATCCAGTGGCTTTTATATTTCCACTAAAATAGCCATTATCAGCCCATATATCTCCATGGAAATATCCCCCATAACATAACATTTGACCATCTTCTCTAATTACAAATGTGGCTCCTTGGGGACTTTGAGATCTAGGATCATATTCCCAAAACTGTTGTCTTTCTTCTGGAGTTTTATCTCCATTTAAAAATTCTTGATATAAATTAGACCATTCTTGAGAAGATTCATAATTACCTCCAGAATAGAATCTTACTGTTTGAGGTTCATATTCTCCAGGTAAATTTTTACCTCCATATATACCTGCTTTTTCATCAGTTAGTTCATATTCAAAATCATTCTTCTTTCTAGCATGTCCTAATCTAATCCAAGTGGTTAAAAATAATCCTCCATCTGTAACAGATACTCCTCCTAATGCATCTTCTAGATACCAATTCTCTTCATTAATCTTTCTCCAAGTAATAACCTTCAAAAAATTAATTCCTGAATCTTCACAATAAATTCTTATCTTACATGAAAGATATATTTTATCAGTATTAAAAACTGTTGGGTATATTTGTCCTTTTTCTGAAATTCCAACTTCAAGACCTTCATCAGGTTCAGCTATTATAGAGTAATAATTATTTCCAGGAGTAGTACCTCCTTGTAGTCTATAAATAAGTTCTTTAGAACCTTTTAAAACTGTATATGTAGTTGATACTGATAATGCTAATTTAGTAGGATCTAAGTAATCTGGATTTATGGTATCTTTAGTTCCAGGATCTACTAGTATATCATGGAATTCTTTATCTGCTATTACAGTATAAGAATCTTCTCCTTTATCTCCTGTTAATTTAATAGGTGTTGACCATTGTTCTCCATCTTTTACTTCTCCAGTAATAGGATTTTTTAATATTTTAGTCATCCATACATATAAGTTACCAGATGGTTGGGGTGGATTATCATACCAATTAGTGCCAGGACTTTTTCCATTAGGATATTGTATAGGAGGAATATTTTCACTTAAAGCATATTTAAAATCTATATACCATCCATCAACTCCAACAATTTTTACAGGATCTCCCCATTCACCTGAAGAAGCACTAGGTGCTACTTTTTGAGACATCCATATAACATTATCTGTAGTATCAGTATGCCATCCATTAGTAGTTCCATTACCAGTAGGCTTATTGGGCTTTAATTCAGAATCATGATAAGTTATATACACATTCCATCCATTTTCCCCATTAGCACCATCAGTTCCATCTGAACCATCAGTAACCATTAAAGCCCATGCTGTACCATTATAAATATAAACTTTACCATTATCTATATCTCTATATACCCAATTTATTTTAGGATTTGAGGGAGGATCTCTAAATTCACCTTTCCATATAATACTTAATCCATCAGTACCATTTTTCCCATTAATACCATCAATAGTCATCTGATACCAAGAACCACTTTGATATACATAGCTTTTACCATCAGTGGTGTTTCTATATGCCCAACCATTTTGAGGATCATTTGGATGAGAATCAAATTCTCCCTTCCATACTATAGAAGTACCATCTGTACCATCTACACCATCAGCTCCATTAATTCCATTAATTCCATCTGTAATTTTCACAATAGTATGAGTAGCATAATAATCTCCTACATCTACTCTATAAGTAACATAAGTATTACCATTGCTCCATCCCATCTTAGGGTCATTAGGATTAATAGTTAAAGAATTAGTAGTATTCTCTATTACTGTCCAATTGGTGTTTTCAGTTTTATATCTCCATATATATTGAGGATCAAGAATATTTTGTGTTAAAGCTATTATATTAATAACATTAGGAATAGGATCTCCTTGAAAATCATCTTTATATTTAAATAATTGATCTCCTTGTATCTCTACACTTCTAGCAGGAGTACCAATAGCTGTTTGTTTTAATAATTCAGAAATAGAAGGTTCTCTATTATTGCATAGATCTAATCTCTGACCCCAAAAATGTACTTCAGTACCTATTCCTAAAGCACTGCCTTGATAAGCTCTAAACATTTGAACTTCATCAGTGTTTTTAAATTTAAAAGTTTTAAATTTAACTGCATCAGAAGCTTTTCTGCCTGTTTTAGGATCATATATACCAGCATCAGATTTTTCTCCTGTATTGTCTTCTGAACTGTTAATATAACCTACTAATAAATACCATTTATTTAATTCTGGTAAATCACCTCCCCAGAATAAACCATCAGAAGTTTGCCCTGAATATAATGAAGTATTAGGATCACATCCAAACAAGATAGTACCATCTCTTTGCATTTGTTTTACCCATATAGAATATCTATAAGTAAGATGATGATAAATAGGTATATTTGGAACATAAAAACCTCCATCTGTATCACCATCAGCAGTAGAAACACATTTCCATACTACATCTGGCATATTAAATGGAGTAGGTAATATCTCCCTTTTATTATTAGCATTAGTTCCATATTGTAAATACTTACTATAATCTCCTGATCCTTCATTCCATAAGAATCTAAAGAACATGTTAGTAGTATATTCATCAACTAATAATGGAGGAGTCCATTCTCCTGAAGGCTCTCCAGTTAGATTATTTATATTAAATGCTTGCCATAATAACCCATACCATTCATCAAATGTGTTAGGATTAACATTCCATCCTGCTGGACTAGCTCCTCTAGGTTGGATAGGTTCAAGCATATCTCTAGTATATATAATAACACTATTACTACCATCAATAATATCTACAATGGTGATTCTCCCTTTAGCAATTACCTCTCCTAAAGAGTTTTTCAATCTAACTTCAAAATTAGATTTAGAATCAACATCATCTGGTGTTATTAAAATAGTCTTATTTATTCTAGAGAAAGTGGGAATTATTTGTCCATTTTTATCATATTGAATCCAATCATAAATATATGTTGATCCATCTTCATCAAGCTCTTCACCATTTCTCCATACTTCAGCTTCTATTGTAATAGTTCCTGTTTTGTTTTTAAATATTGTACCTTCAGGAGTATTAAAAGATATTTGTAAAGGATCTTGTTGATCTAAGAATGAAGCTGTAGCATATACAGATTGATTATAAGTAATAGATTTTGAATCTAAATCTGTAATAACACATTTAAATGTTGCAAAATTTAATACAGTAGATTCTGGAATAGTAATTTCATTAGTAGTATATCCTGTAACTCCAAAATTATTTACTTCATCAATATAAGCCCATCCTATTCCTCCACTACTATTATAATAAGGATTATATATTCTAGTACCACTAGGAACATTTTGCTTTAATGTTTCTGTTAATACTAAGGTTGTAGAAGAATTTACTGTAGCTACTACATAATCATATCCTAAGATTCTAATATTGGAATCTCTAACCATTCCTGTAGTATTATCTACATGTAATACATTATCTCCAACTTTTGCAGTAGCAGATGTAAATTTAGGATCAAATACTCCAGGTTTTTCTATGAACCATTTATATTCAACATCAGTATTATCTATATAAGAACCTCTCCATAAATCACAATGAGCTTTTAAGAAATCTACATCATCATTTTTAAAAATACTTCCTAATGGATATAACATTACTGCTTGGATAGTAACTCCAGAAGTTTCTACCCTAACAAATGATAAAGATGAATAAAAAGGTGTTTCAGCCTTAGTTAATGGATCTACATAGATTCCATAAAATCCATATCTAATATTAGGATTAAGAGTTAATTCATTTGTTTTAATAGTAAGAACTTGATTTTCATCTATAACATGAGTAGGACTGTTTTCTATAGATAATCCATTCTTAGTCCATTTAAAGTCTTTAATATTTTCTTTTTGAGATATAAGAAGATTATCATCAGGATCTCCTGACCATACTCCTGGAGTTAAGACTAAATAAGGATAAACAGTCCAATCAGGATTTAATTTACCATCTTCTGTATTATATAATTGAACTAAAGATTTATTAGATTCTAAGGTAGCACTAATATATGTTGTATCTAGTTGATCAACAATAGTAATTTGACCATTCATGATCTTAGCACCATCTATAACAACAGTACAAATAAATGTAGCTTTCTTTTTAACATCTTTATTAGTAATCCTTATAGTTTTACCTTTAAGATTTTTATTGTTCCATTGAGTGTCTGATGTAGGATCATCACTAATTCTTTTCCAACTAAATTCTTCAGCTGGAATAGTGTCAGTAATATCTGAACCTGCTATATATACATGTGTTGATAATTCAGTATCTATTCTATTGTTTTGAAAGATATTACCATTAGAAGAAGTTATTTCTACACTATATGCTCCATAACCATCTCTAACTTTAAAAATAGTTAACTGATTAGTATAGATATCATTAACAGTATATCTTAATGAAATCATATCAGTATTATTCCATAACTCTGAATCTGGAGTTACAGTTAAATTGTCTGATGTAGCTCCTTCAATAACTTTATAAGTACCACCATTAGAATATTCCCATCTTCTAACTGCACTAGTTGAAGGAGTAAAATTATAAGCTACAGCTTGAAGATTTATTTCATTAGGAAATACTGTTCCTTCTCCATCATATTTGAAAGCTGTAGTATTAGCAATTACTGTTACTAATGATTCTTTAATATTATATTCTCCTTTAGGATAAAATTGTGAAGGAACATCTTTAAAATAATTAGTTACATTATTGGTAGGAGCATATTCCTTTTTAAAAATATCTGAAGAATTAACTATATATTCTACTATAGAATAAATATCTGTGATATCTTGATTAGAAGTATAGGAATAACATCTTAACTCCTTAATGACATCCAAAACACCTTTTAAAATAACAAGTTTCCTATTTTCATAGGAATGACCATAGACAATGAGATTATTATAATATGATTTTAATGATGAATACAAAGTTGTTAATGTATTTATCATAGTGTGATTTGTTTGTTATTTTGTACATTTTTATATCCCTCATATGAGGTTTTATGATTAGCTTGAGCTAGATCATAGTTTAATAGATCATCCCATATTTGAACAGATGTAGAAAATTCTCCTAAAGTTAGAGAATTCTTAAAAATTTCTTCTTTTAAAATAATATCTATAATTAACTGTTCATTTTTACCACATGTTTTTACATATTCTTTAAGTAATTTAATTTTAGTGTGATAAAGTGGTAAAAGATTAACAGCAGCTGAAATTACTAGATCTGAATCACAGTAAGTCTCTGTTCCATTACTAGAAGTAGGTTGTCCAATAGTTTTGATATAAACAAAATAAAAATACCTTTCAAAATCAAAAGCTGCACTAGAAATAGTCATTTTAACTTCTTTTCTATCTTCACCTAAATTTTCTCCAGTGAGTTCAACTAAAATATTTTGCTTATCAGGATAATCTATAGTAAATTTATCATACTGCACAATGGCAATCTTTTCTAGAAAGACATTGGCATAATCTGGACCATCTATTACATTAGTCCAGAGAAAAATTCCATCTCCTAATGGAGATACTCTACATTCATGAATTTCTACCATAGTTAAAATAAAAAAGGGGAGACAGTATTGAACTATCTCCCCATGTTATATATTAATCTGTAGGAGACAAAGAATTAATAGTAATTCCTAGAATAGTCCCCAAAGTATCAGTTAAAGTCTTAGCAGCAGCTTTAGCAGCATTATGACTAGCTTTTACTGGTTTTTTATTTCCATCTAGATCAAATGGGAATACAAAATACAATTGTTTTTGTGATTTCTGTACATCTTCATTATGTCCTTGATAGAAGAAAGTAATATCTACCATTACATAGCCTTTAGATGCATCAGCCATGTAAGAAGTTTCAAAGTTATTAGGATAACCCATATTTCTATAGATATCTCCTCTTTCTCCTAAATAGAACCATTCTTGTTCAGCAATAACTTTACCATTACCTTGACCAAGACTATGATATTTAACTTCAGTACCTGCAGAATCAATAAACTTATCTTCAGTAGTCATTTCTCCCTCACCAGTAGGAATAGTAACATTGAACATAAGTTTCTTTGCAGGAACTTTATCCTTATTAGAATATTGTTCTTTCTCTTTAATTACTAGAGTAGCTGCAGTAGTTGCTCCACTTTTAGAGAATTCTAAATATTTATTTCCAGGAAGCTTAATAGCAGTTCCACCTTTAGGAGTATACTGGAAAGATGAAGTGAAAGATCCAGTTTCATGCATAAACTGATAAGCTAGATCTTTAACAAGACCATCAACTACAGCTTCTGCATCATCTCCAGTTTTAGCAGTATAAGATGCTAACTTAAAATATTGATTTTCAGGACTTACTGAATACCAATCCAAGAATTGAATTTCAAGAACATATTTAACACCAGCAGTTACATTAACTGGAGTTACAATTACTTCTTTAAATGATTCTGGAGCATAATCAGTAGTCTTAGCATATACTACTTGATCTTTATAGATATTATCTGTTTTAGAGATATATCCTTTATTATTTTTATATAAGAAATATGCATAGTTGCCAGCAGTCTTTTTTCCAAGATCATTAAATACAGCAGCTTGTCCAGTAGTAGCTGAAGTAAAATTAGAAGGAGCAGCAGCAGAAGATGCTCCAGTAACAACATACATATGTCTTACCTGTTGATTTGATAAAGCACTCATTTATATATTATTTTTAAAAGTTTCTTTGATTTAATTGAACATGAGCTTCTAAATTAGAGGGATTATAATCTCTTAAAGCTAATTCTACAGCTCTATTCAATATATTTAAATGTATATTAGAACCTAATTTACAAAGAGTTTCTTTAGTCTCTCCTTTAATAGATAATCCCATACCTTCATATAATCCAGTTGAAAGATCTTCTAGTATTATAGGTTCTGGTTCTATTAAATAAGTTACTTCATAGCTAGTAGGTTCTTTACTAGAGATAATATAGATACCATCATTCTTAGTTAATTTAAATACTTTCCTTTCATTAGGTTTTTTAAAAGGATTAATAAGATTGACATTTAATTCATCCCATGTAGTAGGAATAACTAAGATAGTTAATGGCCAATTAGGTATTATAACTTGTTCATTAATTGGATACCAGATATTATCTGCAGTTTTAAATCTAGCTTGATTATAGCCTCTATATTTAGATAATTCTAATGGATTCAATGTTTCTGTTCTAACAAGATATTCCAAAGCTGTCCTTATATGTTCTGTACTATCCACAGCTTCATGGTATATATTTTTACCAGAATAAAATTCTTTTACAATTTCATCCTGTGCTTGTGTTAGAAACAAAGATATTTCATAAGAATTCAACTCAGGAGCAGACTTATCAGAATTATTATAATGTAAATTAAAACTTTCTATCCATTCTTTAGAATTATTCATTATTCTTGAGCATTTTTGATCTGAGATTGTAATTTAAGATAGATTGTTTGATTCTTAGGACTATTCAAGAATTTAACACAATTATCTAGTGTAGGCTCTTCATTTTTTTCACATACTGGTGTATTATCTGCCATGAAATAAAAGTCTCCTCTTTTCTTCATTATTCCATATTCTATTGCTTCAATAATATTAATCTTAGTATCTAAGAACTCATCATTAGCAATCTGTAAAAATTTCTTGGGTTCCTTTTCAATTTCTTCTGTTGCCCATACTACCAGTTGATCTAGTTTAGTATTATTATTAATGGGTTTATTAGTCAATAACTGTACAATAGTTTTAACTTTAGGTTTGTTTTCTTTAATAGATCCTAATAGAATATAAGCTTGTGCTCTAGCATTAGCAACAGCTGTTTTCTGAGCTAATTCCTCTCCTTCATTAATAATTACAAATCTCCAAGTACCTAATTTCTTAGATTGAAGATCTTCCAATGAAGGAGCTACTAAATCAGTATTATTAACAACTACTTTATATTTAATATAGTCAATAGGATCACTTAGATTAAATGTAGTATCTTCTTTTTTTAAAGCTACATTAAAATTATCCCAATAATTGTTCTCTTTTCTATGTACAGATAAAGCACCTGATTCAAGTCCTAGTGTTTCCTCCAAGAATGCTTTTTCATTATCTGTCAAAACATTTTTATAAGAACCATTTCTTAATACTGGTACTGTTAATACAATACTAGCTCCCATAGATAATCCTCCATATTGAGGATTTTTAGGATTAGTAACAAACCCATCTGGTTTCCTAATAAATCTAACAATAACCTTATTATCTTTTAAACAAGATACAATCCCTTTTGATTTTGTTTCTACCATCTTCTTCTCCTTAAATATATTTGGGGAGGAATTATCCTCCCCTATTCAATTAAACAGCTCTATAAATTAAACTCATAGTTCTTTCAGCATCCAAAATAAATGCTCCTAAAGAAGCCATCTTATGAATTACACAAGAGTCTTCATCAAATGACATATTATTGTTATTCATTTGACCTGTGAAAGGATTTCTAAAGCCCCATTGATATCCTCTGTGTTCCTCCTCACCTTTAATCTTAGCAATTTGGATATTTGGCTCTTCTGTAGAACCAATATAAAGAATATCATATCTATAAGACTCTGTAACACCTCCATCAGGATGTGGAACTTTATTTCTTACTGGATCATCATAGAATGGATCTACTTCTAAGAATACTTCAACATTATTAGGAGCTCTATAACCAACAAACTGGAATCCAGCAGTCAAAGCAGTCTGATGCAAATTAGAATTAGCCTTAGAGATAATTCCAGGTTGATCAGAACCTCTCAAATATGAGAATGCTGACCATCCTGATACTACATCTAGAACAGCTTTATTAAATTGGATTGCTCCATATTCACCAGTTCTCAAAATAAATTTCCTATCTTTCATATCAAGTTTAGATACAGACAAATCTACTAGAGCTTTCTCTAATAGTTTAAGATCAAATTTATTATAGTAAACAACATTACCATAAGACATTTGTTCTCTAATCAATGTGACTACTTACTTTAGTAGTGCTTCAGGCTCTTTATCCTGAAGTCCTATATCTTCTTATTTGATATAGTTTAGAGTACATTTTCACCACCTGATGAGTCAGGCAAGGTGTGAACCTCTCTTGGGAGTTTATTTCTTTTAACAAGTATATTAGATCTTTTAAGAGCTTTTGAAATACAATGTCTATCTAAATTTAATTTTTTAGATATTGCTCTTATAGATAATCCATTTTTATACTCATTTATTATGGATTCTAGTATATCTTTTGAATACATTTGTTTTTCTTGTCCATACTTTATATTCTCACTTTTTAAAATATCTGTTATATTGTGAATATCTGTATGAAACATTTTTGAAATTTTTACTGCAGAGTTTCCTAAGTTAAATAACTCTAAAACTTTTTCTTTAGATATACTAACAGGTTTATTTACAACATTACCACCTATAGATGAATTATATCCTATATTGTTATTAGTAGAACTATATTTAGCAATCCAATAGATTTCTCTTTCATTAGCTAAATTATTTTCTACTTCTTCTATTAGTTCAATTTTAAAATTTTCTTGGCCATACTTTCTAATAGCTTTATATAAAATATAATTAATTCCTCTTCTTGCAGCAGATTTATGAGATATAAATCTTCTTTCTATAGAAGTCTTAGTTTGGCCTATATAAATTTTTCCATTTATATTATTAGTAATCTTGTAAATTTTTACACTCATATTAAAAGTTTAATACTCCTACTCGTTACAACGACTAAATCTTTTAAAATTTAGTTTGTCTAGGTATTAGCATCTCAGCCTTCACCTATTTAGGTTCATTTTCTTATAACAGCTTTTATGCTGCTATGCTGGCATTAGAGGAGAACATCTCTATTTGTCTACCAGCTCCCATCTTGATAACATTGCCAGATTTACCAAAGTCATAGTATTCACCATGTTCATCTCTATTAGAGACTCCATACATCAATACATGAGATTTATCTTTAGCAAATTGTTCCTCTAATGTCCAGTCTACTTGATGAATCCACATTTTATTAACTTGAAGTTTACCTTCCTTAGTCATTACAGGAATACCAGTTTCAAGTTTTCTATTCATCTTATTTCCAGCTACCTTAGTAGAAATTCTAATAGTAGAGAATTCATTTCTCATAGAGAATGGAGTTGCATATCTTACATCACCAACTTTTCTACTCATCTCTCTTTCTACAGGAGCATATTCATCAGAGAATCTTTTACCTCCAACTAGCTCTTCACCAGGACAACCATTCTGTTTATTCTTACCTGTAAGTTCTACTTTATAAACATAATATGTACCTTCTACTCTAGGCTCTTCAAGAATTCTAAAAGGATATTCCTCATTCTTTTCACCCACAATAATGTAACCATCAAAGAAATAGTTTTCAGGGAATACTAGTTCGATAGTAGATCCACCAATACCTACATTAAAGTCATCAGCTTCAACAACAGAACCATTATATCTAGCTTCAACCAAAGCAATATTTCTCCTAGAAGAACCAATAAGTTCCCAAGTATAATCATCATCTGTTTCAAAATATTTAACAGGGAATCTCATCAAATTTCTTTCAAGAGACATACCTCTATTTGCATAGAGTAATTTGATCATAAGATTTGAAGCTTTTTGAGGGGCACTCTGAAAAATAGAAGCCAAAGCATTATCTGAAACCAAACCATTCAAGGTCTTGGCTTCTCTCATTACATACTTTCCAATCATTTTTATTCAATTAATTATTATAATATTTAATCAAGGACAATATCCCAATCTCTTCCATAGATACCAGAAGATTTTGAATTAAAAGGTAGAGGATTGTCTGATAAGCCAATAGGTTGAGAAACAAGTACTCTTTCTAAATCATCAACAGCTTTTCTTTTAGCCACTTTTTTAGTTGCTTTCATAATCTTATCAAAGCTTTTAAAACCATCTGTTAATACAAATAGAGTTCCTATAACTTTTTGAAAATCTTTTGGATTTTCTTTTGCATATTTTTGAACAGCATTTAATGGTCTTCCATTATCATCTTTAGCAATAGGTTTTTTGAGAGTGTTTAAGATTTTCTTAGATGTTTCTTCTGTGATTTTAATTCCTTTAATAGGTTCTCTATCTTTAGAAATAGAATCATATAAGTCATTATAAAAATCTTCTTGTTCTTTCTTTAATTTTTTAGCTTTCTCTTCAGCTTCTGCATTAATTTCTTCTATCTTAGAATTAAAAAATTCTTTATTAGATTCTAGAGCATCAAATACTTCATCAATATCATCTCCTCTATCAAATATCTTTTTAACTTTAGCTTTAGCTTTTTCTTCAGACATTCCTCTATTAAGATAATCTTGATAAATGATATTAGCTCTTAATGCTTCACCATCTTGTCCTTCCTCTTTTAATTGATCTTCTGTTAAACTTTCCAAGTAATCTAAGCTATTCTTATATTGCAAAATTTCTTTTGTATCTGCTCCATTCTCAATAGCTTTTTTAATAAACTTGTCAGTTTCATCTAGTTTGGATTCAACTTCTTTTTCAATGTATTCTTTAAATACATCTTTGAAATCATCCCAACTTTTTAATTCTTTATTCTCTAGATCAAGATCAGGGAGGACAGATTCCTGTTTGAGAGCATTTGCTAGGGTATTGTAGAGATTTGGAGAAGAAGTTGTTTCCTCAACAGTTTGTTCTTCTTCCTCCTCTGCTTCTTGATCCTCACTAGCTACTCCCCCTGGATTATCATCCTCACTAGTATTATTTTTATTTTCACCTTCAGGTTCTTCTTCTGAAGTTTCAATTTCTTCTTTATTTTCTTCAGTCTCTTCAATTTCATCTGGAAGAATTTCCATAAAATCATTAAGACCTAAAATATCTACATCATTCATTCTTCTTCTCCTTTAATATTTTATAATTTACTCAAATGTTTTAATGATTCTACTAATGATTTTAACTCATTAATAGTTTTAGCATTATCTTCACAAATCTTTTTAGTTTCCTCTAATTGTACTTGTAAAGATTTATTTTCTTTTTCTAAGACAATTATTCTACCATTTAATTCAATAACTTGTTTAGATCTTTCTTCTATTTCTTTTAGAAGAGTGTTATTTGTATTTAAATAGTAATCACTAGACTCTTTAATAATTTCAAAAGATTCTTTTTTTCTTTTGTATTTGTTGGTCACAAAATAAGTTATTGTGTTGGTTACTAGAGTTACTACAGCCATTATAATTCCCTCATTCATGTCTTCTTGGTTTTAGTATCATATTTATTTTTATTTTCTCTAGCAACTTCTAAGCTCTTATCTGCTTTGTATTTTTCAGTCTGAGCTTTAGTTTCAACTTCCTTCTCTTTAATTCTAAGTTCTTCTCTCTTTAAAGAGTTAGTTTCCATAGCATTCACCTCTTCTAATGCCAATTTATTCATTTCTACTACATCAGGAATACTATTATCATTAATATCTTTATCTTCAGAATATCCTAAAGCTGATATAGTAGCCACTTGAATTTTAGTTTGATTATCTTGATCAATTTTATATTTTTCAAGATCTAATTTAGCTTGTTCTATTTGAGCTTGTTGTTCTAATTGAGATTGAGCTAATTCTTGTTCAGCTTGTTGTTGCTGTTGTTGTCTTTCTTGAATATCTGCTTCATCTATTTCAATAGTTCTTTGTACTTGAGCTAAAGATTTACTATTATAAATCTTAATAATAGATGAGAAAGATAAAGCTTGGTTCTGTAAAGCTGCTTGTGCTAATGAATCTAATTTTTGTGTTAATTCTAAAGTGTTCATAGAATTATCAACCACTAAACCATAATCACATTCAGCAAATTCATCTCCATCAATAGTGACAAGTTCTCTAGAAAAGTCATCTAAAATAAAATTATATTTTTTACTAGAACCTCTCATTGCTATTTTAGCAGTTTCTAATAAAGCTTCTAGTACTCTTTTCTTAACATCATCATGAATTAAGAATAATCTTTCTGTAATATAAGTACTTTGTCTAACAGATGTTTGTACACCACCAACAGTTTCTGAAGCTTGTACTGCTCCTTCTCTTTGATCTGTAATGCCTACTATCTTAGACATCTCTTGTTTAATAAATTCTAATAAAGCTATATGCTGTTGTATATAATTACCTGTCTCAGCATCTATAACTCCAGAACTATTATTATTAAGAGAACCTGCTAATTTACCAGTAGCAGCACCTACATTACCTTCTTTAAAAGAGTCTACTACAGCAATACCATTAACATAAGCAAAATGCATCCATTTATCTATCTCCCAATCATCAGGAATAAGAGCTAAATCTAATTTAACAATTTTACCCATGTTTCTAGCAATAGCTTTATTTAATCTATCATGTACTGCATCATACATGTATTGAAATGGTTTCATCATATCTACTAATGAATAGACTCTAGATTCATTAAGATTATAGACAGAACCAATAATACCAAAATGGCATCTGGATGGATTAGACATTCTATTGTATTGGATCTTTCTAGGTCTGATATTAATATAAATATCTCTACCTATTTTAGTTCCTTCCCATGCTTCATTAATCCATTGTTTTTCAGCTTCCTCACCAAGAGCTTCATTTACTTTATAATCTTCAGGATAATAGTCATAGTAAGGTTCTCCTGTTTCTAAGTCATATTTCTTAACTTTCAAAACAAGTCTTTTACTTTTCCAGAATATTCTTAATACTCTAATATTACCCAAATTATCATAATAGTTAGAAGAAGGTGTAGTTGTTCCAGATTGAAAAGCAAAATCTAAATCAATATTATTATCATCATAATAAGAGAATCTTGGAACAAATAGTTTAGTATCATCATATAAATTTAATCCTTCAGATGAATCAGCAAAAGGAGAATATTCTTCTAACTTTTTAACATCATTATCAGAAAGATCATCATAATAATAATCTAATATTTTTCCAGGAGCCCAAAAGTCATCTAAAATTATTAAATCTGCATCTTCTATTTTATTAGAATATCCATTTTTAAATACATGAACTTTTCTAGGATTAAGTCTTTCTACTATAGGCTCTCCTGATACAATATCACATTGGTATAATTCTTCACCAACAATCATTGCATCCATGAAACCATCATTAAACTTAACATCTAGTTTTAATTCTTTATAATAATGATTTAATAATTGATTTGCTCTTATCTCTCTTATATCTGACCAATCATATCTAAAAGAATCTGAAAGAGATTTTAATTCTTTATCCAAGATAGATTCATCTTGTGATGCTTCTTCTAGGAGGGAAGATAAAGCTTCTGAAAGCTCTTTTCTTTTTTTAATTTCAAGTTCTGAAATAGCATCAGGGTTAGTAATTATTACTTTGAATTCATATCTTCTTTCTTTTTCTTCTCCAGCTAATACATTCAATTTACTATTCATAATAGGATAGTGTTGAATATTACTAGGAATATAAGAGGCTTTGATATTGTCAGGATTTAGAATTAACTTTAAATCATCTAGATGAAGCTTTCCATTAATTAAATCATAATTAATTTTTTTATTAATAAAAGCTTTTCTAACAACAGAGTCAAAGAAGTAGGATCTTTTATCAGCCCAATCAACAACTCTTTTCCTCCATTCTTTACCTTTCTTAGAAAAAGGTAATTTCTGGTTAGGAAATCCACTAATAGTTAATTCCATATTTTATTTATTTCTAATATTTTGCAAATATATAACTCTTTAGTAAAAGTTATATGATTTTATTTGAAAAAATTGAGTTTTTTATAGCTAAATTACCAAAAAGAATTATCAGCAAAATTACTAGTAAAGAAGGGATCATTACCCAGATAATTTTTTCTAGTTTTTTTACCAATAGATGTTCCTTCTCCTGGAAGATATTTCATATTATTTTCTCTAATAATCATCAACATACCTAAAGCAGAAACTCTATCTGCATTTATATCAGGATTCCACATTATAAGTTCTTTTATCAGAGCTATTCCTCTTAATCTTTGTAGATTCTTAACAGTAGTAATCTTTTCTACTTCATCACCATGTTCATCTAATTCAACTTTAGTTTGTTTTACAGGCATTAATAGCCAATCTCTAATAAGTCTTCTAGCATAAGCATTTACTTGTTTTCCTGAATTAGTACCCTTACTATTATGAGTGGTTACAAAATCACCTATTAGATAACAATGATCTTCTGAATCTACTGTTACACATTTGGCTTGTTTTTGGCCTATATATTCTATATTTGTTATTCCTATTTTAAAAGCTCTAGTTTTAGTTATTTTTTGTTTTTGATATTTTCTAGGAAGGTTGAATAGCCTAATATCAGTATAAAATCTAATAAGATAAATAGGGCCATATTTATTAGATTGCTCTAAAATATTTCCATTTATACCCAAACTTCTTGCTAAGAATAATACATCTTCTGCTAATTGTTTAGAAATAGAAGAATAATTACAATTTCCATTTTTATCACAATACCCATCTGTGTCTAATAATCCTCTAAGAAGTTCTAATCTTATTTCTTTTGAATTATATTTATAAATGTCAGGAACAAATTTTGTTTTAGATCTTGTCTCTATAAGTCCTAAACTTTTAATTATTTCTTTAATATTATCATAATAAATATTATGATGTCTATCATCCCAAGTTTTATATTTATATCCTAAGATATTCATATAAACTTCCATATCAGAAATACAAGAAGTAAATTTAACTTGAGTTTTAGTTATACAACTAAAAGTTCCATCTCCTAGAAGAAGGCCTAAAAAATATGGGTTTAAAGGAATTTCTTGTTTTTTAAATTCTACTCCTTCATTTTTAGGAATATAATAGATAGATTCTTTATATTTGCCTTTATCTCTAGTAAGATTTTCCTTTAATTCTAAAGTAGATTTTACTTTTATTAGTCCATTATAATCTATTACTTTCCATAAGTGATTACTAGAAGCTTCAATAGTTCTTCCATCTTTTAATGTTAGTTTGTAAATATCTGTTTTATTATTAAATGGAATATCTATTACTTTAGTAATACCTCCTTTAGTGTCAAATAAATAATCTCCTATTTGAATTTCTTCCCATTTTTGTAAACCTTTAGGGGTATAAACTAATTGATCATATGGATGAGCTTTATTACCATACATAGAAGATTTTACCAATTCTACATCTCTTAAAATATCTGGAGTGTCACATAGTAAATGAGTACAATGATGATTAGAAAAATATGTAAATAAACCTTTTTTATCATTTTCATAATTTAATGAAGCATTATAGAAAATAGCTAATCTTCTACATATTTCATAAAAATCATCTGCAAAATCAGGTCTACCTGTATATTCAGCTACAATCCTATCAGTGAACATGTCAAGGATAAATATACTGGGAAGAGATACAGTTGTACTATGATCATCATCAATAGGGTCAATACCACCAACATACCTATAACTAGGCACCTTTCCATTAACTTCTTTAGGCAATTCATATATTTCTAATGCTCCTTTATGTCTATTATCTTTTAAGGGAAAATCTCTAATAGGATCATCATCTGTTGGTCTAAAAGAAATATTTCCTTCAGGATCTTGATATAGTTCTCCAACTAAATGACCTCTATGCCATTCTATTTTATTTGATTCTATATAATTAAGATGATCTGTTAAATCAGCTACAGGAAATAATGTGCCATCTCTTCTCATTACAGCTTCCTGAATAGACATAGGATGTTCAGCTATTCTCTGTGCTATAGTAGAAGGATCTGTAGAATTATATTTAATAAATACTCTTTCTTTGACTTCCTCTAAAACAGCTTTAATAACATCTGAATTTCCATTTTTATCATAACATCCTTTTCTATTCATATACTCTCCTATAAAGAGAATGGATTTAGAACCTCCTGATGTTCCTTTATCAAACATATTAGGAACTCCATAAACATTATATCCTAAGGGATTATAAATCATTTCTAAAGCACCACTAAAATCTGATCCTTCAGTATTATGAGTTACTATACCATTAGCTATATAAGTATGAGTATTATCTGCAGTTAAATTATAAATAGTTTGTAAACCTATATTTTTTATATCAATGATTTTTTCTTCTCTTTTAGAAGTAGGTTTTTTTGTGGAAAATAATTCTTTAATTTTATTTAATCTTTCCTGTTTTATTTTAGGATAAAGTTTTATATTGTGACAAAAATTTAATAAACTAATACTGTCAGATATAGTATATTCAAACCAAGAATGTTTGTCTTTAGGATTATTTTTTCTAGGCAGTCTCTCTCTAATTCTACCATGTATTCCAAATTTTATAAGTAATAACCCTAAAAAAGATAATAATTCTTTAGAAGCAGAAGAAACTGATATTTCTGCCAAATCTTTATTGTCTGCTTTTCTTAAATTTATATATCCATCTGTATCAAAAAAACCTCCAATAAGTTCAGACAAAGCTTCTTTTGAGTATTGGCCAATCTTTTTTGGAAAAGTTTTATTTAATTTGGTTTGACCATAAATTCCTTCTTCTCTTAAATATTTATTAAATCCTTTAATTGTAATTTCTTGAAATGTTTTTCCTAATTTTGTAATGTACTCTCTTTGAATGTTATATTCAAAGTTAGTTTTTATAAAATCTAAAATTTCAGGTTCACAATTAGACAGTCTGGTAGATTGATTGTTACCATAAGAACCATCCCCTATTACCCAGCCTATAACTCTTGGGTATTTGGGATTATATGTTCCAAATAATGGAATTTCCTCAACTATTTTAATTCTATCTCCAATTTTTAGATTCCCAGCTTCTATAAATTTGCCTTTAACAAAAATAGGATGGTCTATACTACATCTTAATTTTTTATTGAAAGAAGTAGTTATTTCTAAGCATTCCTTTTTCTGCAAAGGTTGTATGTAAGAAATAGTTTCTTTAGAATATTTTTTTAACTTTGTATTATATCCTATAATTCCCTCTTCTTTTTTAAGATCTTCAATATTTTTTATATCTCCAGAGCTAGTATATATTTTAGAACCTGCACAAATACAGCCTCCAGTTCCTAAAGCAATTGCTTGTCCAAAAGAATATCCACCTTCTTCTACATTAGGTCTACTAGTATTCCATGCATCTATAAAACCAGGAAACATACCAAACTCCTCCCATATCATTAAATGAGATCTCTTTCCCCTGGCTTTATCAGAATCATTATTTAGTGATAATCCTATAATTTCATTTCTAGTTCCTAAAGCTACATCTTTATTTCTAGTATCCTTAAATCCCATAATCCAATGCATTTCTTGATTAGAAGATTTTAATCTACTAGATGGATATTGTGTATTTAAAGCTAAGAAATCTGTCATAGCTAATATCTTATTCAGAGTACCATCTTTTCTTAAATACTCTGTATTACTAGCTACAACAACAGATTTTACTTTTTCACATACTTCTTTGTTTTCTCCTAAGATAAAATTTCTAGTAGCCATAGATGCTACTTTAAATGAATTATGAGTGACAATAAAGTCATTCATTAAAAATAAATGAGAATCATTATCTACTATTACACATTTAGCATCTTCATTATGAGAATATTCTATAGAAGTAATTGCTACATAGTTTTCTTGATTCTTTAAATAATTAGAATTTCTTTGTTTTATTTTTTCTATTTTTCTAGGAAGTTTAAAGATAGTTTCAGTAGTTATAAATCTAACCCTAAAATATTCTTTAATTTCATCTTTATATTTTACAAACTTAGAATTAAGTGTTCCTCTTATTCCTAAAGATCTTCCAATCCAAAGTACATCTTCTGCTAATTGTTTAGATTTAGAGATATATTCTATACCACTACTAAAAGCAGAACCATCAGTATCCATTAATCCTTTTAAGATTTCTAATCTAATTTCTTTAGAATTATATTTATAGATATCTGGAATAAATTTATTATCAGATTTTGTTTTATATAAACCTAATTCAATCAATTTATTTTTAATATTTGCACTTTCTATAAAACAATTACTGTTTTTATATTCTCTAATTTTAGTATTTAATAATTTCTCATAAGTTTTCTGATCTTTAACTGTAGAAGAAAATAATACTCCTTTACTATTAGCATATCCTAAACATCCATCCCCCAAAATTAAACCTAATAGATAAGGATCTATAGAAACTTCTTTATAAGGAATTTCTATTGCTTTATTTATAGGCAAAAAAGCTTTACATTCAATAGGTTTATGACATTTTCCTTTAATTGTTCTTTTACCAAAACCATTTTCTATAATCCACTGTGTATCTACTGTTATTAACTTATTTCCATACTTTATAGTCCAAAGATGTTCTAAACCAGCATATGCTGTCCTTCCATCTTTTAAAGTTAATTTATATATTGGCTTTGATTTATGATTAAATTCTTCCAAGACTTTTGTTGGCTTACCATTATCTCCATATAAATAATCTCCTGGGTGTATATCCTTCCACACTTTATATCCATTTGGAGTATATACTATAGTAGAATTAGGAAGCATTTTTCCTTTTCCTCTAGCTGCTATTAAAGCTGAATGTTGACCTCCTTTGTATTCATTATACATTCCTCCATATCTAGCTTGATTTATATAATGAAAGAATATATAATCTCCATCATAGATATCAGGAAAATCAACAACCCTATTTACAGCATTAGTATCTTTAATATTAGCTGTTGCTCTTTCTATTGGAGAATAGTTTAAATAAAAATAATGATAACCAGTAATCCATTCACCATCTGATGGTCTTTTACATCCATACCAACATTTAAGAACTTCTTTTCTTAACCATTTCATATATGGACTATTTGGATTACCATTAGGTCTTAAATTAGTATATTTACCATGTTTTTTAAAAGCTAATGCAGGTTTCCTAAAATAATCCATATTCTCTAATATGTGAGGCTTAACTACATTAACTATAATTTTACCTTCTGAATCTCTTTCTAGATCTTTAGCATAAGGTCTATCTGGAGATATCATCCATCTTATAAATGGATAATTATTTAAATAGTCTAATAATTCTGTTCTTTCTTCTTTAGCTAATGTTTCTAGAAACTCAGGAGTTAATTCTGTATTTACAGCATTAGTTACCATCTTGTATTCCTTTTAAAGTTTCTATATCATTAAATGCTTTAAATCCACTGTCTAAAATAGTTCTATCTTTAGATGTAATAGAGTCTTCTTCAATTTCAGCTAGTACTTCTCTTTCTAGCTCTTTAAACTCTTTTAATAAGGGTCCTACTTGTTTAATAGAACTTGTGGATTTATTAATTTCATTAGCATCCATATTTTTATAATCAGCTTCTCTTAAATTCTGAGTGATCTTTCTAATAGCGACTCTAACATCATCTAATGCTGTAGAAAAAATAGTTACACTTAATTTAAGATAAGTGTTCATAGCTTTAGTTACAAGTTCATCTGGTTTCCATTTTTTAGGTAGATTTAAATCTGTCTTAATGGCTTCCATTCTTTCTGTAGGATCATCTATATAAAGATAATCAGATCTACTATCACAAAAGAAAAAAATAAATGATAATTCATTTATAGCATGTTCTTTTGTTTTAGATTTATCTCTTTTAACTAACTCCTTAAAGTCTACTATAGTTAATGCTTCTGGAGCTATTTCTACTTTCCAATTTTCTAATTTAAATAATTTCATAATAAACAAAAAAAGAGGAAGCTTTAAGCCTCCTCTGTTATTACTTTATATCTAACATCTGAATCATATAGAAAAAGAATCTCTTGATCTTCTGATTTTTCAATAGGTAGATCTAAAAAATATTCCCAACCATATTCCTCTTTGGAAGGATCAGGTTGAAAAGCTTTCTTCTTTTGTTCTCTCCTAATATAATTTTTAGGATTAATTTCAACCACATCTCCTACTTTTAATTCTCTACTAGCTGTACCCCCTACAGCTAAAATAGTTTGTCTAAGTTTAATAACTCCTTCTTGTTTATCTAAAAGAATCAATCCAGATTCTGTTTTATCAATGTCTTCTTTAGTATATCTATTTGCTGTGGTTATAATAGCATTATGAATAGGTACAATCTTCTCCATTTGTTCTTTCTTTATATAATTCTGTGAATTTTTTTACTCTCTCTACATTTACCCTTATTTTACCTAAATGAGGCAAAATAAAAGAATGTTTTTGATTTTCTATATTATTATAATCTAACTCTTTTACAGTGCTTTTAATAAACTTAAAAACACTTAAATAGATGTTTTCTGCTTGAGCTTGTGTAATATTAAATTTCTTAGAAGCTTCTCTATATATATTATTCATGTTTAAATTCTAGCTTTAGTGTCAAATCTTCATATTTATAAAAATCATCAAATAAAACTATACTAGGATTTAATTCCCCATCAATTATAGCTTGTTTCTTTCTAAGACTAGATAAAAGAGTAGCTAGAGATCTTTGTGTAATCCCTAGCTGCTCACATATTATTGGTTTATTGAGTTTAACAATTTTAAATAAGTTCCTTGTTTTTTCTATTCTACACAATTTCTCTAAAACAATTAAAACTCTTTCTTCACCTTCTGTTAATTTACTAATAGGTCTGATAACTTTTAGATAGTTTCTAAGAAAATTTTCTTCATCACTCTTGATTGTTATTTTCCTTATCATGTAACCCAAAAGCTTTTTTTACTTCATTTCTTAGTATGCTCTCAAATTGCTCATCCCAATTACCAATCTTTAAAACCTCTAAGATAATCTCTAGTCTAGAGATATTATGAAGCTGTTGCTTTAGAAATTTATTCTCTTCATATAGTTTAGTAATATGTGCAACAGGATTTTCATCTTCCATCAATGGCACTGGACCTTCATCTTTACATGTATTGGCCTCACATGTTTCTTGAGATTTTACTTTTTTATTTTCTTCTTTATCTACTACTTGCATTTTAATCTTCTTCTCCATGTTATTTTATTTTATATTTAAATTTAATTTATATGCCCATTTAGCTGGCCTCTCTACTTTAATACCTTTATCTTCTGCTAACTGAACCCATTTATTAAATGGAATAGTCTTAATATTAAAAGAACCACATTTACAACATATACTTCCTTCATTTTTAATTCCATTTCTTATATATGAATTTTTTTTAATATGTAAGCTTAAACACTTGGTACAATAGAAAACAGGCTCAGTCTCTTTACACCAATTATTTGCTTCCATAATTAAGATACTCTATTAAATAATCTTTCCATATAACTAACTCTAGTTCCTTTAAACATCTTCTGGTATTCTTTAGCAGCTGCTTTTCTAATAGCTCTTTCTAAAGCTGTATTATTATGTTTGTTTAAAACAAACTCAATATAAAGTGTTTGTATCATATCTTTTTCTTTTTAATTTAACAATGATACAAAGATAATATTATTTTTAGACTATTCCAAATAAATTTATAAAAATTTATTGATTTTCTATAGTAATTATTGCTTCTCCAGGTCCAACTGTATCAAGACCTATTATAGCATCTTTAATGTTATCAAGTGAATCATTAAGACTTCCACTAGCATATATCAAACATTCAATTCTAAATTGCTTTAAAGAAGTTTCAAAATAAAAAGTTTCATTAAAATCTGCACTACCTGAAATGTTAATTTCTTTAATAAATAATTCTTCTGGATAATCTTCATTACCATTTTCAACTAAAAACATTCCAGTATACCAATAAGTGTTAAAATATTCTGGATAAGAATATATTTCAAAACCTTTAGAGTTTATATTTGTTTTAAATCTTATTAATTTTTCTTCTGGATTATCAAAATATATATTAAGTAATAACCCATAGTCTATATAGTCTGATTCTATAACATGTTTTTCAGTAAATGGTCTATTGTAGTTGATAGTTATTGAATCTTTATCAATTTTTTTCTCTAAAATTACTTTATTACCAGTCTCTGTATAATCTTCAAAAGTACATGTGCTAAAATCAAATTTGTCTGCAATATTACTATATTTCATACATTCTTCTCTAAAAGCTTGTGTACCATATCTTATTTTATAATCATAAGTGACTTTTCCACTCTTAATAGCAGGATCTATATACCTCTTTCTAAATTCTGCTGTACCTATCTTATATATAATATCTGATTTCATATTAATTTAATTCCCCATTATCTGTTATTACTATTTCTTCTTTACTGTAACATATCTTTTTATAGGTTAAATAATTATTATTATCTACTTCATAATAGTAATTATCTATTAGAATAGCTAGATATTTCTTACCTTTAAATGTGATTTGTTTTACTTCTTTTGCTTTCATATTTAAAATTTCTTACAAAGATAATATAATATTTTGGATTTTGCAAATTTAGATTGAAATTTAGAAGTTGGGAAATTAAAAAATTGAGATGGGTGTATGAGAGAGTACTACAATAACAAACATCCCCATAGATTTATTGGAGATTGCTGGTATCCCCCCATCAAAATAGGAGAAGAAAATTTGCTAGGGAAATATGTTTAACAATTTAAAATTAAAAGATCATGGAAACATTAAACAAAAACCCAGAGCAAACAATCAAAGAATTGGAATCAGAAATTGAGAGATTGAACAGAGTGATAGACATCAAGAATGGTGAAATTGAAATGTTACAAAGCACAATAAAACTATCATTAATGGTGCTTAGAGGATATGAATTAGAGCACTAATAATAGATTAAGATATTCTTATGGAGACAATGGGGATTAAGTCTTCATAAGATTTATCTTAAAATAAAAAACACAATCTTATTCTAATCATTGGACATAAATATAATACTATGAAGAAAGGAATTGTACTTGTTTTAATTGAATCACTAGCTTATATGATAGCTATAGAGTATATAAACAACAATGTTGTCATTCATTGGCTATTATTTATCATGTGGATTTTACTTATGTTATTAACCATCAATATTTGTTATCATTATGGAAGAACTAGAAATAATTGAACAAGAAGAAGATCAATACTTTGATGAAGTAGGATGTAGTTTTGCTTTATCTGATACTACTGAAGATTGTTGGGTATATTAAATTAAACTTTGCACCAAACTTGTTTTGGTGCAAAAAATTTTGATATAATTTTTAACAAACACTCAAAAAATAGAATAAAAATAAATATGTTGCACTTAGTTTATATATAATACAGAATCTAAATGCAACAAAAATAATATATGTAGAATATTCTATATGTAACAACACTTATATGTAGTGTAAAAACATATTAAGAAAATCTTATATGTCTTGTACTTTATATGTAACAGCAAACTATATAAAATAATATTTTATATGTAATGATAAACCATATAAAGGATATTTCATATAAAGCTAGGGAATAGTATATTAGAAGTATAATATATAATATATATAATATA